CCATGAAGCGTTTTTCATCCTTCGTCTTAGGAACGTACGAAGTTACTGAATCAGGCTCGATGGGAGCTGTAGGTGCAGGCACCTCAGCCTTCTTTGCTTCAATTACTTGTTTCAGCGTTTTCATCGGTTGCGTCCTCTATGTCTGCGTTTTGTGGTTGAGTATCATCCTGTGCCACATCACCGAAATATGTTTGTGCTACGGTGATGCGCTCTGCATCAACAACGTCTGCAACTCTGTCCACAACTAGCTGATTGAAAGCTGCTTGGAATTCACTCGGACTTTCGTCTCGAGCTGCTCTGATCATATCTGCGATGGTAAATGTGTTTTCACTCATGTTTTTCTCCAATTATTTAGTTTTTTTCAAACCGGCGCTTTTGTTGTTGGTACAACAGGAGCAGGCGGCTCGTTAGAATTTTCATCAGGGCCCATATTCATCTGATATAGTGGATCCTTCATCTCTTCTTGTGTCTGCTTGTCAATCTCTTTGATCTCTTTGTCAGTCTGCTGTAGAATGTTCTTACGAACCCACTCGTGTGAGTAATAGCGACCAACGTATGGATCTACCATTGGCATAATAGACATACGCTCTTTAAGGATTGCAATTTCTTTTTGCTGTGAGAAGTAGTTGTCTTTTGCGTAGTCAAAAGTAATAGCTGTTTGCTGTTCTTCCCACTCTTCAACCGACATAACCTTTTTCAACACAACCTGCTTCTTGACTGTGTCAAGGAACAATTGGTTAAAACGCATCTTCAAGCGATCAACGAATTTGCTGAACTTAACTTCATCACGTGAAAGAGATTGATCATCACCAAAGTTAAATGTGCTCTCTGAGTCCAGACGTGAAGAAGGGACGTTCAAAGATTTGTACATATTCTTTTGGAAGTACTCAACATCTGACAGCTCGCCAAGGTTCTGACCTGCTGGTAATGTGTCAATTTCCGTGCCACGGCCACCTTCACGACGTGGCAACCAGTAATCTTCAAGCATTGTCATAAACTTGCGATCGTCACGGATCTCACCAGTCGATGCATCGTACACAACTTTATTCTTGTGTCGTTGCATCATATCACGCATATACTGCTCGGCCTTCATCTTTGGTAGGTTACCTACGTCGATGTAGAAGATACGGCGTTCTGGCGCGCGGGAAATGCGGTAAATGATTGTAGCATCTTCAAGAGCTCTCAATTGGTTGAGAGGCTTGATTGCTTTGTGGAGGTGTGAAAGAACAATTGTATTGTTCGGATCCAAGATACCGGATGTAACATGAACGATACTATCAGCAGCAATCTTTAGACCTGCAGCAGCAGAGTTGGTACCAACTTCACCTGCTTTATTTTGGAACCCTTTATCATTGTAAAGGAAGTATTCCTGCACTGTCTTCGTAGCCAGTGCTTGATTCTTGTTGTCACGCTTCTTTGAGATCTCACGCACTTTACGTAGTTTACGTGGATCGATATAGCGCAACTCTTTAATACCTTCTTCGGGCTTTGTGACATCGATAACTGCGTGGTAGTACAAACGACCGTCGATGTACCAACGTCTAAACAGCTCGAAAGCCATTTTATCAAACTCGAGCAAAGTCAGGACACGATCATACTCATCCTGAATCAGTTTCTTGATATTCGATGAAAATTTTGTGTTGTCTAAGTTGATATCAACGATCTTCTTATTGTCTTCAACGACAATAGCCTCATTGACAATATCATCAACAGCATTTTCCACCTCTGGGTGGCCTGCCATTTCACGGTACTTAGTGACTAGCTCTGCCTCTGTGCGAGCAGCGCCTTGTAGGTCAATGTATGTTCCGTATACACCACCAGCTGCAACCATAAGAGCACCGTCGTCAGTGACCTCGGGCGCAAATGTGGGTTGATTTTTTTCTTCGGTCTGGCGATCCACCTTGCGGAGGATTTCGAAGCCAAATAGATTCATTGTGTAGTCCTTTTAATTCCCGTACTCAGTAAAGAGAAGAGCGACTATTGTCGCTCGTTCTTATTAAGCTCCGCCGCCGTTGCCGGTGACGCCACCACTTACCTCCCACCAATCGTATTGGAAGGTGACTTGGAATTCTTCAATAGAATCCGTATCACCCCAGTTCAAATCAATCGATGAGATGTTTGTCGGGAAAATGCCATTAAATTTATAAGAGCGGATTGGCACACCAGTCTTTGAGAACTGAGTTACTTCTGCCGTTGACTTATATAGTAGAGGTGAAGCTGAGCCAAACGCACGTAGGTTTGTTTGGTTCGAATTGATCTTGCTAGACCATTCTTCCATTGCATTGCGGATCAGGAAGTCTTCGTCGTTAATAACTGTGACTGTCCAATCGCCGAAAGTACGATCACCAGCCAACTTAACCTTACGACCGAAGTATGGAACTTCAATCAGGCCAAGAGATGATTCTGGGATCTGTGCTGAACGTACCATGAAAGGTACTTTAATATCAGCAATGCTGTTTGCAGGGTTAGAAAAAGTAACCTGGAAAAGGGAGCCGCGTGCTCCCCCCAGCGCTAATTGACTTCTAATCTCGTTTACATTAAACGCCATGTTTGTTCTCCTTGTCTTTTATTTATTATTAAAACTGACCGACAACTTCGGAGAACTCAACACCCGTTCTAACAGCAACAAAGTTCAATTGAATGAAGTTGATGCTCTTAGCTGGTTTAATATAGATGTCACCAACGAATCTGTTACCATCGATAACTTCGCCTGTGTTGTTTGTTGTATCGCAAACAACCTTGAAGTCATAGATGCCGCGGCGACCTTGAACATCACGCAGGAACGGTTCAACCAAGTTGCGGAACTGAGCACGTGTGAAGTCGTCGTTGAATTCAAACAGTGTAAACTTAGTAGCTGTTGCAATTGCCTTTTCCAAGGTAATGAACAAACGACGTACGTTGATACGATCAAAAGCGCTTGGCTTTGCCAACAGAGTCTTGTCACCGTAAAGAACAGTACCTTGACCTGGGAACGTAACAACTGGGTTAACGCCTGCCTTGTACAGAACATCACGGTCAGCTTGACGTGGGTTAAACGCCAGCTTGACGATGTTCTTAATTTGACCGCGGTTGAAACCAGCTGGAGACCACCATGAATCACGTTGGTCATCAGTACGTACGCACAGACCAGCTGTGTCGCCGTTCAGAGGAACCCAACGGTACAGGTCGTTGTACTTGTCATACTGGTACTTGTAACCAGAATCCATTACTGCGTAAGAAGTGCTACGTAGGCTGTTACGGAAAGTAACAACATCATTAGCCTCATCACCAGCATTGTTAACAACGTCAGCTTTTTGTGGTGAAACAAATACGACGCAATCTTTACGCTTTTCAGCAACGTTATCGATTAGGTAGTTTGCAATCTGTTCACCATTTGTACCACCACGTGATACACCGGTTAGAACCAACGACACATCAACATCTTCTGCAGATGCGAACAGGTCGTATGCACCAAGGATGTTACCCAAAGCAGCGTTGTTTTCATCAGCACCATCTGTACCACCTTGGAAAGATAGCGTCAATGGAGCGGTTGTTGATGCACTTGTCAGGCTAGCTGCAGTTGTGCTTGTTGCACCGCTGCGTGGGTTAGCGTGCCAAATGTAATTGGATGATTGGTTAACAACATCACGGTAGTAATTAGTAGCACCATCTTGTGTCTTAGCATTGGTTGCGCGAGACAAACCTTGGTAGATTTCCAAAATTGTGCCTGGTGTACCAGTGAAAGCACCGTCTTGATCTGCTACAACAACGTGCAACTCATCAACAGCAGATGCGTTACCAAAGCTGGTTTGGTATGCAGAAGTGCCTGGAGCTTTATCAACATTGTTGAAGTATTCCCACTTACGCGTGAAGCCAGCAGTTGTTGTGTAGTCTTGTGCAAGACCGTATACATCAGATGTAACGATTGTGAATGTTGCAACAGTAGATGTGTTTGTAACAGCAGATACAGAAGATACCTTCATGTATTGCTTACCGATGGTTGTGTTACCAACTTCGATGTAATCACCAACCGTCAGACCAGCAGCAACAGCAGTTGCATATGTAGTTGCGTTAGCGATAACACCGTTACCGACAGCAATGTTAACAACGACGTTGCTAGAGCCGACAGAGATGCTAACGTTACCAAGCGTTGTGCTTAGGTTACCACCACCATTATCCAGGTTAGCCAATGAAGAGTATCCTGCTGCTGAATCACAGACAGAAATCTTCAACGAGTTACCAAGGTCACCTGGGTATTTTGCAATATACATTGCGTCCAGGTCTTGTGCAAAATCACCGTTATCCAACTTGACTTGATAGTCGTCGCTGTTCTTAACAATGAAGTCGTTTAGATCGGAAATAGCTGCTACGTTAGCAACAGCGTTACGCACCACAACGTTTGCATCAGCAGATGTGGTGTTTGCAGCACGTGCGATATACAACTTGTTCCCGTATGACAGGAAGTTTGCTGCAGTAAAGAATGTTTCTGCGTTAAAATTGGTTGGCTTACCAAAGCGTGCGGCCAAAACCGCTTCTGAATCGACAAGTGTACGCTTTTCCACAGGACCCCAACGGAACACACCAGCTAGGGCACCTTCGGTTGTAGACACTGCGGGGACAACTGTAGTTAAGTCAATTTCAGATACATTTACGCCAGGACTAACTTGAAATGGCATGTTTATCTCCCCTCTGAGGTTTATTTTTTATAGGAACGAAGTTTTGTTCCTTGTATTTATATTTCCGGGGTTTCTAATGGTAGTATGAAGAGCTCTCGTGCCTCTCCATCTGCGCCATGTCATAGTCGTCATCACCTGCAAATAACCACGCATCACTTCCTTTTTTTGCCGCAATTGGAATAACAGCAAACGCTTCGCCCCGGTCAATAATTCCGAATGGCATCATATCTTGTTCGAGTTCTTGTGCATGTTCCATTTCCAAGCGCTTACGTAGGTCAACGCTAGTTAATTCACGAACATACTCTTGGTTCATTGCCCAAGCAAACAAAACACAACACATTACGAGGTCATCGTGACCTTCTTCTGCTTCGTAACTATCACCAATGTTAACAAAACGGAATAGTTCGTATAAAATACGATCATCATTAATTAGTAGCTTGTCGCTCTCAACCTGCGTTTTAAGACTTGCACAACCAATACGTTTAACTTGCTTGGTTGTTTTGACGCCTAGACGAGGTGCTTGAGCAAAGCCTGGTGAAATTACCTGACCACTTCTTCCGTTATTAATAGTTGTAAGAAGGTGATCGTATTCGAGATCGTATTGCAAGATGTTTGCAATCTGTTCACCGATGTCGTTAGTTTCAACTAGCACATATGCACTGTTGTAGTGTCTTGCTAGTTGGAAAACAATGTTTGGGTAGATCAATGGCGATATTGCATTGTTCTTATATGTAGCTACGACTTTGTATGGTAGTTCTGACACGTCATACACCACGAATGCGGAGTAATCACCCTGCACCCCTCGTGATGTATCCACCGTCATGAAGTACTGCCTTCCTGGCTCTGGCTGTTCGTATATTCGTGTGTCGTCATTCTTTAGCTGTGGATCTATCGATCTCAACAGTCTTAGTTTTGACGGACTAATCAAAGTGTTAGATGAACCAATGAATTCACATTCAAACTCAACACGGAACTGTTCTTCGCTTGTGTTGCGAATCGTTTCTTCTTTCCACTTCTGGTCACGGCCAGGCACCTGGCTCCAATGAACGTCGATACGTTTGTAACTGTTCTTTTTCTCTTCGCTGTCTGTCCAGATCTTGTAGAACATATTCAGACCGTTAGGAGTAGATGTAATCAGTACCTTCGATGTCTTACCCGATGAAATTGTTGGGTAAACAGAAGCAAAGAAGTCTTCTTGCATGTTGTTTTCAACGAATGCAAATTCATCAAGATATACAAGGTTGAACGATCCACCACGAATAGCGCTGGATGATGTTGCAGAAGCAAGAATCTTGGAGCCGTTTTCTAGCTCGATATTACCTTTGTTCCATTCAACAATACCTTGTTGCAACCATTTAGGTAAGTGTTCGTATGCAAGTTGAATACGTGAAAGAATTTCTCGAGCCTGGGCTAATTTGTTAGCCAAGATAGCGATGTTGTATCGCTCATGAAAAAGAATGTACCATAGCAACACACCAGCAATCGTTGTGGTCTTTCCACACTGACGTGGCATTTTACAAATAACGAAGCGCTCGAGAACAGCAAGCTCGACAATGTCTTGCTGGTAATCATACAACGAAAAGTTGACCAAACCCTGGTCAATGTTTACAATCTTAATGTATGTTTCAATAAAGTACACAGGATCCTGTGCACACTTCATCCATTCAGATACTTGCTGTGATGTCCACTCGTGCTTGACATTCGAACGTTTTAAGTTCTGATTGCCAAGGTACGCTTCATTTATTTTGCTCATTTTGTTTCTTTATCAATTGCTGCAACTCTGCAGTGCTACCGACAAAGAGATTATTGTTAACTGTTGTTGGTGAAGCTTTTTCACCAGTTAAATCACCTCTGCGCTTTTGCAGCTCTAACAGATCCTTGTTCGCATCGGACACAGCTTTTAACAACGTAGCGACAACTTCATACGAACGTGGATGTTGGGATTGGGCAGCGACATCCAGGATACCTGACAATGCTTCCTGGCCCTTTTCAATAGCAGAAATTAAGTTGCCACGGGCATACTCAAAGTCATCCACGATTTGGTTATCGCTAGACTTTGCAGGTAGTAGTTCGTGCTGTCTTACCTCTTCAAGAGGAGTTAGGCCGAGAGTTGTTGCAATTGGATCATTCATTTTCTGTTGTTGTTATAATGTAGCCATAATCATCATCTGCGAATATCAACGAGTTATCGATACTAAGCTCAGCATTGGATGTCGGTAAGCCTTCGGATGTTAGTCCAGGTTCTGTTGTAATATTCACTAGAGGCGTATTAGCAGTGAGTGAATTGAAGATGTTTGTATCGGCAAACTTAATAACACCTTGACTTTTAACTGGACCGAACAAATATCCTTTTAACGTAAACGTCAGTTCCCACGTCAACACACGGCGAGTTTCAAAATCGCTTTCATATGTATCCGAAACATTAACGGTATTCAAAATTACAGGAATGTCCATGTTGATATCCATTTCTGGAATCAACTGAACTGTTGCAGTCCACTCTGGTGTAAAGAAAGGAAGGATCTGCTCAATAATACGTGTTCCATCATCGGTATTCTTTACCATGATCGACAAAGTAAAATTAATATCATAAGGAACTGGGTTGTACTGGTGTTTCAGTACATCTTGATTTGTTGTATCTTTATGACGTCTTCTGTTGATAGTGTTCAGTTTGCGAGTTGGTGCATACTGCATATCTTTAATCTCAAACGACATACGAGGTAGTACAATTGCCGGCATTCTGTCGAGGTTAGGATCTGCTGTCAATCTTGCAAGTGTCTTTTCTTTTGGACCATATGCAATCGGCACCTTAATCGTCTTTATCTGATTATGCGTTAGATCGGGACGGTTAATGTAAATGTCGTTGAACAACGTACCAAAAAGGGTAACGTAACGTCTGATAGTTCCGTGGTAAAAGGTATGTCCGAACATTAATATGTCCCTTCGCTGAACGGATCGCGTTCTGTGAAATCAATGAACGAATCTGCTTCTGTTTCGATTTCATCGTTGTTAGCTGTAACATCATTCAAGTTGATATCACTTACTTCTTGGAGGATGTGGTACTCTTCCTCATCCGTCAGAAGCAGCCCATTTTCCGTTAGAATACCATGTACTGATTGATCTAGTGAATAGTTTTGGCTCAGCTTATCAACTGCTTCGATACCTGTACTAAAATATTCGTTACTGTACTCGAACAGCTCACACTTCAAATCATATGTTTGCAAAGCACCAAGTTGATAGAAGATTGCTTCATGCTCCACAAACTTGATCTCGAATATTTTCGAATTCAATGGGAAGAAAATCAGATCCCCTTCACGAGGACGGTTCAGGAATTCCAATTGACCAACTTCGTTGTTGAATGACCTACGTGCGATCGTGAATGTAATCTGGTCTCTGATCTGAATATTGAACTTAGAAAGGAAGTCTCCTTCACCAGCAAATCCCTCGATGTTCTTAATAAACATTTCAACAGGAACGGCATGGATATATTCATGCAAAGGATCTTCCCCGTAGATCTGATCGATGCTTACAGGGTTTCTTGGAATGAAATACACATCATGACCATAAATCTTAATAGATTCGATGATCAAATCTTCAATCAACAGCTGCTCTTGGCTGTTTTGAAAGTTATTAAAAAAGAAGTTTGTCGCCATTATGCTTTTATCACTGTAACGGTATGATTCTTACTTCTAACAGGTTGCTTAGTGGATAAAGAATTTCTCAAAGAAGAAAAATTCAAGCCGTGTTCTTTAGCAAATTTGTTAATACTTAGTGTAGTAAAAAGCACACCGTCCAAGTCGATTGAGTATGGACCGTGGCTTTTTGCATTAGTAATCTGATCACCCCAATTAATCTTTCTATTTTTTAAAGTTCTCTGTAAGAACTCCTTTTGCTGAGTGGATCCATTCCACTCTTTAACCAGGTTACTGTTCTTACCATTCTCTACTCGAATCGGTTTAAACCACTCTGAATTAAAGGGTGAGACATCCACAGAGCTACACGACATCGTGCTGCATGTTTTTTCGAGGTCTTCGAAAAATACTTGCGGTTGAGGAGTTATACCAAGTGCTTTAGCAATACTATCCATACTTACCCTATGAGGTCCGCGACTGGTAGAGAATAACTGTTAATCATTTCCTCTTCCATCTTTTCAATCTCTTTCTCTGCATCGTCCAAAATCTTTTCACCATTGAACTGGACGCCGCCAGGAAGCTGCATACCTGTAAACTTTGTCAGGTTTGTACCCCATTGGTATTTGATCTTGGCAGTTGAGTAGTTCTGCAACCAACGGTCAGCCCACGCATCTGTGTAAACATTAGGGTCGATGACTTGATATGCTTCAACCAGAAGATACTCACCTACATTGTAGTTTTCCCACTTTGTATCAACATATAAACGATTCATATGACGGTTGTATCTAATTGGCTGTTGGCCGACCAACATTTCCGAGATCAAAGAAAGATGCTGCATTGCCATAAAGTACGGTAGCATCGAGTATGCAGTCAATGTGTACAAATCGTTCAGAGCGATCTGATAACGAATGTTAAACATATCATCAGAACGGATAGATGGATCACCGATAGGGAATACACGAACAGCACCGATGATATTTTCTGGAAGTGTAATGTATCGATTGGTAATATCTGTGGATGTAATCTGATGTTTGTAGTACACCTTATCAGAACCATCGAAGTGGTAATCCCAATAGTATCGCAAAGCCTCGTCGATACGGTCTTCTACTTGATCATCGTCCACGTTAATTTCGATGACGGGCTTGCCTAGCTTGCGTAGGCAATATTCTTTAAACTCTGCTCTTGATGTTGGGACGGCCATGGTGTTTCCTTTTGTTATTATTTATACAGCAGGAGTTCGTTACGCACTTCTCACCATTGCGCCGTTAAACCATGTTATATTGCCACCAGCCACAGTAACGTCTCTGTTTCCTCCACTACCTTGCTGTACATATACTTCAAAGTAATCCCCTGCTCCATTAGCATACGCTACAGTGTTGACGCCCATTGCAAAGAAGCTAGCACCCACTTCTGTGCCACTAGCATTCCATCCGCGCTTATACTCTGATCCATTTTTCCAAATCACAAGCATATTTTCACCGGTGCCCATAGTACCGCTCATACGGACAGTAGCATTTAGTTGATAGTAACCAGCGACTGTTGGTGTGAATCTTGAACTAGCAAAGTTGTTGTTAGTGTCATACTCTTCTAACTGGAACAAGACCTTTTGTTGGGACCCTGAAGAGATAGTCTGCTGAATGCTTGAGTTCGGATATGCTGAAAACGCTGGACCATTTTGGGCCTGTGTCACATACGTCGTCGTGATCAGTGTACCGTTTTCATCATACACAGGTGTTCCTGTACCGAACTCAATAATGCTGGTACCATCTGATGAAAACAGCTTCTTATCTGTCAGGTTAATTGCTAGTTCACCAGCATCGATGTATGTGGTGTTTGAGCTGGACGTTGTGTTAGGTGCGCGGCCAGTAACAGTGGTGCGCTTGATCTGTAGTTTATTGTTTGCCATATGTTCCTATGTAGGAGAAAAGGGCGTATATACGCCCTTGTTTTGTTTATTCGCTAATTGATTTAGCAGCTTTTCTTAACGCTACAATTTGTTGCTTCAAAGCGTCGCGTTCTGTAACAACGTCACTGAGCTGGCTGCTAACTGTAGCCATCCGTTCCTCTAGTTCATTTATCTTCTGAACCTTCAAATCGACAACAGCGCTTTTAGCATCCCGTTCAATAACAGTATTATTCAGCTGGCTACGAAGAGATGTTACTAACTCTTCTGCCTCAGCTAATTTTTGAACCTTTGCTTCGGATAGTGATGCTCTTGTGTCCAACATCACTACCCGTGCTATCAAATCATTAATCATATCTTTTTGCTTTTGAACAAAAAGGTTTATAAAATCAGTTTCCATAATATATTCCAAAAATTAATTAAAACGTGCCGCCGTCCAAAGTACCAAATGCTGGCACGCCGCCGGAACCGGCTTGAAGAACTTGGCCTTGTGTACCTGCTGCAGTAACTTGCAGGGCGTTGCCATTGTTACCAAACAAAATACCATTGCTGGTAAAGGTTGATTGACCTGTACCACCATCTGCAACAGCTAGATCTACGATACCAGTGATTGAACCGCCAGTAATCTGTGCGTTTGCTGTGCTTACCTTATTAGCAAACAGCGTACCAACTTGCAAGTCAGCATATGCAAAGTTTACGTTCGCTGTATCGACGGTAGTCGTTGGTTCAGGAATGTTACCTGTAAACAACTTGTAACGTGAGTCTGTGGCGTCACGGAACAAACCAGTATATGATGTTGTTGTTACGTTACCAAATGCGCCAAAGATACCAACGTCGAGAATGTCTGTTGTTGTGTTGCCGTTAGCAACCTTAATCAACGGATCAGTGACAGTCAAGTTTGTTGAAGAGATCGTGGTCAGGGTACCAGAAACAGTCAAGTTACCAGAGACAGACAAATCACGACCGATATTAAGATCTTGAGTGTAAACCGTAGCCCAGCGTAGGTTTGATGTACCTAGATCAACAGTAATGTTAGCAGATGGGACAATGGATGTGCCAAGACGTGCATTTAGAGTCAATACATCAGCCGATGTCGTACCTAAGGTTACGCTAGAGGCTAGTGCAGCCGCCCCTGCAACACCAAGTGTACCAGCAACGTTGGCACCAGAACCGTTCATCTGTACGGTGTTAGAGAACGTTGCTGCACCGGTGTGTGAGGTGGTGTTAGAGAACGTTGCTGCACCGGTATGTGCTGTGGTACCATCGAATGTGGTGTTACCATTAACCTTCATTGTGCCGCCAACAACTAACTTGTGGGCAGGAGCATTGTTACCGATACCGACGTTCGTGTTGCTAGCAATAACCATCGCAGCGCTTGTGACTGCTTGGTTAAAGCCGTTAACATAGAAACGGATACTGTTGTTGGTACCTGTGGAATCTGTTGCTAGAACAAGAGAACCAGAACCCAGCGAACCAGATAGTGCAGATGAGAAGATGTAACCTTCTGAACCTTGTGTAACAGAGTATGCTGCTTGGTTGAAACCGTTAGCAGTAATACCCATGTCAACAAAGCCAGTTGAATCAGATGCAAGTGCACCAGCAACGTATGCTACAATATCAGAAGATGTATTAGCAGTTGTTGCACCACCTTTGTTCTGAATACCAATTTGTGCGTAGTTATCAACGTTTGCTGTTGACATGAACAGACCGTTGGTAACTGTCAGAGGTGTGCCACCTGCCAACACTTGCATAATGGTATTGGATCTGACTTCACCTTTTGTGTTAATAAAGCCGTTAGAACCTGTCAAACTGATACCGACAACACCACCACTACCAATTGCAATTGTGTTACTTACGTTGTTGAACGTGTAATCTGCAGAGCCGGTTAGCGTACCACTATTGCTGTATACGATCTGTGTGTTGGTAATGCTGCCACCAAGAGCACCAGTCTTACCATCAACATATGTCTTAATAGCCCAAGAAGAAACGATTTCGGTGTTTGAGCCACCAACAGTTCCACCAAGCTGTGTTGAGTTAGCTGCTAAACCAAACGTATTAATAAAGGTAGTCGTCGTACCAGATGTATTGATCGTTAGTTTTGGTGTGCGCAGTTCGTTGACGAACGAGTTAGCATCCGTAATGACGACAGCGTTTGCAACAAGCGTACCGGGAGCAGTAACGTTTGCATTGTGCAGCCAAGGATACTTACCACCAGCAATACGTACGGCGACGTTAGAGGAGTTACCAATAAACAGCGAATTAGACGTTCCCTCGAAGGAATATGCTAACTCACCATAAACGATGTCGGTAGTTGTTGTTGGAACTGCGGTTAACGCACTTCTTTTTACTTGAATTAAGTTTGCCATTTAGAAAGATCCCCCATCTAGGTCGAGCAGTTTTACTATGTACTTGTCTGTTACCGGATCATAAACAAGGGTGCTGCCTGACGGTGTACTATCCGTATCAGCTACGACGTCAAATAGCCTATCAAGCCTCTGACTCGTATCAATGGTATTTTTTAACGTGATTGGGGTGGACGTCTGTTGCAGTCCACCACCAGGATTGAATTTAACAACAATATTTGTCATTTGGTCACTCTTGGAGTAAGTGTCACGATGCCTTCAACGATACGGGATTTGACACCAATATTATTCGTTAGTAGTACATCATAAACAAAACGACCTGGCGTCATATTGGCTGTCGTATTAGCTGACAGCCCCAATATAACCGCTCCTAGCGAATCCGCTAAGGTAACACTAAAACTCACAGCATTCAATGACGTGTACGTTTTACGCATCTGTGCCTGTGCTGAGTATCCAGAAAGACTAACTGCTTCACCATTATCATTTGTTAATTCAATGGTGGTTGAGTAGTCGACTCCCTGATCTATAATGAGATTTGCCTTGATCGCCATTTTTCAACCGATGTTATTGTTATTCTGCTCTATTTATAAAACTGCTAAACCTAGTTGTGACCAATGATCATAAACCTGTTTTTGTGTCCAAGCGCCTGTCTTCCAGCGAAAACTATTTGTTTCAAGTTCAATTTAGCCGCAAAATCATCTGTACTCGATGCTGTGTTGACATGGCCGGGATCATTATTGTTATCACATGATTGCAACACGTAAAGAACATTTGAAGGTTCCCCAAGCATATATCCATAATAGCTCATATGCTCACATGATGTATTGATCACAATATCAACATCGTACCTGTGATATTGGTAAGTTGCATCGAAGTGTTCTACAGAGCAGTTCGGTGTATTCTTGTGAAGAGCTTTGGCTACTTTCAACACATCCACATTAATATCGTTCAAGAATATGTGAGATGGTTTTATGTGCTCGTTAAGCATTGGCACCAAATAACTACCATACCAACCACCGAGAATAAGTACTCTGGGATTTGCAGGGAACGATTGCTTTGCCAACGTTTCAACGAGCCATAATTTTGATCTATATTGTGTATCGCTTAACGAGTCTGCAATATCATCCACATTTGCACCAGATCTCAAAACACCTGACAAAGAAGTTAAATACTGATACATTATGGAATCTCTAAACATTATATGCGTTAAACTTGGCCGTAAATATGACACATCTATGGTCAACAACCTATTTAGAATGTGTCAGAAGAATATCAGTAGGCCGTTCAACTTCTTTTGTTACACAGACGACAAGACTGGTGTTGATAAAAACATAGCGTGTATTGACTATGTGGATCACGGGCTCGATGTAATTGTGTATAACAAGCTGTTCATGTTCAGTGAGCAGTTTGATAGCCAACTACCCAATGGTCCACGTATGTACTTCGATTTAGACCTTGTTATTAAATCAAACATTGACGACCTCATTGATACAAACAGTGGAGCTCTTACAGTTATCAATGCTGTGTGGCGTAAAAAACATCAATACCATACTATTGAGCACCACCACCCTTTCAACAGCAGCTGTATGACATGGAGGTCGCCACTAGCCAGACCAATATGGGATCATTTTATCAAAGACCCTGAAAAGTTTATGACCAAGTACTATTGGGGAATGGATTCGTTTATGTTTTATGAACACCACTCAGCAGGATCATCTACAGAATACTTTCCAGCGATGAAGTTCTATTCACATATGTACGGCGTCGATCACAATATGAATGAGCAACACGATCCAGTTGATTTTGGATACCGCCCAAGCAAGTTTATTGAAATAGTCAAAAAAATTCCCGTGGTACTGTTGAATGGTCCAACAACGCCACGGGATTATCAGTCTTATTCAGATTATTATTTGCTCTGAATATCGTCACACATATCTTGCCACATTCCTTCATGAGGAATAATGTAGCCTAGCGTGAATCTTTCTTCGTGTGCTGCATTAGCACAGTGCCAGTAAATACGGTCTTTTTCATGCCATGGTCCGTAGTACCCAACCTTGCATGTCCAACCAGGCGTATCCTGCATTGTAACAATTTCCTTTGTGATTGGATCCTGGTACCGGAAGTAGCCTTTACCATCTTTGGACCAGGACAACAGAATATTGTAACCAGCTGCGTTTGCATTGTGGTGCCAGCCCATGTAACCACCCTTAGGATACAACATCTTGACCGCATTGTTTCGAGAGCCGGACCATGCAATCAAATCATGATCGAGTTTGGTAAGAGCTTTGCGCAACGACTCTTGTGGTGGAGTAAAGCGTGATAGATCAACCCCTAGTGTTTTTTCCGGAAAGCCATCAACCTTTTTACCCTGCATATGTTCTAGGTATTCCATACCACATGCATAGTCAGGAGTAATATCTGTCCAATTTCCATACGGATATTCCGAGCGATCGCAGTTCTGCAGGACAGCCATAAACTCGTCAAGGATGTTTTTTAATTCTAGGTTTACAATATCAATTGATTTCATTTTTTAGTGTCCTCGCGTCTGGATGGAATAGTGTGGTGGTAGAAAACGATTGGGTCTTTGTTTTCGTTCAAGCGATAACCGTTAACAAAGTTCCATCGAGCATCGTCTTTAAACACTTGAACATTTGTATCTAGTTTGTCAATATTTAGCAGCTTCCAAAATGTAAACTGGTCCCATGGTCTTAGTGTGACTGGAATCTCGCTTTCATCATATGGCCATGGCTCTGCACGTTGTTTATGGTAGTCCACCCACCAACGATCCATAAAATCAATTGTCTTTGGATTGGTGCGGTACATGAAGAAACCACCATGGTAGATCATTTCACCTGTTGCCCATTTTGAAATCTTACCATTGTATGGTCTGATCTTGGTGATCAAGATATCACAGTCGTCGGGCATTTCGTTCCAAATGTTTTGAACGTCTTCGTGCATGCATTCCATGTCAGCATCCACATATACAGTTAAATTCTTATATGGAGTACGAGACAAAGCATACAATTTTGTCCGTGTGTGATTTGGTACATCTGGGTCTGATACAATCAAATCAAATGCAGAATCATCTGCCAAGTGACGAAGTGCAGGCGGCACGAATAAAGTAATATGAGCATCTGGATAATAATCGCGGATGCTATCAGCCGAATAATTTGCAGACTTCACATAATCTTCCGTGACCGATGCCACGAGAAGAAATCCATTATCAATATCCATTATTTACTCCGCAGTCGAATCAGTTGGTGGGTTTTGTTGGTTGTCAAGAATCAAGGCTGCTGTGTATGCGTACACCTCAAATACACTCTTTGCTCGGCGAATTTGTGATTTCAAGGCACGGTTAGTTGTACCTTTGACAACATCTAGCTCGAAAGCTTTTAGTTTAACTGCAAACAGTTCCTCTTGCAGTGCTTTTTCTGCCATTGCTTCTTCTTGGCGGCGTCTGGATTCCATTTCCTGACTTTGGCGCTTGATAGCTCTAGCAGTGTTTGCTTCTAGCTCCTCAGCCGTAAAGTTCGCCAAAATTTCAACCAGATCTGGATTGCCCTTATCTGAATCACTGATCGTAGCTGTAAGCACGCGCCCATCTTCATAATGGAATTCAGCAGAAAGGACAGTACGTGCGTTGTTTGTCCAGTGTGGATTTTTAATAGTTCTCTTCATGATGTCCGTACCCAAAGTTTAAGTGTCGCAACTGTTTGTGGTGTAGAAACAATTGTCAGTCCTGTGTATGTTCCTACATATGCTCTTGTATATAGACCGGTGTAAGTTGCGGAATAAACGCCGGTAAATGTTCCTGTAAACATTTGAGTATACTGGCCAGTATATGCTGATGTATATGATCCTGTAAACGCGCCTGTGTATGCAGCAGTGTATACGCTTGTAAATTGTTGCGCATATTGACCAGTGAACTGACCTGTAAATGCACTACTAAACGCACCAGTAAATGCTTGATTGTATACACCGGTAAATTGGCTAGTGAATGCTTGGTTATAAACGCCTGTAAATACGTTACTATACACGCCGGTGTATATTCCTGTAAATGTGCGAGAGAATGTGTTGCCATACCCACCGACATATGCGCCAGAGAATGTGCCGGTGTATCCACCTGCATATGCACCAGAGAAGTTACCGGTGAACGTTTGGTTGTATAGGCCAGTAAACGCACCAGTAAACCCTGATGAATATCCACCAGTGTATGCTGTACTAAACGATCCAGTATAACCACCAGAGTATGCACCAGAGAATGTTTGGTTATATGCACCTGAATATACTGCAGTGTAGGTTGTGTTGTAAGATCCGCTATAAACACCAGAGAACGTGTTAGCATAACCACCGACATATATGCCGGAGAATGTGGAATTATAACCACCAGCATATGCACCAGTAAACGTTCCAACATAACCGCCAGAGTAGAATCCAGTCCAAACCCCTGTGAATGCACCAGTGTATCCACCTGCATATGCACCTGTAAATGTTTGAGTGTATGCTCCGCTGTACAATCCGGTAAAGGAACCTGAGTAGTTGCCTACATATGCGCCAGCAAAAGCGCCAGTGAAAACGCTGTTGTAATTTCCAACATATGCGCCAGAGTATCCTGTATTGTAGGTACCAGAATATGCACCAGAGAATACCTGGTTGTATGATCCAGAGTACCCACCAGAATATATTCCTGAGAATACGCCTGTGTAGTTACCAGCGAAAGCGCCAGTGAACGCTTGATTGTATGCTCCAGCAAAAGCGCCAGTGAACGAATTCGAATACGATCCAACGAAGTTGCCAGAGTAAATACCGGAGAATGTACCAACATAACCACCAGCATATGCACCAGTAAACGTTTGGTTATATGCTCCGCTGTATAAACCACTAAACGAACCGGAGTAATTACCTGCATATGCTCCTGCCCAAACTCCGGTAAATGCACCTACGTATCCACCTGAATAAGCTCCAGTGAATGTTTGGTTGTATGCACCTGAAAACAGGCCGCTGAATGATCCAGAGTAATTACCTGCATATGCCCCTGCCCAAACACCGGTAAACGCACCAACGTATCCACCTGAGTATGCACCGGTGAAGGTGTTGTTATACGCACCAGAGTATAGACCGCTAAATGATCCGGAGTAATTGCCCGCATAAGCACCAGCCCAGGCACCGGTAAATGCGCCTACATATCCACCAGAATATGCCCCTGTAAATGTTTGGTTGTATGCTCCACTATACAATCCACTGAATGATCCGGAGTAATTACCAGCATATGCACCCGCCCAAACACCAGTGAACGCACCTACATAACCACCTGAATATGCTCCTGTGAACGTTTGGTTGTATGCACCACTGTATATACCGCTAAACGATCCAGTGTAGTTTCCAACATACGCGCCAGCGTATGCACCAGCGTACGCTCCTGCATATCCACCAGAGTAAATGCCAGTGAAGGTGTTATTGTATGCGCCAGAGTACGCACCCGTAAAGTTTCCTTGGTAGCTGCCAGCATACGCACCGGCATATGCCCCTGTAAATGAGCCAATGTAGCCACCGGAATATGCGCCAGTAAAGGATCCAATATATCCACCAGAATAAATTCCCGTGAATGCACCGTTATAGGCGCCGCTATAAGCACCAGTAAATGTTCTGTTGTAGTATCCAGTGTAGCTACCAGTAAACGCTCTTGTAAATGTAAGCGCGCGCGATCCAGCGTAGTATCCAGTATAACTACGTGCACGTGAGCCAGCATAATAGCCAGAATACCAACCAGCGTAACCAGCAGCATAGTAACCCGTGTACCATACAGCATTATATGGGTTTCTATATGCTCGGGCACGTGAGCCACCATAGTATCCAAGATAGGACCCGAGATAGCCAGCAGCATAGAAACCTGTGTATGTTCCAGCATAACCAGCGCCAGCTGTATATCCACCAGCAAAACTACGAGCTCGTGATCCCAAATAGCCACCAGTATACGTAGCTCCATTAAAAGGGTTTATATAGTTACCAGCATAATATGCAGAATAAAAGCCAGTATATAAACCAGTGTAGTACACAGCACCGCCGGGTGCATAATAACCAATATAACCTGTATTGTACGTACCAGCATATGCACCAGCATATGATGCAATATAGTTACCAGCATAACTACCAGTAAATGCACGAGTGTAGTTACCAGAGTATGCACCTGTAAATGTGCTTTGATACACACCAGAGTACAAGCCAGTAAATGTATTCTGATACACACCAGAGTATAAACCTGTGTAAGATCCAGAGAATATTCTTGAATATGTGCCGGAGTATAGACCTGTAAATGATCCTACATATCCACCAGAATATAGTCCAGTGTATATGCCAGTATATAATCCTGTGTAGAGGCCAGTATATGATCCTGAGAACACACGCGAGTAAGCACCAACATATGCGCCAGTAAACGCTCGAGTGTATCCACCAGAATACGATCCAGTAAATGTCTGATTGTATACGCCTGTGTATGCGCCTGTGTAAGAGCCAGTGAATACTCGTGAATAAGCGCCAGCATAAGCACCAGTAAATGAACCAACATACCCACCAGAATATGATCCAGTAAACGTCTGATTATATACGCCGGTGTAGATACCAGAATACGATCCAGTGAAAACGCGAGAATAAGCACCAGCATAAGCACCAGTAAATGATCCTACGTACCCACCAGAATAAGATCCAGTAAAGGTTTGGTTATAAATGCCCGTGTATGCACCTGTGTATGATCCAGTAAACACACGCGAATAAGCGCCGGCATAAGCACCAGTAAATGATCCTACGTACCCACCAGAATATGATCCAGTAAACGTTTGGTTGTATGTTCCTGTATATGCACCAGTGTACGATCCTGTGAATACACGTGAATACGCACCAGCATACGCGCCTGTAAATGTGCCAACATATCCACCAGAATATGAACCAGTGAACACTTGGCTATATGCGCCTGTATACGCGCCCGTATATGATCCTGAGAATGCACTTGTGTATGTACCGGAATACAGACCAGTAAACGCACTTGTATATGAACCGGAATACAAACCACTAAAGCTTTGATTGAATGCACCAGTATATGCACCAGTGTAGATCCCAGTAAACGCTCCTGTGTACCCACCTGAATATAAACCTGTATATGCAGCAGTGTAGATACCAGTATATGATCCAGAAAACGCACCAGTATATCCACCAGAATATATGCCAGTGTAGGATCCTGAAAACACACGTGAGTAAGCACCAGCATATGCGCCGGTAAATGATCCTACATAACCACCTAGGTACGAACCAGTGAATGTCTGATTAAAAACGCCCGTATAAGAGCCAGCATATGCGCCAGTGAACGTTCTTGAATATGCGCCTGAATACAGACCAGTAAACGTTGTAGTATAACCGCCTGTGTAGGCACCAGAAAATACGTTCGAATATGCTCCTGTGTAGGCACCCGTGTATGCAGTCGTATATGCTGAAGTATAGCTACCAGTAAATGCACTTGTGTAGCCACCAGAGTATTGACCAGTGAACACAGCACTGTAAGCTGCTGTGTATGCGCCAGTAAAAGTTCCAGTGAACGTAGAGGCATAGGCTCCACTGAAAGCTCCTGTATAGTTGCTTAGGTACGTACCAATGTACGACCCGGTAAATGTCTGATTGTATGCACCAGTATATGCACCGCTAAAAACTGTACTGAATGCGCCAACATAATTACCAGAGTACTGTCCCGTGAACGCGTTAGCATATACACCAGTAAAGTTACCAGTAAACGCTTGGTTATATTGTCCGGTAAAGGCGCCGGTAAACGCTCTACTGAACGCACCAGTGAACGCTTGGTTATATTGTCCGGTAAAGGCGCCTGTATACACACTTGTGTAGGCTCTGCTAAATGCCGAGTTATATGCACCTGAATAAGAAGATGAATATGTGCTGGTAAATGCACTAGAGAAGGTGTTGTTGTAATTACCAGAGTATGTAGCAGTATAACCGCCAGTGAACGTACTGTTATATGCACCAGCGTAAAATCCATCTTCAAGTGATAGACGTATATCGTCAAAACCAGTGCCTGCTTGCACCCATGTACCAGGAGTTACTGGCGTGGTCGTTGAAAGGACATATTTGCCAATGCCGCTATTAACAATGTAATTGCGGAGTTTAAACGTCAGGTTTCGAATATCAGCATCAGAAAACTGCTGGAAGCCACCGTTTGCCAGTTTCAACAAACGTACAGCAGATCCTGTAGATTCAGCTGTCTTCTGCCACAACGTAGTCGTGTTGGTTACACTAGGTGCTTGTGTGTTTGTAAGTGTTCCACGTGAAACCCATGTTCCTGTTGCTGGAGCAGTTGGTTGTAGGACATATGAACCAACACCACCATTAACAACATAGTTAGCAATAACAGACGTGATGCTTGTGTCGATGTCGGAATCGGATAAGAGTTGTGGTACGTTGTTTGAAGTATCCCAACCAACAGGGCGTGAAAAAATACCCGTCAACGATCCGTTAGAGACGTCTTGATAAAGTGTTGTGTTTGAAACTGTGACCGCAGCAGGGTCAATGGGATGGTCGCCGATTGCGTTTGGATAGTACGTGTCCACCCATGTACCAATAGATGTTCCATTGGCCAGCGAACCAACACCGAGGGAACCAACACCTGTGGTGCTAGCAAATTCGGTACCTATTAATTTTGCCACATAGTCAGTAATGTCCGTGTTGGACATAATCTGAGTTGATGGTGATCCGCTTATTTCAATGTATTTTAATGGTTTTACTGGCATGCCGACACAACATATCTTTTTAGGCTGTTCTAACCCACAGTTTGTATACTGTGGTCGATGTTGTATTTAGTACAGTCAAACCAGTGTAGGCTCCGGTGAATGAAGTGTTATATAGTCCAGTAAACGCTCCGCTATATGCGCCGCTAAATGCACCTGTATATGCTCCAGCATATATTCCTGTAAATGCACTGGTGTATCCACCAGTGTATAAACCACTAAAAGTTCCTGTGTATATTCCTGTGAATGATCCTGTAAACGATCGGTTATACACGCCGGTAAATGTTGTATTGTATACGCCAGTGAAATTGCCTTGGTATGATCCTGAGTATGCACCAGTATACAAACCTGTAAACGCGCTTGCATAACTACCACTATAATAATTGGCGTAAGAACCAGTATACCACACACCAGAGAATGGGTTCTGGTACGATTTAGAAATATTAGTAATATACGTCCCAGTGAAAAAGCCATTATACGCACCCGCATACACTCCTGTATACGCGCCTGTGAACAGCTTTGAATAAATTCCAGAGAACGTACCTACATATCCACCACTGAACGCACCAGTAAATGCCTGGTTGTATAACCCTGTAAACGTGTTATTATACCCACCAGCATATGCGCCTGTAAAAATACGCGAATATGCACCAGTGTAATTTCCTGTGAATGCACTATTATACGTGCCTGTAAACGCACGTGTATATGGACTCGTAAACGACCCAATGTATGAACCGTTATAAGCGGTGTCTTGTAAGTTGTTTACCGTATTTGTAAAGTATCCACGCTGCATCCATGTACCTGTAGACGGCGCAATTGGTTGGATGACGTATTGACCAATGCCCGTTGTACGAATATACTCACCGACAGCCTGGTACAGCTGGGTTATATCAGCGTTAGTCATTTCGACTAGGTTGCCAGACAAATCAACTTTAAGAGGTCTAATAGTACCAGCAGTTGTTCCAGACGTACGCTGCCATAACGTATACTGTTCTGTTGTTAGTGTGCTGTTAACATAATATGTGTCGGTCATATTTCCATACGACGTCCACGTTCCCCCTACAGGAGCTCCACTTGATGTTGGTCCAATATAATAAGCACCTTGGCCACCAGTGATCATGGTCTGAACAATAGAAGGCACAACCTGATCAATCATTTCTTGATCAGACATCGATTTGATTTGCCACTCATCACCGACCTGAACATATGCAACAGGGCGAGCACTCAGGCTCAAAGCCATTGGTCGCGCACTCTGATATAAAGTGTATGTGCTTATGGTAGAGTTTGATGCTGGGTGTGCACCGACAATATCGCTGCGAGTATCGTTTGTAACCCCTACATTGACATCGTATAATCCTGCTGTATTGATACGCAGCGATGTACTATACGCAACACTAGGGTTCGATGTTACATAAGTTAGTATCAGAGGAGCGACGAGATCATTAAGTTCGCTATCAGACATCTCCCGCACACCGTTACTGTATGTGGTGTTCGCGTATACCGCGCGCAGTGGTCTTGCCATTTTATGGTCCTAAGCGTGTGCCGTTTACATCGTAAATCCCGAAGTTGCCTGCGTGAGCGACGTTACCAGTTTTATATTTGATAGAAGCGTTACTAAATGATAACAACGTCTGTGTTGATGTGCTATTCACCATACCACCAAATACGAAACCACCGTTCTCTACTGTAGAATTAGATGTATCATATGTTGAGAATGTCAAGCGACTGTTACTGGTGTTGGCCGCAACCATAACAATGGATGCATTATGCGTTGCGTTTGATGTCTGTAAACGAATACCTGTGTTTGCAGTGCTGAATTCAACGTTACCAGTGATTGTAGCAAGAGCACTAGAGGATAGTGTCGTTGCTTTTAAACCAATACGGTTGTTGACCGCATCGATAACAACAAGATCTGTATCAAAAGCAACATTGCCGCCGATAGATGTTACATCGTTATTAAGGGAAAGGCTACTATAAGTGGAGTTGCCAGTTGCAGAGATCGATGTCTTCGAACCAGTATTTACACTCAGTGTTCCGTTTGTTATAACGACATGAGTAGCATTTGCAACCAACACACCTGCAGACAATGTACCGTTTGATGTTAGGTTAACAGTAGCAATTGCCTGTGTCGTCGTAATGTTTAGAAAGTCACCTGTATTAGCAGTAATCGCCCAACGACGTGTTGCTGATCCTAAAGGTGCGTTGTTTACTGTTGGAATAAGGTTGGATGATGCAGTATCGCTGAGAGTAGTAACTGTGCTTACAGTTAGGTTGCCGGAGAAATTGCCATCTACACCCAACAAAGACCATCGGGATGTGGTATTTCCAAGTGAGTATGTATTGTTTAAAGGAATGAAGTCACCAGCAGCGGTACCTGAAGACACAATGTTACCTGTGACAAGAAGGTTGCCATCGACCTTCAAATCTCCAGCAACGTTAGCAGTCCCCTGTACAAAGAGTCCATTCTCCGCTTTAAACTGTGTATTGCCTGCAGCCATTACTTACCTTATTTGATGTATTGCGCAAACATCTTAACGCTCGAATTGGCGCTCGTTTGCAAGAACTTGATTGATATAGCTGTAGTATTTATAGATGCTGTGAATACACCAAGGTTTGCTGTTGCTGGTGCAGCAACAGTACCATACACGGTCATGTAAACATCTGTTGTGTTTTGCGCAATTAGCAATTCCTGCACTTGGTTGCTAGCACCACTCAATGATGATACTTTTGATGTGATCTTTGCCCCTGTGTAGGATGCAATAGGAAAGCTGGCAACCTCTACAGCTGTAAAGGCTCCAAGGGTATTAGCGTTTCCAATGTTCGTATTAGCAACAACAGACAACACGACGTTATTAGCAAGTAATGTTACACCATTCAAGTTTGTATTTGAAAGGGTTGTGGTGCCGTTGGCTACAATATTATTTGCAATTAACGTTGCATTCAGCGTAGTATTGCCATCAACCTGTAATGTTGTGGATACGTTGGCAAATCCTGTAATTGTCGTATTACCTACAGCAGCTGTGTTGTTGACAGTAAATGCACCGTTAACAACAGCGTTACCTACAGAGTTTAACGATGATACGCTCAGACTACCATTAATATTTGCTGTAGCTACAATGTTTAGGGCGTTTACACTGATTTGAAGGTTGCTAACAGTTGCATTTGAAGATAAGACAACGTTAGTTAGCGTTGTGTTAGCTTTCAGCGTTGTTGTACCTGTTAGGGTAGACACGCCCGCAACACCAAACGCTGTCGCGTTGATATATGTGTTTGCGTTTTGGACCGAAACGTTAGACGTAACGTTTGCAAGACCGCCAGCAACGTATGTTACTGCTGAACTAATTGATGTATTTGTGTTAACAATGCTGACATTAGATGTAACGTTTGCAAGTCCACCTGCAACATAGGTCACAGCTGCGTTGATTGAGGTGTTTGTGTTGACAATACTTACATTCGAGGTAACGTTTGCAAGGCCGCCGTTAACATATGTGGTAACTGCGTTGATATATGTGTTGGTGCCAACGATTGCTACGTTACTTGCAATGTTTACCGTTGCTCCTGTAACGATCAGATTGGATGTAACATTCAGATTGGATGATACGTTAACAGATCCTCCGCGAAGAGCAGTACCAACAGCAACCGTATTGGCCGCGAAGATACCAATCAGCTGTGAGTTACCTGTTACAGTAGCTCCTGTTACAGATGAGTTTGCCGTCAGCGCATAATTGGTAAAGGTATCCGCCATCTGGTTGGTGATACCCACCCATGAAGCGAATGAATCTGTCGCGATTACTACGTTTGCTATACTTCTAGCCATTTGTTTTTCCGTTTACTAATTGTTGAAGCAGCTGTTTAATATCCCTCATCTCACTCTGCAAAACACTAACCTGCTCTACAGCGTGTTGCAGTTGTAGTGCGCGGTCACGTTCCATCTTAAATTGTTGGTAGCCAGCTTTGTCTATATTTAGGATAGCTGTACTATGCTTATCACGAGCAAACCGCGCATCTTCAGTTTTTTGTAGTGGCGTCATGCAGAAACAGCAATTGCACGCACATCATCCACATAAGGAATCTTTACGCCATCCTCAGACAGAAGAACAATCTTAATGGCGAACGAATCGAATGTCTGGAATTTAGACAGTGCGCGGTTGTAATATGTTAATACGTTTTGTTGTTGAATGTCCAGGTATCCACTATTTGGACGATCCACGACATTCACCAAATAACCTGGACCAATCAAGCTAGAGTTGGAAACAGGGTTTGCAATAGTGATGGTTGTCGAGTTAGCAGCAACAACTGTATCAGTGAAGTACGTCGTTGTTGAGGCAGGATACGACACACGAACAACATCCCCTACTTGGATCGATGTGTTAACTGTACCGGACGTACCTGTGATGACGGTGCATGCAGATGTTGTAGTGAACTGACCATCAACAAGAGTACTCGTCGTAGTGAACGGTACATCATATGCTAGCTCAATTCTATCAAAGATGTTGGCTGGGTTGCTGACGATCGTTACATTGTTGTTAACAGTCAGCTCGGTCCAATCTTTGACATCAAAAGATTCTGTATCTTCCGAGTTACGCAGCTTTGCATAAACAAGGATAGATGTGTTGGCAGGTTTATATGCTCGCACAAACACTTTCAAATCTTCTGCTTTTTGATCTTCTGCAAGAGCAATAGTTTTTGAGATGTAGCGGGCCTTTGCATTACCATTGCCTTTGTACTCATCTGTAGCATCGTTGTTAATTTCATAACGCTCTGCAAACAAGTCCAAGTTTTCTTGACGAACGTATGGTGAAACGTAAGGATTGCTTGTCGTAAGAGTCAACGTACCGTTAAAAGAGCGAACAGGTGTTGCTGCAGTTTGTTCGTTAGTGCTCGATGCCAGAACAGCTGCATATTCATTCAACATTCTACGACGGCCCAAATCAACACTAGCAACTGTTGAAGAAGTAAATTGGTAATCAGCATTAGCAAAGTTGACTGTAGTGGATACAGATGTTCCTGACGGTGCTTTGACGTTAAATCCAGGGACGATGCTGTTGATAGCATAATCGTAAATAGAAACAATGTTTGCAGAAGCTAGCGAGTCAACACCTGTAATGGTCGTACCTGTTGTAAGGTACAAACTACTGTTCGAATTAGCATCTTGAATCACAAGGTAGTCGGTGATGCCATCAGACTGGAAAACTTTACCAACAACTGTCTTGTAATATGTACCAGAGGCAGCAGTAAATGATGGTTCAACGTCTACCGTCATGTAAGTTGCATTTGCAACCGAAACAACTGTACGTACGTCTGTGTTACCAGCAGTACCATCCGTCAAGATAACTTTATCACCTTGAAGCAATGTTGAGTTGAACGCTGTTCCAGTACCGACAACAGACACGCCAGTGGTAGTAATGCTGACAGTACCAGCAGCGTTTGCGCGTTGTTGGTAAATGTCTTCACCACCTTTGAACGAACTGGTGTTAGCATTGAGTTTCAAGATCTCGTAAGGACGGTTTTTAATCTTGAACGTTGATGATGTTGATAAAAATTTAGCAACTTTCAAGCGGAACGAAAGATCAGCATCACGTTCTGGAGTCAGTTCTTTACCGTTAGTAATCTTGTAAAAGAAACCATCAACTTTACCAGACGATACCTGTGTTTGTGTAGTTGTTCCAAGTACGTTATCACCTGACTTGTTGTACCACAATTGGAAGTCTGAGTCACTACCATCAAACTTAATTAAAATACCATAACTACGTGCTGTTGGTACTGGAATAGGTTGACGAAACGTAAACGTTGTAGCCTCTGTTCCACTCGTGCTCGTAGCAATATCTGCATATTCTACACGAGCACCAAACGTGTGATGCACTAAGTTAAGATCTGGTGTACCGTTCTCCAAAACGGGGCACAGATACACCGATGCACCTGGGCCTCTGATACCGGATTTTGTTTTTCCGGCTACAGGCTTTCGGTAGAAGTAAAGATCGACGGCTGTCAAGAAAGCCTGATCGGCTCCTTGGACAGCGTCTTTGTCCAGATAAAATGTCTGTGCTAAATCAAACCCTAGCATATTTGTTCCTGTCGTATTTGTTATTGTTTGACTTCTGCATAGTCACTTTCCGGCACAACGTATACCTGTATGCGGATATGTGATCTAAAATAAGACAACACCGTCGATTCGAAGTCGTTTGCAAGTGTGTCTATTGCTGAGGCAGCAACGATTACTTCTTTGTTGCCAGCTACACTATTCGCTTTTTGTTGTGCTTGATCAACTGCTGTTGCGTCTGATGTGAGACCTGAATCATAGTAATAGTCAAACGATACCTTACCGTCTGCGTCGGTGATTATCGGATCACCGATCTTACCGCCAACGGGCTTAATTTTTGAAGCGTCAACTTTCTGTCTTTCAAAGAAAAAGTTATGATATGTCGACGGCATCAGAGAAGATACTTCAAAACGAAATACCTGCTCACGTGCCAGAAAGAATAGACGAGGATTAATTTTCTTCGGCATTTTTTACCTTTACTTTGCCATCCAGGCTAGTGTACCAATGAATCTGGTGATGCCGAATAGTGCCTTCTTAGCAACACCGTCCTGCAAGGCAACTGCAAATAGCATGTCATTTACCCATTTAATGTTTAGTTTATCAAGCACCTTGTTTACGATGTATGACCCATATTGTAGTTCGCGGCCATCTGAGGTGAATCTACGCATAATCTCCATCGTTTGATCGTGATTGATACTGCCACGTAGAACTGCACCAGCCAACGCGTAGCCGTGACCGACGATCGATGTGGTACCAAAGCCGTTAACAATATATGTACCGTCCCCGTCAACCCACAAGTTATATACTGGTCGGTTATCAGATGGAATCATTTCAACGTGATCGGTATATTTATCAATGCTGACGGACATACCTAACCATGGATATCTCATGTATGTCTCATTAGGGTCAACAGACACCAATTCACCGTTAATGATCAGTGGGTGGTTAACAGTGACAAAAGGCTTAAACGATGGTGATGGAGAATACAATGAATCCCATGACGTCTTACGCAACATCTCAATATAACGAACAGTGTTGACTGTTTTCATATCAGATGCAAGTACACGTTCACCAGCCTTAACGTCTTTAATTTGCTTGGATGATCCATCAGCCATAAAGATGATTGTTTCAGGTGTGAAGCAATCGCCATCAGATATAGGCGAAAGAATACCGTCAACCAAATCACCCACACCCTCAACTAGACCCTCGAAGAATCCACTATCATCGCCTGGACCACCATAGTTAGGTGGTGGAAGTGGTGGCGGATCCTCCACAACCGTGACTTCGCCACGTGTCTGAATGGAGAAGGAGGAAGGAGTAATTGTACCTTCGCCGTTGAATTGAATGCGGTGACCGTCAACCCCTACGACAGAGCTCTTGATACTTTGATCGATCAGCAACTCATCAGTAAAAGGCAACATCAGGGTATTACCAGTCACAACGGAGTTAGCTGTAGCAGTATCTGTCAAATCAAAGCATGCTTCAAAGTTAATCTGCTTTGTAGGTGGTTTCAAAAACCCTTTTTGCTGGTCAATTGTTGCAGCATATTCGCGGCTCGATAGATCGACTTTTGTGTAGTCATCAAAAGGCTCAACGAAGAAGCCATTCTTGAAGCGGCTGGTTGTTGGTGTAATTCCGCTAGGGATAACCACATCTTTAATTGCAGATTCTACTTGACTCAAAGAGACAGCATACTCTACGTTGGTAAGTCGACGCTCAATAGCGCCAAGATCCTGCATAGTGTATCTACGAGGCTGCTCGTTACGTGTACCTTTGGATGCACGTGTGTTAATCTTATAATCAGCAGTTCGTTTTGAAATTGGTCCTTTAGAGCTACCAACTCCTTTTGAAACAAACTCTAGTGTGGTAGAGTTGAATGCAGATGGTAGTGAAGGATATGGAGGAATAGTCAACAACGCCAACGTAACAGCATCAGCTGGTGCGCGGGGTGGAACAGGCTGTGATAGTGTTGACACGCCACTCAACACTTCGAACGTGGAGTCTTGACGTACAACGACGCGGTCCATACGTGTGTTGTAGTATTCAACACCAAACGTAACAGCGGAGTCTGGTACAGGGAAGAACTGGTCGTCACCACTCAATGCAAACGTATTTGCAGGATTGACAGTCGCGCCAGCCACAGTCGTGGATAGGTTAGCGGTTGCAGTACCGTATGGACGGAAATCGATAACATCACGCTGGTCATAATAAATGCCTTTGTTTGTGATCGTTTCTGGAATTTCCAGTGTGTTAATTGTGGTGTTTGAAGCTGCCAGAGTCTTCGTATCATCGATGTTGTACGAACCAACAGTAAAGAAACCTTCTTGACCGTTATTTGTAAATACATCAAGCTGAGCCATGATATACTGGTTGGTATTAACAGCAAGATTTGCACCAGTGTTCAATACCAAACGAGAAGTGCGGTATGCGTTTTCATCATCACCAGAATCTACATAGAAGTATTTTGTTACATCTGTGCTCGATGTGTTAACAGCAGCATCTGTACCCAAAAACACCTTCTTCAATCGAGCGGCACCAGGAAGACCAAGTGCCCAAGGACCGGTGTTGCTTGACACGTTGTTGCTTGTGTGTAGCTTAACAAAGATATCGCGTTTGATTGTTTTAGTAACAGGAGTTGCTGCGGTAGACTTAATATTGTAAACAGCAATAACGTTAGCGGTTCCGGCCAGCGTTTTGTTGATGTTGATGGTAACAGTCTTGCTACTAGCAGAAACAGTGATGGTGCGGTCGCTTCTGTTTTCAACATCCAACGGATAAAGAGCGGGATAGAATATTACAGCGTTTGCTGTAAACGAAACAGATGCGTTAGACGTCAGCGTCAGGTATGTGTTATTTGCAATTGAAGAAACCTGTCTAACAATGCTGGATCCGTTAGCGGCAAGTAACTTAACATGGTCACCAACACGTAGATCACTTGCAAACGTCGTGCTTGTTCCAACAATGATAGTGTTGCTTGCATTGACTGCTAATGACCCACCAATATTTGCTGCAGCTTGCGTGTTTGCAATTGGGAATACGATGAAGTCGCGTTCCTGTGTTGAAGAAAGCGTGCCATCACTATATGGGAATGATAGGCCTGATCCCAACGGACCAATAACAACTTGGCCACCAGACGTTAGTTGTAGTGTAGCATCGGATACTGTTCTATATTGATATGAAAGATCGCTTAGTGTAGCGACCGCTGGTTGACCGATATTGAATATCAACTGATCGTTATTCACATCATTCAAGAATGCTAGGTTTGCTGATGTTGTAGCATCATACTCAAGAGCAATATCAGCGATACCGTCTTGAACAGTACCATCGAAAAATATGCTTCTCGCTTGACGGAAAGAGTGTCCAGGAGTCATTACAACATCAAACAAATACATTCTGTATACACAGTCTGGTGTGCCTGGGCTGCCAGAATCAATAACTAGTGAACGAATGCGGGCAGTACCAATTTGGGTACCTGCAGGTGCAATTGATCCGTTTGTACTAATAGTAGATGCTGACACATATTGTTTTGCTGTATCATAAAGACTGACTGTATCACCAGCTTTGAAGTTAAACAAGCCAGCTAGTTCTTTGACCTTGACGTAGTTACCGTAGTTAACAGTAATACTTTGGTTGCTCAACGAAGTCTTCGTTGTGGAGCGATCAACATCAAGGTAGTTGTTGTACGATGTCTGAACACGGTAACCAGAGATGTATGCCAGACCAGGGTCAATAACTGTCTGTACAGTTGATGTGTTTGGCGTTGCCTTTTCTTTCGTACCAACCTGGAATGAATCAACAACAAAGTTACCTTGTGCCTCACGTGTACGGCGCGCTAGTTCATCAGCAAGGTTAGAGTATACAGAAACACGGTTTTCCTTATATGGGAACCCTTCTTTCCATTCAGCCAATGCAAAGAAGTCTACGTTAGCCTGAGCTTCTGCTGTCGTCATCAACGTAAGAACAGGAGTAAGCGTTAGACGATCAGCACCAGGAGCTGTATAATTGGTTGTGTTAGCAGCGTTATCATACAGAGACTCATCTGTATAAGCATCAACAATGGTTTCAACAGTCTTAAAACCAACAGCAACGCTATCTGGTGCAGTTGTAAACTTATCAACTGTGATAACTTGTGGTTCTACTTTAAGGAAGTAACCTTTTTGGTAGATGATACCTTCGGACACACCAAATGCATATCCAGTTCCGATGGCGTTTGTGCTGGTATTAGCAACAGTGATCAGAGCCTTGAAGTTGCTTGGTTGCAAGTCAAGGTTATTAACAGTTGCTGTCGAGTTAGCTGTTTTTAGGGTAACGTGAGGAAGGAAGTCATAACCAGCACCACCATCAGCTAGTGTAAGTGTCTGAACAATACCCTGTGTATCTGTAGAAACCAGACCAACTGCGCCACTACCAATCAGCGACACAACGTTTGCTGTTGCACCACTAGTTCCACCGACAACGTTGTAACCAGTCGACATTGTCCACGCATTAGCACTTACCGATGTGTTAGTCAAATCAGCCGTGCGTGGCTTAATTTTCAAAATTGTTGTGTTTGCAATTGCGGTTGTATTGACGGAAGCAATAACAGCTTTTGCACCGGTAGTAGACTGTGTAATAGTCTCACCATTTGCAAACGCAATAGTGTTGCCAGTAATGGTGATCGCACTCGTTACTACAACAGCATCTGCGTTAGAAAAGCCCAGACCACCGTTATTAACAGTGACGCTGAATAGGTTGTTGTCTTTGCTATAAACAGTCAACAACTGATCAGGTCTAAATGTAGTATAGATCGCATTACCATTAGCAGTGTCAGGTTGTGAGCTGTTAGTATATTGAAGATACAATGTCTTCAAATCAGGAGATTTTGATTCCAAACCATCTTCATAATTGACGATACGAGCAGTCAGGTTTAGATCACTCTTGACGAAGTAGTCAACATATGAAGATGGAAGAGACGGTGTGCCGCTAGTCTCTGTGTCAAGAATCTTGACGTATGTGTATGTTGGGATGTATGAAAAGTTGACACCACTGATAATGGTGCCAGACTTGAATACATGGTTACCAAATCGCTCGATCTGGTTTTGCAGAATGCTTTGTAGCTGATTCAACTCGCGCGTTTGTAACGCAACGCCAGGTTTAAAAAGAACTTTATAAAATTCTTTAGCCTGATCATAATCGTCAAAATATGGGCTAGCGCTAAGTGTGTTTTCTAATGGCATGTTTTTCTCTTAAAACTGCAGAATAATCTTTACTGTTTCGGATTGGCTGTTGGAGCGTGAAATGGCACTTCCGTTTTCAACGTAGAGCACTTCTCCAGAGCCGATGACCAGATCAGGCGGGTAGGCATAAACAAGCGTTGCAGATGCGCCACTCAATTGGCCGATAATACTGTTACCTGTATTTAGTGTGCCTCTTACATGCGTCAAATAAATGTTAGCGGACGTATTGCTGTGAAACACAGCGTTTGCCAACTGTACGTCAGTCTGGTATACCTCTTCATCAGGAATAAATGATCCTACTATCGGTGTGAATGTGAAACGGTTGCGCTGATCAAAGGTATTAAAATTCTTTGCTTGACCGTTAATCTGGTAAGATACTAATGATGAGGTTGCACCCGACGACCCACCTTGTAGGGGGTTCACAGTAGAATTACCTGTTAGAAAGATACCACTAACGTTCGTAAGAGTGAGGGTGTTAATGTTGTCAAATTCAGTAACGATACCGACAGCACCTGTCGTTGGTTGCGTAACAGTTTCACCAATACTGAATACACCAGTCAGAGAACCGACGGTAAATTGCACGTTTGCAAATAATGGATCTTTAACAAGGCCTATCGAGCGGTAGTCGTTGGTAACAGGAATGGTGCCAACTTCCGAATTTGCAAATGTAGTGCTGATGCACAAAGATGTGCTACCAAGTTCATATGATGGGTCTGATCCGTGACCATTTTTTGGTCCAAGTACAATACCCAACACAGCAGTGTTTGTAGTACCCGAGGTATTACCAGTAACACGGGCTGATGCATATGTGTATCCGCTGCCACGCGTAACAATCTCAACTTGAGAGATTGAATTAGAAGAGGCAGTGTTTACGAGCGCTCGCGCAATAGCACCTGTTCCATCACCGGTAATGACAACGGCTGGTGTAATTTCGTACTGTGATGTTACATCTGGCGCAACATTAAATGCTGTGTCAAGCTCGATCGTTTTAGTACTACCGATTACGGTATAATCAACGATTCTACGACCCTGACCGTTACCGGTTCCATTTTTAATGTAAATGAAACTGCCCGTATAAAAGTTATTTGATGATGTTGCGTTATTAGCAATGTTGTATTTTAGCGCATCACCACCAACGCGAATGTCAGAAGATAAAAAAGTATTAGACAAATACGTGTTGTAATTAGATCCTGGGTATGCGGTCAATATAACATCAACAGCACCGGAAACTGCATTAGCAACAACGTCGTTATTTGCAATAACAGGCATCGATGTTTGTGTTGCAAATTTATTAAACGTGGTGGAATCCACAGAATACATATATTTCCACACATATCCATCAGACGTGCTATAGAACTCATCTGCTGCTGATGTTTCGCTTAATTTTGGTGCAACAGTCGACGGGGTGTTGCTGTTGTTATCCAAACACTTAAACACATCATATGTGGTGTCGTTAACAACAACATAGAATTGTTTATCTGTTAAGTCTTCCGAGCTACGGTACGCTGAGTAACTAGTATTAGTTGACCAATCATAACGTGGCACCATAGGTACTACATCTGTAGGCCCTACACGCTTACCAAATAGCATTTCATTATAAGATGTATATAATGTTTCATCGACGCTGTTTATAATATCCGGAACGACAGTATCTCCTGATGGATAAACTTGGTGGCGTCCTGCATAGACATAATACACGCTATTAGCAGTTTCGTTAATAGACTCGATAAACTGCTTCACATTGTGTAGACGAAAGTAATTAGATATTAGTTGCTTTGACATTTGTTTCGTTTTAGTAAGTAATACTATTTATGATGCTAATTGGAGTATCTACTTCCGAAATGGATACAACACGTCCAAATGCTTTTGTACCAGCGACGTGTGTAATTTGCTTCAACACGTCGATATATCTGTCAAACGGAATTTTTGTTTGAACTTCATAGCTGTATTCTTGATAGTAATCGTTATCATGGATCTTTTTATCTGAATCGAGGAAGCCTTTAGTGCTTGAGAAGTAACCATTACCTTGTCCTTGTTTACCTAGATCGACTATAGCAGTTACTTCAAAAGGGCTATCTTCTTTAATCAGAGTCACTGTTTCGTTTTGAATATAACCGAAGCCTGAATCAACAACCGCCATACGTGTTACTACTCCGTTTGCTGTCTGTACGTTTGCAACAATGTTTGCATTCAAACCAACAGGTAGGGTTGTCTTGTCCTGATCAATGTTAGCAATAATAGCCGTCGCACCGGAAGAACGACCAATAACAGTGCCACCAGTAGTAAATGTGTTTTCAAGGTTAATACGCTTCAGTTTAAGAAGTGATGTATTTGATCCACTCTTTACAATACCACGAGCAACAGTTGCATATGTGGTTGCAGCCACTGCAGACACGTTTGCAGTGCCACCAGTATTCAACGATTTTAATTTATATGTTCCACTCACTACAAACGTACCAAACGTGTTAGCAACTTTAATCGTGCCAGCACCACCTGATATGCCAGCCTCTAACACATATCCACTAGCCGCCACATTGGCTGTAGCATTTGATTGATACACAAATTCATTGACTACAACAGTTGTTGTGGGTGTACCGTTTGCAGCAGTTCCGGAGAAGTTATTTACAGTCAACTGAACAGCAGGTAGGTCATATGTTTGTTGGATCTGCTCCCCGTAAATAAACACACCAGTCTGTGGTGTAATGTTCATTAGATAATCATGTCGATCATATCCTGTTACACGTGGCTCAACCACAGCAACAAATGGATCAACGTTGTAGTCATTACCAGGATTGATCGATACCAGTGATGCAATTGATCCAATGGTTGTCGTATCGAATCTCAAACAATCAAACAAAATACTATCTATGTTAGAGCCAGGATATTTGACAAAACCAAATCCACCATATGCGAAACCACCTGTAATTGCTTGCGCGGTACCGTACTGCAACGACGCACCAGAGTTATTTCCAGTTAGATTAATCGTGCTGAAAACGACGTTGGATGTGTTGTTGCTATACAGGAAGTCGGGTGTTAATAATACAGATTCAGTGTCGGTTAGATAACCGATAGAGAATCCTGCATCTGTGCCAATACTAATGTTTGCGATGGTAGCTGTCGTGTTAGTTGTCAGACCGACTAGGTTAGCATACGGTGTTTTAACAAATACACTTCCAGTAATGTTATAAACACCAACAAAATCAGTGTTGGTGCCAACAATTACAGCATTTGTCGTGCGGTCAGCATAGGAACCAACAACTGCAGTTGTTGTGTTGCCTTTAATGGCAAACGTAGTATCTACAGAAACAATGTTTCCAGAATACGGAGCAACGATAATGTAGCCAGCTGTGCTGTTTGTTGTAGATGAGGATACAACGATAGCATTAGCAGATACGACGCCGTTTGCGTGATAGTTTTCAATCACCGTGCCAGGAGCGAAGCCGGCATTGTTTGGCGTTGCAGTTGTATAACTAATATTTGCTAATCGCTGTACAACTGTTTCAAGTCTACTGAAATCTGTGATTTGTGTGTTGCTGTTTGTTATGTTTGTAACATTTAGTACCTTATCAGATACGATCACTTCAGAATCGAGCGCATAACCCCAACCACCGCTCTCAAGTGGTGTAGTAAAAATAAAATTAACCTTACCGGTTTGATTTGATACTTCCGTAACACGAGCTTTACCTTGTCGGCCGTTTTCAGACTCAACAGTAAACACATCACCGACCTTAAAGTTGGCCCCACCTGTTACCACAGTAACTTCTGTCATCGATCCTACGATTGTGGGAGCATCGTCTATTACCGTATCAGATGAAAGAGTGATCAGCTCACCTGTTGTAAAGTCGCCCCGTATATCACTCAAATATAAGATATCAATGAACTTTGTACCGATGCGTCTACGTACCAAACTTTCTGCAAAGGCTTTGGCACCTGTGATACTACCGATAATTTCATGACCAACAAGGGTACGAGTCTTCGTGGACATAGATAACTCAAGATATAATGGGCGCACCCATGTTCCGTGAGATGACTTTAAAATATCATTCTTTGGATAATATATCGTGGCCTCTTGGTCAAACAAAGCACGAATAGTAGTACTAACACTGTCACCTGTACCTTTATTTTGATAGAGACTTAAAGAGTTCTTTGTAAGCAAACGTGAATCTGCCTCAGAAGCAAACGTAATACCGTTTAAGTATTTCTGTTTAAAGTGCGTGACAAAGTCGTCCGAGGTCTTATCAATATCACGAATGTCAAACAAACTACGTGATACATGTAGTGCTTGATTATTGGTTTCCATCCATGCATAATACTGCTGGACAAAGTCAATAAACTTTGGACCATGCTCCTGATAGAATTCAGGAAACTGAGTCTGTACTAGTGGCGTAATTAGGCTTTCAATATTTTTCATAGCTTAGCGCCGGCAACGTTAACAGTTACATCTGCAGGATCAATCTTAATAATCATGTTTTTCAAACTGCTGATATTTTTTGATGCAGTTTTAAGTCTGAACTCAATGTATGAACCAGAATAAGCAGCAATATTTAAACCAGATATTGCGATCTTGCCTGTGATATAATCAATATTACCGACCTTCTTAATAATTTGAATAGAGTCAGCTTGCTGTGCAGCAACAAAAACATTACCCAAGGTATCGTCTACCAAGGTACATGATGCGTTCTGGTATGTAAAAGTTGTGGTTGTAAGAGTGTGGCCGTAGTGAGCCTCACTGACGTTCAACTTTTTACCTGTTTCAGTTGATAGAGCATTACCGATACTAAAGTTGATATCTGTTGATTGACCTAGCTTAGGAGCTACACGCTTAATCACAGTCAACGTTGTATCATTAGAAAGGATACTTGAATCGGCACCATCGATTGCACTGCACAATGCACTATAGAATAATGTCGTCTTGAAATCTTCGAGCTCTACGTTGTTGTAATCACTGATGGATGCTTGAACAAGCGACTTAATATCTGCCGTCGTTTTGCTTGTCTTTGTAACATCATACAAAACATCAGACTGTACCCGGACATACAAAAAGTCTGGGTTTACGAAGTTGACATCGATCGTCAGCGGCGTTCTGTCTTTGATATAATCATAGAACACATCTTTACGGGACTGTGGTGCACCGTCAGCATCTGCAACGTCAACGGAAACAAACACACGACCGTACTGTGGTGGGTCTGCTTCTTCACCACCGTAAACACTGATTGATTGGATCTCAGGAAACTTGGTCAACAACAATGTTTCATAGTCAGAAGATGTAACTGCTCTGTTTTGTGATTGGAAAGAACGTGGAGCATTGAAGCGAATGGATTCGACCGTTTCAGCAACAGCACCACCAGTAGCAGCACTGACTGTTGTAACAGCTACAGATGAGTGTCCGTCGATAGGTCCGTCTGAAATAAAGCGCAGCGCCCCGTTCGGCAACTCGCCGGAACATGCTCTGTATCGCACAACTACCGTAGAGCCGTCCTTTGGACGGCGACCGAATACACCATCACCAAACAAAATTTCAAACTGTTGGTTTTCTGCAGCTTGAACAAAGTACACTGGGGAAGTGCTCGTCAGATTGATAATCTTGGATACTGGTGTAAATGTTGTAGATGTCTGTCCGTTGTCTTCATACACCGTAACATCTAAAATAGACGCATCAACAGTGGGGTTAGAAATAACAAAACGCTGTCTTGTGCTTTGATTATTGACGACAAAAGATTCTGTTGTTACAACACCCTCGTACACATCTACGTCTAGTGTAAACTTACTATTCACCAGATTAGTAGCCACCAACGTTTCATTTGTGGTAAACGAATATGTATTAGATCCTACTTTAGAAGTGAAGGAAGTAAATTTCGGAACCACAACGGACGATACATCGTATGCTGGAGTAATGTCAACAGTTATTTTTGCTTTAGCAGCAGTAAACGAACGTGGGGTATAGTTGAGTTCTTTTGCATGAGACACGACACTGTCACGGAGCTGTGCGGTGTCGAGGAACATCTCACTAGCTACCATGTTGGTATAAAAACCATTTAGGTATGTGTTATATGCCAGTAAATCTAGCAACACATTGATGTTCGATCCCTCGAAGTCAATGTCTTTGAATTGGGTGTTATTTTTGAGAAACGACTTTAGATTTGACTTCATTGACGCAAAGTCAAGTCCAACTAGGTCGATATTGGTATTCGCCATTTATCTGATCCTATCGAGAATTAGTTCGAGAGTTATAGGTTCTTGTTTATTTATGATTGAGAAAACAATAGTGACAAAAACTGTCCCTGTGTCGTAATCCCCACTAGCTGCGACGTCAATCACCCTTGCTCTGGGTTCATAATTTTCAATTGTCGTTTTGATCAGGTCTGCCACAACAAGCTCTGTTGCTGGCGTTAACTGCTCGAAAAGCATTGTGCGCACATCACATCCCAAAGAGTAGTTAAAGAAGCGCTCACCTCGATTGGTGAGCACTAAACTCTTTATGGATTGTTTGACGGCGTTTTCGTTCGTGTATTTTACCAAATCTTTTTTAACTGGATGAGAGTCAAAGTCTGTTAAGAAGTCTGAAAACAACTCAGGTTGTTTACTTTGTAGTGTGTCTTGTGCTGTTTGTCTGACGATAGCCATGTCAGTCTCCTATGATAACCGTGCCGGAACCAGAATTAATCGTACCGTTGTCTGGACCATTCTTTTCTGTATCATCATCAAGTGTAGAATCCCCAATACGTGCCGCACCCATTGTGCCATTGTTCAGGTTGATAGTGGATCCCTGAATAGTAATAGGTCCTTTGACGTCTAAGTTGTAAGACCCATCCACTTTGATATTGACATTGCCTTTTACAACAACTTCAACATTGCCTTGCACATACACCGTTTTATCCTTTTGGATAATTTCAAAATCATTACCTACGATCTTGTTTACGCGCTGGCCACTAGCATCTACTTCCATGTATGTGCCAGTGCGATGATACACGTGTAGACGTTCGTAATTTGGTGTGTCATCCACCTCTATTACGTGACCTGACTCTGATTGCATTACTTTGTTGTACGGATAAAACGCACTGTAAGCAGACGGAGGCTCTGGGCCGAGTTGAGTCTTGTTTAAACTCATTGCTCCTAGAGCTAGCTTTGAAATATCATTGACATTATCAGGTGCACCATACAAAGTTCCCATGATTACAGGAATTTGCATTTCATTGCCATCCATGAAAAAGCCGATTACTGTTGAACCCACTTGAATACCTGTAGGCGAAACACCAACTTGCTTGGTTCCGGACGTAGTCACTGGCATCATTGATACTGCCCATTGCAAATCCTTGGTAGGCGTATCAACCTCATCACCATGAAATCCATATGCACGTACCTGCACACGGCCAAGCTGCTCGGGGTCATCTCTATTTTCAACAACTCCGACGAACCATCTAAAGCCCTCAGTACCCATGCTCTTTGTTGTCATGTTGCTGCTCCAACTCGTACACAATCAAACACAACTTCGTGTTTAGGTACTGTGCTATTTGTCACCATGTGACGCAATCTAGTAATCATATAGTTGCCTGTTAATACTTCATCCTGCTTTTTCTTACCTGTTGTACCAGTTGCTTCCGGCGCTTCCAGACGTATTACATCACCTGCCTTTAGACCAGAATCACCATGAATTAAAATACGTGTAACGTTTTGATTCAGCAGCATGACATATGAGTTACGTACTGGCAGCATGTCCTCGATAAACTGATCTGGGCGGGATGTGTCTTTTGGTATAAAGAATCGACGTGGCGATGTGCTAGCAAACTCTGATACAAAGGCATCAGTGTTAACGTTTTTGTCTTTGTCATTAGTCTTTTGGAATTTACCAAAAGCATCTTTCAGTTTAAATGTTGTTGTTGAAAACTTTTTCTGCTTGATATCGAATACATCAGCAACCGCATAGTGCATGCCATCATTAAGGTTTCTTACAGTATCAACGCTCGTAATATTTTCAAAGCTCAATACGGTGCGGTTTGATAGAAACTGACTTTCCTTATCTGATGTTGGCGATTCGTTAAAATTGAACACACGAGAGCCGATGCTCTTTTTGCCATCATCGATAAGACCTTCAACTGTCTTGAAGTTGAACCCTTGTTGGTTTTCGAAAAACACATATGATGATGATGCATATGAGATACTAACCGCGCGTCTGCGGCACATATCAATTGCTACCAGTGGTGCCATTCTTGGGAATACAATATTCTGTGTTCCCTTAGTGTCATCTACAATTAGCTTCTTTTTAGTCTTCAAAAACGTTGTCAGAAGATCGCTAACAGTAGAGCTCAGCGCCTGATTGAAACTGTGAGCTACGACATTCGTACCGTTGTTAAGATGTTCCTCACTTACACATTTCAACATGTAGTGCATTAGCTTTCCGTTTTCTGAACGAACAATGTTAGCTACTTCAAAACATCTAAATTGTTGACGAGTTGGTTTTAGACCAGGCGTACCATACTCAACGGTGATAGTCTCTTCACCAATAATCGGGAACGAGGTGAACAGACCGATAGAATCCGTCATGAAAAACAACGCGTACATTGTAGGTTTCGTCATGTCTTCAAACACATCGAACCCTTGCACTTGGTCAAGTATATTGACCCCGGCGCTGATATTTTTATTCGTCATCTCCAATTTAAGGAGCTTAACGTCACCGTTTTCTACGCGCTTCATGCTGTCAACAACTCTTTCATATCACGCTCAACCACATCTAAGTAGGATGGCGATAACACACGGATAGTTTTACGGCTCTCATTTTCCATGTGGGCCGCTTCATAAGCAGACACAGGAGTCCAGTACGCAAACTCATCCAAAGGAATAGTTTCACTAATCACTGTCGTGTTTGTGATATTGCCTTGGCTAATAGATCCGTTTGCAAATGTTCCTGTCACGTGTCTAATAGTCAAATTGGTTGTATTTGCAAACGCAACTGTTCCACGAGCACTGCTTTGTGTGATGATATCATTTACATACACATTGCTGAACGTACCAGTTAATCCTACCACTCTATTAGTTTCAACAAACATATCAAGCGGTTTCCGCTGATAGTTGATAATCGTGTCATTGTAACCAATGATTGGTTGCCAGTATTTCTTGACATTTGTAGCTAGAGCATCATATGCAGCTGTTGATATCACCCTATCATCAGTTGTGTAGTTAATCATATAATGTGATATTTGTGCTTGTGAGTTTGCCACATTACCAAACTTAGTAATCAAAAGATTATTGACTTCATCATCACTACGGGGCCACTCATAGTATGGATCTGTAATGTCGTTAGCCATATAGATCACCCAATCATATGATGAGTCATTATAATACCGCTCAGCAATTTGATCTGGGCGTTCATTATCGATAACGGTATATGGATAAAACAAAGCTGCGTTACGAATAATGCTTTCTTTGAATTTGACCTTTGCAATAACATTTGTTACTGCCTTGTCATCATATATCAGCGATGGGAAGTATGAAAAGAAACTAGACATATTATGGGTTCGGTGCGTCTTGCATTGTTGTTAAAGGTTCGACATCTTCACGAGTAAATACACTCACTTCTTTGAATACCATATCGATAATTACTTCAACAGGATCACCTGTTTTGAAAAAAGCCGGTCCATTTGGTGAGTAGTTGATATTCAAACTTTCGAGCACGCATTCTTTCATCTTCACAATGTCTTTGTTACCAGCAATCATTTTAATTTCGCATGTTGCAGGAAAGGTAAACAGGAAGTTTGAGTCATTCAATAGACCTGGAAGCATTCTTGTTTTGAAGTTATAAATAATCTTCTTGATCGTCTCCAGCTCTTTAGCGTTAGAAGGAATCAGACGGTATGAGAATGAATGTTGGCGTAGCCCCACGTTACTGAACACTGTAGCAAGATGAGGGTTAGGAATAACACCTAGTGCTCGATCCAAAATACCAGTTTCATTACCAGACGTAACAGCGCCACGCGCCAACACATAGGCACCCTGAGCACCACTTAGCTTCGCCATCGCAGCATTGGTGTCTTGGATACGCTGTCTAAAGTCCTGTGTCCCACCCTGCCCGGCCATTTCACGACCAATCGCAATAGCGGTATCACCAAGCTGACCAGCAATAGGTCCCAGTGCTGGTGTGTCGTATGTTACACCAAAGTTTTCAGAAATGTTGCTAGGAACTGGGAGGATGATGGTGACATCTGACAATTCCTTTTTATCTTCGAAAATATCAACACGTTTATACTTCTTGAAAGTAAACATCGTGAAGTATTTCAACTCAGCAGGGAACGTCAATGCTCCTTGATATTTCACAGGGCGGACTTCTTCCGGGCGCTTTTGGCTCGAAGATGTTGGTGCGGTTGCTTTCTTATCGTTTACTGGAAACGATGTTGCTTTCTTTGTAGCGCTACCTAAAGCATCAGATATCTTTCCAACACCGGATTTGAGTGCGTCTGATATCTTTTGAATGCCCATTTTATCCGCAATTGTTGAAGCCGTGCTATATAAGCCAGACGGATCAGACATATAAATATTTCCTATGAGTTATAAAGGCTTCTTCAAACCGCGCAATCCTGCAAAATACCAGGGCGATCCATTAAACATTATCTACCGAAGCCGGTGGGAATTGAAGTTTATGGGTTATTTAGACTCCCACCAAGATGTATTGGAATGGTCTAGTGAGGAGTTTTCAATACCATATCGCTCGCCAATTGACAACAAGATCCATAGATATTTTCCGGACTTTTTGTTGAAAAAGCAGAACGCTGATGGTAAAATAGAAAGAGTCGTAGTGGAAATAAAGCCTTATAAGGAAACAAAGGCACCAACACCACAAACAAAGCAGACTAAACAATACATCCGTGAAGTTTACACATGGGGTATAAACAGCGCTAAATGGGAAGCGGCTAGACAATTCTGTGCTGACCGTAAATGGACGTTTCTAATAATGACCGAACACGAACTCGGAATTAAATTCTAATGACAATCTCTAAACAACAACAGATATATCAGGACCTGCTGAATACTACAGCGGATCCAAAGACAGCCACCAGCAAATCTGTTGAGTGGTTGACACAACAGACTTCACGTTCGCTTTCGCAAGTGTCTCCACAGCGTATTGTCAATATTGCCGAAGACCGTCTAGTATCACAAATTACAGTCGGCCGCATGTATCTATTTGCATACGACCCTAAAACAAAAGAAGATCTACCGTACTATGATAAGTTCCCACTTATCTTTCCTTTCCGACGTGTAAAGGGTGGTTTCTACGGTATCAATATGCACTACCTTCCACCTTTGCTCCGTGCAAAGCTAATGGATCAATTGTATTCGTTAGCAAACAACCTTAACTTTGACGATTCAATGAAGTTAAAGTTGTCCTATAACATTCTGAACAGCGCATCTAAGTTTAAGTATTTTACTCCATGTGTAAAGCACTACCTAAATAGCCACGTCCGGTCACGCTTTATTTCTGTGCCCGCTGATGCATGGGATAGAGTGCTGTTTCTTCCTCTTGAACGATTCGTCGGTGCCTCGAAGCAGCAAGTGTATAGAGATAGTCGAAATAAAGTACGAGGATAAAAATGGCTTTGCTTAATACAGCAATGAATGCTGTCGGAACAGTGGCAGCACTTAAATCTCTTTTTGGTGAAAAGCCAAAAGGTAGCTCATCAGGTAAGATGAATGAGTTTCTTGCTCAGGTAAGAAGCTCCTCTGTTGCTCGAACAAACCTTTTCGATGTAACGATCAATGCGCCAAAAGTATTGATCGGAAAGAAGGCTGATGCAGCAGCAAAGATATCTCTTTTTGGTCACGCAGCACAACTCCCTGGATACTACATTCAAACGAGCAGTGTAAAGCGCTACGGCTATGGCGTCTCTGATAAATTTGCATACGGCATCGAACACAACGATATAACAATCAAGTTTATCGGCGATGGTAAGGGTGAAGTCTACAAATTCTTCTACAACTGGATCCAGAACATTGTAAGAGGCGACTATAGCGCTCTTTATGGTCAAACTGACAGCAACGCTAAGGAAGCATTTGAGGTTGATTTCAGAGAAGACTATGCCACCGACATTGATATCAACACATACAACGAGCAGGGCAAGGAAGTCCTGATCAACCGTTTAATCAGCGCATACCCTATAAACATTACAGAGGTCGATCTGGATTGGGGTGGTGAAGGGATGATGGAATTCAGTGTGCAGTTTACCTTTAGAACCGCACAACTACGAAACGCAGAAGATCCTCCTATTGCAGATACGGGCAACGGTATCCAGGAGCTGTCTCTACTACAAAAGCTGGTAAAGATTGGCACAGCAGTGCAAGTAATCTCATCTTTGAAGCGTCCTTCCAACGTACAACAAGCATTGAGCTCAGCGTCGACGGTAAAAAACTTATTTTAAATTATTAGGAGTGAATTGTGGGACTACCAAAACTAGAACACCCAACTTTTGTATTGACATTACCATCAACACAGCAGCAGATTACATATCGTCCATTTTTAGTCAAAGAAGAAAAGATTCTTCTTGTTGCGCAAGCGGCTAATGATGTGGCGGAGACGTTACGCGCAATCAAACAAGTTATCAACAATTGTATCGTCACTGATAAAGTGGATGTGGAATCTTTTACCACATTTGATCTTGAGTATTTCTTTTTGAAGCTGCGCTCTAAGTCTGTTAACAATATCGTAACACTTAGCTACCGCGATGCTGAGGATGAAGAAGTATATTCATTTGATATTGATCTCGAAGATATCGAGGTAACATCTTCTACAAACACTACCAATACAATCACCGTAAACGATGATTTAGGTATCGTGTTGAAATACCCTCAAATTGGTGTCACAGAAAAGATGGGTAACGTCGATACCATGACAGATTTCACATTCGAGCTTATGAAGCAATGTGTAGATAAGGTATACACATCTGATGAGGTTTTTAAGGCCTCCGACTACACCGCAAAAGAGATGGAAGAATTTCTCAACGATTTAGATGTTAAGACATTTGAGAAGATTCAAGCATTCTTTGACAACATGCCAAAGATTGAACATAAAATTGAGTATGTCAATAAGCTGGGCAACCAACGTGAAATTGTTCTAAGAAACTTACAAGATTTTTTCTCGTTGGGCTAAACCACAATAGTGTGCCCAATTACTATACGTTGTGTTTTAGCCTGATCCAGCACCATAAATACTCATTAACTGAAATTGAACATATGTACCCATACGAACGCGATTTGTATGTCGATATGCTCAAGGATTACCTAGAACAAGAACAACAAAGACTAAACAGTTAAATGGCCACGAAAAAAACCAAAGGCAACAACTCTGTAATTAAACAGACAGCAGAGTCTATTAAATCTGTTGCTAAAGAATACGCCGCTGAAAAATCCCACCAAGTAATCGGCAATGCTTTTGGTGGTAGTCTTGTTGGACGTGTTATGCAATCCACGTCAGAAAAGATGTTTGGTAAGGTTGATCAACGTGGAATGATGGGTGCAACTGTTCTGCAAACCCAACAGCAAATGGCAGCTACTATGATGAGAGTAGAGATCATTGCTCAGAATGTATCCGATAATCTCTACAACATTGCTGGTATATTGAATGCACAATTAACGTCGATGGAACAAACACGACGTGACATGAGAATTGCAAAGTCTCGTGAGCAAGCAATAAGCGAAGAAGCAACACTTGAAAAGATAGCAGGCGGCAACAAAGAAGGTGGGCTGCTTGGAGATGCGGCAAGAGGAGCTGGTTTAATCAGAGCGTTATCGAGTCCTCTTGTTGTTGGTGGTCTAGTGACGGGTGTGCTGGCTGCAGTTGCTAAGTTCCTTGCCAATAGAGGGTTGGAAGATCCTAGTGCAAGAAGTGCTCCTATTAACCGTGTAAGACGCGGAGAAGCGACGAATCTTCGTGAAGCGGGGGCAATGAACCAGCGCGAAGCTTTAAAGGCTAGATCAACTATTACACAGGGTGTCGCTGATGACATCATGAGCGTATTGATAAAGGAAAAATGGAACGGCGCTCAAGCCGCTGCCTTTATCCGTGAATTTTCACCAGAAGCAGATCTATACTACATTATAGACAAATGCTCACCAGCACTGCGTAAAAAGTACCTAGAGACTGTTGGCGAAGTCATTCCTGACAAGAAGCCAGTTAAAATTCCAGCTCCTATTATACCAAAGAGTCTTTCTACTGCAGGTGCTGGAAGAGGTAGCCAGCGCACATATTTGGATTCTAATGGAAACGAAGTCAACACACCTGATGCTGACACAATTGAAAACCAAGTTGCTATCGCTAACGGTCTTGCACCTGTCTATGATGCCAAGCCAGTACCTGGGATGCGTCCTGGTGTAAGCGGTACAGGTGGTATCGGAGCTGCAGAGTCTGGTAACAACTATGATGTAGCGTTCGGGGATAGAGCTGATAAACAGTCTGGTGAAATTTCCAACAGTATTGGTTTGGTTACCGCTAAAGAGTTTGGCGGTAAAAGCCTTTCCGAAATGACACTTGCAGAAGTACAGCGATTCCAAACGACTCGTAACTTCCAAAAACAAGGAACAGGTGCTGTAGGTAAGTATCAGTTCATGCCTAACACATTGTTCGGTAAAGGTGGTTTGGTTGAAAAAGCAGGATTGAGTATGAACGATAAGTTCTCACCTGCCAACCAAGAGAAGATGAATGACATCCTCCAACAACAGAACAAAAATACTTTGCAGGGTGCTGGCGTTGCTCCTACACCAGGTAATATGTACATGGCTCACTACATCGGTGCCGGTGGAGCTATTGCTGTTAACCAGGCAGCCAAGAGAGGCGAAGACATTACGGTCGCCCAAGCTCTTGTAAAGGCTGGACATAGAGACCCTACATCTAACAATCCCGAACTAGCCAGATTGAAGGTTGGTAGTTTTGAGCAAACACTAGCAAGTAGACTAGGTGCTCCTTCTGGTACAGTAGTCGGTGCTGCGCCAAACACAGGTGCACAGGTTGCTACACAGAGTACACAGGTTGCTGCCGCACAATCTACACCTGTATCTGCTGGCAATACAACCATCGTTAACAACAATACGAGTGGCGGAAACCAGGTAGCCGGACGTAGGGCGATCCCCTCGCCAATCGCTGACAGGGGATCGCTAGATCAGAACGTTACGTTCGTGGCGGCTGCTTAATCGTTAGCTAGTCGCTGGAACATTGCGAGATCGTCATCCTCTTGATCATCCCAAGAAGGTGCAGCTTCTGCTCGAGGAGCTGCTTTAGCAGGCTTTGCTGATGCGCGTGGTGGCGGAGCAGAATCTGCTTCATCATCCCAAGCGGATTGGCGTTCTGCTGCTTGAGAAGGACGGCTAGAGCCTTCCAAACCAAGCACCTTATTCAGGCGAGACTTCACTTCGTCGTAGGACTTGTAGTTCTTACGATCCAGGAAAGTGACCAGAGGATATTCCTGCTTCCATACGCTTTCCAATTCATCATCGTCCGTCAGCAATGCAGCTGGGGATTCGAATTCTGACTTGTCGTAGTTCTGGTAGCCTTCAACCTTACGGATCTTCAACTTGAAGTTAGCACCAGCCCACAAATCGAATGGGTTCAGAGGTTGTTCATCTTCGAATTCGGGATTCATCGCAGCATTCAGCTTATCGAAGATCTTTTTACCGAACTTGAACAAGAACACCTTACCTTCATTTTCTGGATGAGCAGGATCCTTAACAACGTAGATGTTGCTAATGAAAGACAGCTTACGCTTTTGGTTACGAACCTGAGCTTGATTGTCTTTAGTACCTGTCGCCCACAACTCACTGTTGTGCTCACACACAGGGCACTTTTCACCGATGGAAGTCAAGCAACCATCGATCAGCCATTGGCCGGAAGCGCTCTTGAATGCATGATCGAACAAGCGAACAAACGGCACATCTTCACCGGCAGGCTGAGGCAGAAAGCGAATAACAGCATAACCGTTACCAGCTTTATCTACTTCGGGACGCCAGAAGCGATCGTCGTCAGACGGCTTAGAAGATTGGGGAGTGGAGAGTTTGGTCAGCTCGTCGTTGAGCTTAGACAGAGAAGAAGAGCTGCTCTTTTTCAGAGAGGAGAAGTCAATTGACATATCGTATTCCTTGTATAGATTGTATTAAATGTATGTTTGTATCCACGGTATCATAACGAACCAGGTATTTATCTTACCTCATTCAGATGGAAGTGGTCAACAAGAACTTTTTTGCATTTTTCTTTGTCGTACTCCATGAATGGATGATACTTCTTGCACCGCTGTCTGATTTCAGGCCAAACAATGGTGTCATTGATCTGACGATTCCATGCTGGCGTGAACCGCATGATATCATTCAGAATAATGAACGTTTCGATCTGGATCTCATCTTGCAATAACAGCTTGAGGGCGTGGGGATGTTGTCCATCCTCTACCACAAAGCTACTCAGCAAGTCATCATTAAACTTTTCCAGATCACTCATGAAAACATACGTCATAGACTGCTTCACCCGCTGCCAGCGTTGATACAGCTGCTCTGTATGTTCATTGTTTAAAAGGTCCCCGACCCATATATCCTTCTTTCCATAAACAAAAATGGAAACAAGAAAGTTGGTCAAGTCTTTGTGCTTTGCTAACTTCTGAAAGAAGTATTTGTCACGTCGTTGCTCGAACGACTCACGTTTAGCCCGTACAGCACCATTGTACTTAAAGTAGTCATACGTCTTGGACGTAAAATGACTCTTCAAAGCAAGATAGTGTTTGTACGCTTCAAAGGCATCCATTCTTAAAATCATCAAATAGGTAGTTTATCAGTTTTGGGAAAATAGTTCAACTGTTCAGCTTCGTCTTGGATACGAGCTTTCATTTTTGCGCTTGTTTTGATTAGACTACCTGCCGCTTCAATCTCCATACCGGTCAACTCACAGTACAGGATCACAGCATCCATGAATTCAATTCGCTTTTCATATGCAAGCTGCTCAACTTCGCGCTGGAAGTCCTTTAGTGTTTTGACTGGGGTGAATTCTGTCATGTTGGCCTATAAAAAATATGATCGGCAATGTGTGCCGTCTTAACAAAATGGTGCCGCCATTTTGGCTTCACATAATGTGCGTGGAAAAACAAAGCTCCGTTTGTAGGATCTTTAAGTTGGCCATTGTACCCGTTTAAAACAGCTTTGGCAACTGTCTTTGCTTCTTCATGATGCTTTGCTTCAAAGCGGTTTGGCTTTTGACATACCCAAGAGAACTGACATGTAGAATACACCTTGCGTTGGTATACTACACCGCATATGCTTGAAGGGAATCCATTTGCGAACACACGGTTAAGAGTTACAAACGCAACTGCTAGCTTACCTTCCACAGGCTGATTACCTGCTTCGTAATATACGTTGTCCGTAAGACACTTCAGTTCCTTTTCAGAAACACGAATAGGCTCACTGACCTGAGTGTTTGTTTGATATATGTTTACCCCACCACAGTACATTAGTAGAGTTAAGAATACACCAAACATTGAGTGTTTGACTTTGTTCATAATTTGTGGAAATGAATAAAACGTTATCGTACCACAACAACAACGAGTTGTCAACAAAGAAAGCTGTTGACTTTTAACAAAAGTAGTATACAGTCCGCTATGAGTGGCGGCTGGTAGTACCTATAGTAGGTTGGTAACCTATCTTGAAAAGGTATTTAGGCATTCATGTAAATACTTTGAGAAAAGTAAGATTGATCCTGTTGTCTTCGTCGTGTATATGAAGTACTATATACACTTATTGCTGTATGAAGCAAAGAGAAAAGTGTTCTGGACGGGGTTTCGAAACCCCCACCTCCACCAAAAGCATTATCACAATTAAGGGTTGGTTGCCAGATATAGACCAGATAATGCTTCTGATGGGGGTGAAATGGATTCGACAGGGCAAAGAGTAACAGAGTGGACAGCACGGTAATGTGAAAACCGTAGGGTTGGGGTTTCCCGGCCGAAGAAGCAAAACAAAGTAAACGCAAACGATGAAAAGTTCGCATTGGCAGCCTAAACGCTGACTAGGGTTTCGGTTGGTTTCCTCGTAACAGAATAACCAACCAAAATTATTTTTAAAAATCTGTTGTCATGCGTTGTCGTTTAGATATATACTTGACGTAACAGATTTTTCTTCAAACAAACAAATGAACCTACATTCGACAATTACAGTAAAACTTGAGCAACCGAGCTATAATAGCTTGGCGGCACGCTCATGCTTTATTGATTGGGGATGTACGCGGGGAACCTAAATCTAGCTCTTAGTGGCTTTAAATAAGGAACCCCGGTCTCGAAAGATACCGGGGTTTTTTTATTTAAGACTATTTTGATCTCAGGATAGCAAAAAAAGATGTTGACTAGTTGTTTTATTTAAGAGACAATTGACGCATCGATTGAGAAATCAATCATTGTTCTTTTAAAATTTGTAGATGGTAAAAATTGTACACCGTTCGACTTCAGGTGAGGTCACCACCCTTTCAAGGTGATTAGACGGGATCGTTACCCGTACGGTGTACCATTAATTGTGTCCTTTGTAAGCCCAGAGGACTGATCATTCGTTATGTAACCTATTCGATAAACCGTAAGACTGCAGTAAAGCGTGTTGAGGATAGGCAAATAGTGCAGAGGATACAATTAATGGTTAATTTTTATGGCTGGATGGCCGAGTGGTCCAAGGCAACGGATTGCAAACCCGTAAAACCGTCAGTTCAAATCTGACTCCAGCTTCCAATTTGGTTTCAAAGTGTTCACGGACGCACGCATGCCTGTCACGCATGAAGAAGGGGATCGTTACCCCTTGGAACCGCCAATCATTGCCCGCGTAACTCAGAGGCAGAGTAATCCCTTGATAAGGGATAAGTCGACATTTCGAAATTGTCCGCGGGTACCAAGATTCAACATGGTCTGTTGAATCACAATCAGAGTCGAGAATTCAACCGGTAGACTAACCGTTCTGATAAGTCAAGAATATTAAGTTTTAGAATCCATTCAGCAATTTAAAAATTTCACTGTTAATGAAAAAAAGCGGATTCTGTTGATTAAGCCCACGTAGTGCAATTGGTAGGAGACAACGGTCTTAGAAGCCGAACAGTGTCGGTTCGAATCCGACCGTGGGCACCATCTTCGCGTTGACTAGTCGCGTATAATAGGATAAGATACTAGTCACTTTGGGGTTATGGCGTAATTGGGAACGCAGTAGCTTTGCAAGCTTCAGTTCGGGGTTCGATTCCCCGTGATTCCACCAGAATAATGCGTCTCTAGTTCAACTGGATAGAGCACCGGGCTACGAACCCGTGAGGTTGGGGATTCGAATTCCTCGGGACGCACCAAACCCCGCTTTACACTTTGAGCGTTATCGAAAGTGGGTATATTGGCAATACCACAATAGCCTGGGCGCGCACGATCTCGAATCTGCTTAGCGGCAGTAGCCCCAAACCCCGCTTACATGGGGATCTTGAGAATATCGTGGGTGTTGTGAGTACTTTCCATAAGGTAACTCAACGGACAGGGTAACCACTCAGTCTAGGGCTCGATGGGTCGAGTAGCTAGACACCTTATTATAGTGCATTTTTGTCAAAAGTGTCTATCATAGCCAGATAGGATCAAGATCCATTGAGGTATTTGGTAGCTCCTTATATTAAGATGTGGATAATGGTTACAAACAGTTGACACCTGTTTGGAAATGTACTATAATAAGGTATGCGGGTAAGCTCAAGGTGAGACGCCAGCCTTCCAAGCTGCGCTGAGTGGAGTTCGATTCTCCCTACCCGCTCCAGATTTTTAGGATCCTTTCAGCAACACAAAATATTTCACTTTTGGCTGTGAAAAGCAAACCGGATCCTGTTGTATAATGGATGAGATGCTCTAATGGTAGGGCAGTGGGCTGTAACCCCATGGCTTCGGCAAGTAGGTTCGATCCCTACCTCATCCACCAGTTTTGGAGACGTGGCAGAGAGGTCGATTGCGGCAGACTGTAAATCTGTTCTTAACAGCACGGTGGTTCAAATCCATCCGTCTCCACCATTTTTTTATCTCCGTATGGCGTAATCTGGTAGCGTCCGTGATTTGGGGTCATGTGGTCGAGGTTCAAATCCTCGTACGGAGACCATTTTTATCTGAGTGTATTGTCAAAGGCAGACGGCCGGGTTTGGAACCTGGAGGTTGGGATCTCGGAATTCCCCACTCAGACCAGTTTTAGGTTAGGTTCAGCAAGCATAAAGCATTCAACTTGTAATTGAAACCGCAAAAACTAACCTGTTGTATTAGCTCGCGAAGTATTAGTTGGTGGTATGCCGCCCTCGTAACGCGGAGGATCAGGTTCGAGGCCTGACGTGAGCACCAAGTTTTGTCATAGTGTAATGAGAATGCACGGGATCGCCATGTAAGTCTTTAAACGAGCGGTGGAACAAGGTTCAGGTACGGTAAAAACCCGTAACGACACGTAAATTTTGAGATAGACGGTGAGATGAGTCCCTTACATTCTAGTGCCCTATCCTTGAGCATGACACACCAGTAGAATTGTGTAAGGTTGTTTAAACTCTCTCATTCGAGACAAACCGACGAGTCCTTGAGAAAGATAGTTGGCCTCTCAAAAACCTATATGCAGTAATGGAGGAGGCAGATGCCCTGTGCATCGTATACTAGTTGCCACAGAGGTTCGAGTCCTCTGGCTGCACCAAGTTTTGTAGTCTTAGCCTGGAGCTAGGGTAAGGGGTGTTGCGGAACCTTAAATGGCGTTAAACATCGAAGCGCAACTTCAATCAATGTGTGGAGCCCGCTACAAATCAGTTTTGTAAGTGTCAGCAAGTGGAGTCACGTTGTATCAATATACTTCGAAGGTATTGTGCAGCAAAAGGTTTTGGGTTCGAATCCCAGCACTCTAAAGGTGCTAGTTCTAAAGGTGGACAAACTGGACAAGACCCAAGTGACGTATCTTGACCCTGCCGGCTTTATATCAAGGGAAAATGGTAGCGATATGAGGGACGCTACAACTTACAAATTTAATGCGTATGTACGTACTGACCTGAGGAACTCCCGTCCACCTCAGTAAGAGCAACAAAAAAACGGGGCCAATTTTATTCCGGAAAATCCAAGCATGGTGCAAGGACTTGACTGTTAATCAATGATTAGGTGGGTTCGATCCCCACATCCGGAGCCAGTTATGCTCGATTCGTCTATCGGTTAGGACATCAGGTTTTCAACCTGAGAAGAGCGGTTCAACTCCGCTATCGAGTACCAGTTTTAGAGTAGGTTCAGCAATATATTAGAACACCAAACTTTTAATTTGTCATGTTCGACATAACTACTCTGTTATTTTATGGGGGGAGCCGAGGGCGGCGGTGTTCTTTTGCAAGGATCATGACTACAAGGGTTCGATACCCTGGTCCTCCACCAATATGGGTTGTAAACTTTGATGATGAAGTCCGGGCTCTTAACCCGCGAGAACGCAGTTTGAATCTGCGACGACCCACCAGTTTTAGGATGCATACAGCAATGTCTAACGACACGTTGGTTCGAATCCAACTCCACGCTTCAAGCGTAGATCGCTCAGTGGTCGAGCAAAGGCGCATAGCCTTCGAAAAACGCATCCTGTTGTTTATACCTCGTTCGCCAAGTTGGTAAGGCATCGGATTTTGATTCCGACATTCAGTGGTTCGAGTCCATTACGGGGTGCCAAATTGTTGGGGGATTGTCATCTGGTGATGACACTGCACTTTGACTGCAGGAAGATGGGTTCGATCCCCATTCCCTCTGCCAAAAATAAAAGATATAATATGTACAATGTGATATTGCATGAAACAAAGATTGAGTTTCCTAGCTTGGACACAGCAATGTCATATGCTAAAGAACTAGATGTATTTGTCACCATTCAAGGCCCAGACTTTGAAGTAGTAGGTAAGTTTGGTGTCGATAGTGTTAAAGATGGCAAGTGTCCAGACGGAGTTGCCTACGATTGGAATAAAGCAAGCCGCATTGGCGCACCAAAAAGGGTTCGTGTATGAGGTCACCTGTATATGGAGCAAGAGCCGGTAACGTCAAATGTAACGGCAAAAAAACGAAGTTGTTGTCATGCTATTGTTGTATGATGATCAACTGCAAGTGGGAACAACGCTTAAAAGAAGCAGATAAGGAAATACGAGATGAAGCGAAAACAGATCGCCAAGGAACGTAACCAGTTCGTTGCTTTGGCATTATTCAGAAAAGCTGGTAGTCACCGCAAGACTAATAAACAAATGCGCCGCAGCCTGAACCGCGAAGGTTCTGGGTATGCACTTGAGGGGGTATAACTTAACGGCTAAAGTACGTGGCTTTTAACCATGTAATCAGAGTTCGATTCTCTGTGCCCCTACCATATAAAAACACTTTGAGTAGCTACACTGGAGTTCATCAAGTAACAGCAAAGTCGACTACGCTGTGAACGTTGCCAGGAAGAGTAGGGCTACCTCAGGTTCAAGCACTGGCAGAGTGTTTCTATATGGTGTTAGTAGTGTAGTGGTAACATAGCTGTCTGTGAAACAGTTGACGAGGGTTCGATTCCCCCTTTCACCCCATAACGGAGTTATTATGACAATAGATGATATGTTGTTTGCTAGTGTTAATTTACCAGCACTCAATAAAGAACTGGCTACTGAACAGCTTCTTTGTGTTGATGAATCATATTGGTGGTGGGATACATACAGAGCTACATCTATGCTACCGTTGATGACAAAAGAAGCAAAACCTGGAGCCACAGGATCATCGAATAGCAGATCTGGTGATTTCTTATGGTTGCCATACACTCCAGAATGTATTAAAGTCTGGTTTGATAGTGTTGTGTTTCCTTGGATGGGAACGAAAACACGTGTAATGGCCTTGATAACCAAACCAAACTTTGCAAACGAAGAACATATCGATTGTGATCCTCATAAGATGGGGACAATGCAACACAAATTCCGTATAGTTGTGCATGGTAAAACAAGCACGCTGTACTTTAAAACAACAAAGGGCGATGTCAATGTCCCAGAAGTTGATGGACCATTCATAATGGATGGTAGTTGGCTTCACGGTATGAATAATACCACAGATGACTTCAAACTAACAATTGCTGCAGGTGCACCGTGGAACGGTAATCTGCAGTATGATAATGTTACTAATCTTATGTTGAAATCCGACTACGAAATGCCGGATAATTACAAAGATTATTTTCAGAATATGCATCGTTAACTCAGCGGTAGAGTGCCTCCTTTACACGGAGTAGGTCGGCGGTTCGATCCCGTCACGATGTACCAAATGCCTCGGTAGCTCAGATGGTAGAGCAGCGGATTGAAAATCCGTGTGTCGGCGGTTCGATCCCGTCCCTTGGCACCATTTTTATATCTCGGTAGTGTAATGGCAGCACAGCAGTCTCCAAAACTGTTTGTGGGGGTTCGAGTCCCTCCCGGGATGCCAATTTTAAAGGTTTGTTATGGCACTAGTTCCTATTGGAAATAAAGTCGCAGTTGCTCGGATTAAACCAGCAAATGCTACTGCATCTGGTATTATTGTTGAAGGGCACGAATCAGAAAGCCCACGTGGTAAAGTGATTGCCACAGGACCAGATGTAGCTGATGTTAAGATCGGAGACTATGTGTATATCGATTGGAGCAAAGCCCAACCTTCAAAGTTCGGTGCAGTTCCGTTCTTCATCATTGAAGAGCAACACATCCTTGCAACATATGAGGATGTCTAAAGAATAATGGAAAGTAATGCAGCGGGGTTGGTCCTGCGACTGGCCTTGAAAACCAGGTTCTCCTAACGGGGATGGGGTTCGACTCCTCTGCTTTCCGCCAAGTTATGGGACAAAAATATAATTCTGTAAAGAATTTATTCTGCAATTTTAAATGTCCCGCCATTTTTAGGATGAATACAGCAAACAACTTATGGCGCCACTTTTGCCAGGCCGTCCAGTTGGGGACCGTGTTTGTAATAGGGGTTCGATTCCCGGCGATAACACAGCATCCTGTTAAATTAGACCATTAGGTTCATTTCAGCAATCAAAAATAATCTTTCTGTAAAAAAGAGGGGCCGGGTTCGAATCCCGGACGCGAGTTGGTCTTCGCGTTGGTGTAGTGGTAGCACGTAAAAAATTGAACCTGTTATTGGTGTGTGCAGCTAGATGGTTCTAGCATCCGCCTGGAAAGCGGACGGTTGGCGAATGCTGGCCGGGGTTCGACTCCTCCACACACCGCCAGAATATTGGTGCGGTCCTATAATGGTATTAGAGCAGATTGCTAATCTGTCGCTTAGCGAAAGCTGGGTTCTGAGTTCGAGTCTCAGTCGCACCGCCAAAGTTTTAGGATACATTCAGCAACATAAAATGCATTGAAAGCCTCGTGTCGGTGGTTCAATTCCATCCCCCTCCACTAAACTTATTCCTGTCGTATTGGTCTACGATTTGAAGAGCGTTATGACTTAGAGTAACCGTCTGAGGAGTTCGATGAATAAGTTTAGTGGAGGGGTAGCTCAGTTGGTAGAGCAGAGTAAAAAACGTATCCTGTTTAATAATGCCCACATAGCGCAATAGGTAGGAGGCAACAGATTCAAAATCTGTACAGTGCGAGTTCGAATCTCGCTGTGGGTACCAATATAAATGCTCTTGTAGTATAATGGCATTACACATCCTTGGTACGGATGTAACTCAAGTTCGATTCTTGACGAGAGCACCAATTTGCGCCTATAGTTCAGCTGGATAGAACAGCGGTCTTCTACACCGCATGTCGGGGGTTCGAATCCCTCTTGGCGCGCCATATTAAAACACACTGTGAGGCGCTAGTTGCATGGCACACACGAACAATATGCAACCCACTATGTAATAGTGTACATAAAGATAGTGAGCAGTGTGTTTTAATATGGTTTTGCGGCCATAGCGCAATAGGTAGGAGGCAACAGACTTAAAATCTGTACAGTATGGGTTCGAATCCCATTGGCCGCACCAGAGATGCCCAGGTAGCTTAAAGGTGAAGCGGTCGACTCATAATCGACGGAGTGAAGGTTCGAGTCCTTTCGTGGGCACCAAAATGGATGGTTATTTCAGCGGTAGAATACTTCCTTGACATGGAAGCGGTCACTGGTTCGATCCCAGTACCATCCACCAGTTGACTTTTAACGGGTCGACTATATAATACAAGATATTGGCCTATAGCTCAGTTGGTAGAGCGTTTGACTGTTAATCAAAATGTCCCTGGTTCGAGCCCAGGTTGGCCAGCCAATTTTGCCCTTTTAGTATAATGGTATTACACCTGTTTTGTAATCAGGTTACGGCAGTTCGATTCTGTCAAGGGGCACCAAAATTTACGCGGGTAGGGAGGTCACCACTGCAGTCTCATAAGCTCGCAGCATCGGCGGTTCGAATCCGTCACCCGCATCCAATAACGGTACTATAGCATAGATGGATATGCACGGGTCTCATAAGCCTGACAGGAAGGATCGTTACCTTCTAGTACCACCAGGAGATTATTATGAGTGATGGTGGAAAAGGTGATAGCCAACGACCAACAAATATCAAAGCATATGATGAAGGTCACACACGCATCTTTGGCGAATCACGACTAGAAAAGAAAAAGCGTGAAGAGGCTCTTACTGCAATGGTAAGAGAAAACGAAAAACTCAGTCTGTACGACAATACAGAAAATCCCCTAATTAAAAAGTGAGATTATTATGGCTGCGACATTCGTAGTTAGCGACACACACTTTGGCCACGCCGGTGTGTGTAAGTTCCTTCGTGATGATGGAACAAAGCTTCGTCCCTGGGATACGCCAGAAGAAATGGATGAAGAAATGATTAAGCGTTGGAACGAAACTGTTCGTCCTGGCGACAAGGTTTATCACTTGGGTGATGTTGTTATTAACCGAAAGGCACTTAAAACGCTTAGCAGGTTGAATGGCGACAAGGTCCTGATCAAAGGTAACCACGATATTTTCCGTCTCGAAGAATATACAGAACATTTTCGGGACATTAGAGCTTACCATGTGATGAACAACGTCATCTTTAGTCACATTCCCATTCACACGGAAAGCAAAGGCCGCTTCAAGGCTAACGTGCACGGTCACTTGCACGCAAATGTGGTCAAAGACAAGTGGGGTGTAAACCCTGATCCTTGGTACTTCTGTGCTTGCGTAGAGCAAACAGATTTTAGACCTATTTTGCTTGAAGATATTTTTAAACAGTTGACTCTAATCTGAAAAGCACAGATAATTGAGTCATCGAGAGTTTTTAGAGTAGGTTCAGCAAACAAAACTAACTGGGAGCAATTCCAGTAACGGCTTACCAAGGTGGTATGCAACTGGAGCCTGTATGGGCTTTGAAGGTTGTATACGTTAACACGTATGGTAGACATGAGTTTCGTGTTCTCATGTAAAACAAAAAGAAGGAAACTACTCTGTTGATTTTAGATTGGGTACAGCAAGTACAAAAATCACCATAAAGATAGCCCGAATCTGGCTGAGTGCCGTGATAGCCTCAATGATAACCAATCTGCTGAATTTAGGTTAAGTTCCGCAATCTCTTTAATGCAAACCCACGCAGGTGGATCGGTTCGATTCCGACTAGTAGTGTAATGGTAGCACACCCGCTTAGCAAAAAGTTTAACCTGTTGATTTGAAAAGGAGTTCATTATGTCAACATTCGTAGAAGCTGTTAAGAACCAAGAAGCTCGTACCACTAACGGTATGAAGGCTCGCAAGTCCACTGCAGATGCATGTGTAGACTTGTTTTTCAAGATCGGTGCAAGCCGTGGTAAGGATATTACCAAGGACTTTGTAGCCGCATACGTCGAAGACAAAGACGTTGCATTGCGTATTGCTCAATGGGCACGTGACGCACGTGGTGGATCTGGTGAACGTGCGTTGTACCGTCAGATTCTAAAGTATCTGGAAAAGCACGATAAGGATGCTGCAGCAGCATTGCTGGCCAAGACGCCAGAAATCGGTCGCTGGGATGACATCTTTGTTTTTGAAGATAAGGATCTGAAGGCTAAGGCTTTCACCATGTTAGGTGATGCTCTTCGTGAGAAGAATGGCTTGGCTGCAAAGTGGACACCTCGTCAAGGCCCTCTGGCCGCAGAGATTCGTACCTTCTTCGGCATGTCGCCAAAGTTCTACCGTAAGTCGTTGGTTAATCTGACGAATGTGGTCGAACAGCAAATGTGTGCTGGTAAGTGGGATGATATTAACTACAACCATGTGCCATCCGTAGCATCTGCTCGTTACAAGAAGGCGTTTACTCGTCACGGTACGAAGTTTGCTGAATACGTTGCTAAGCTCGTTAAGGGCGAAGCAGGCGTCAAGGTTAACGCAGGGGCTGTGTATCCATACGACGTGCTGAAAGGCATGTGCAACGGATATATGTCTAACAACTACGGTAAGACCGAGTTGGATCACATTGCAAAGCAATGGGAAGCTCTGCCTAACTACGTTGGGGATGCAAACATTCTGCCTTTGGTTGATGTTTCCGGCTCTATGAGCTGCCCAGCTGGTGGTTCTGGTTCTGTGACCTGTATGGATGTTGCTATCTCGCTTGGTTTGTACCTGGCAGATAAGAACAAGGGTAAGTTCAAGGACACGTTCCTGACTTTCTCTGACAATCCAGAGCTGTTGCACTTGAAGGGCAACATTGTTCAGAAGGTCCAGCAAATGTCTAAGTCTTCTTGGAATATGTCCACTAACCTGAACAAGGCTATGGCAAAGATCTTGAAGACTGCTGTAGATGCAAACGTTCCTCAAGCAGAGATGCCAGAAATGTTGCTGATCCTGTCAGACATGCAATTCAACCAGTGCGCAACGTACGATGACTCTGCAATGCAGATGATCAAGCGTAAGTTTGCAGAAGCTGGCTACAAGGTTCCTGCCATTGTGTTCTGGAACCTGAACGCTAAGGACAACGTACCTGTAAAGGCAAACGAGTCCGGTGTGGCGCTTGTGTCTGGGTTTAGCCCAGCAGTTGTGAAAGCTGTCTTGTCTTCCAACACGGAACAATTCACTCCACAAGGCATCATGCTTAAGGCAGTTATGGTCGATCGCTATGCGTTGACCTAAGTAAAGGCAGGGGACGTATCCCCTGCCATCATGCGTGGTTAGTTTAACGGTAAAATCAGACGTTGCCAACGTTTAGTTAAGGGTTCGATTCCCTTACCCCGCACCAAATATTTTGGAGAGTATGATGAAAAAGTTAGATATCAATGAAGTTAAAGAATTCATTGAGGCACAAGGACCATCTACAAAGATTTACATTGGCGCTGATTCAGTACGCTTTAAACTGAATGGCCAATGGTATGCTGACTATACTCTCGCCGTTGTTGTACACATCGATGGATGTCATGGTTGTAAGATTTTCGGTGAAGTGCAAACCGAACTTGACTACGATCAAAAGAAGAGCAAGCCTTCAATGCGGTTGATGAACGAAGTGTATAAGGTTTCTGATTTGTTCCAAAAGTTGAAAGATGTATTGGAAGATCGGGAAGTTGAAGTTCACCTAGATATTAACCCAAACGAAATGTATGGTTCAAGCTGTGTTGTACAGCAAGCAATTGGATACATCAAGGGAACGTGTAACGTTATCCCAATGGTTAAACCAAGAGCGTTTGCTGCATCATACGCTGCTGATCGTTTGAAGGAAGTATTAGCTGCATAATAAAAGAGGGAATATGGATTTTGTAAAGAGCAATTACTATGAACCACGCGGTCATGGTTCTAATTTTACTGTCCATATTAACCCTCTTCCCACTACGTTTCAAAACTATTACAAAGAGAGCTTGCTGGCTGCAGAGGAAATTAATTCTCTAAAGGTCGGCAAGCTCCACTTATTGTATAGTGGTGGTTTAGATAGTGAAAACACATTGAGTGTTTTTCTCAGCGCTGGTATACCGATAGTTCCTGTCATTATCAATATGATACAGGGATATAATACCTACGATACCAAATATGCTTTTGATTTCTGTAGATCAAAAAATCTAACACCTTTAGTAATTAACATTGACTTCGACCACTTCGTCTCTAGTGGTAAGATGCTCGAAGTTGCTCAAATATGTAAGTCTGAAATATATCATCGGGCGTTGACAGCATTTGTTGCTGAAAAGCTCGATGGCACTGTCATATGTGGTGACGGTGAGATGTACATAAAGCCAGACCAACAATCGCTGTCATGGGTAATACATCTGGATGAGCACGAATTTGCTGTGTATCGATATTTTGAAAAAAAGGGAATAGACGGTACTACACATTTCAACACATACAGACCTGAAATGATGTCTGCAATGCTTACAGATCCAGTAATGTTTGAATTGGCGAGTAATAGACGCCCCCACAAACAAGGTTCAAACTCTAGCAAAGTAGAGATATACAACAGACATAGTGGTTTCAATCTTATTGCGCGACCAAAGTATCATGGTTATGAGCAGATCGAGCAATCACCTATCTTCAAACACCCCTACTTTCAAGAATTACATAAGCAGGGCAAAAGATGGAATGGTAGTTACGATATAGATTTTTTTGCCTTCATGAAAAAATATAACCTATGCAAACAGTGACATCGATAACATGGACTCCAGGGTCCAATCCAGCAATGGATACCCTTTTTGACAGTCTTCGCGAAAAGCAGCACCAGGATAAAACACACAGACTTTGGAAAAACTATAACAAGAGAATGATGGATGATTGTGTAGCGTGCACAATCGTATTTGATTGTGATAACCAACCTATTGTTTGTTCAAGTATATCTGCACGAAGCTGCTGGCCCGATGACACATATCGAATATACAATAGATTGTGGAAGCCCAATGACCGTAAAGAATATTTACGGCGAGTGACGCTGGGCGTAGGTGCAGCTGGTGCAAGTCAGATAGACTGGCTCAAGCAACATACCGACTTCGAGTTATATTTCATAAGCCGCGAAACAAGCAACTGGCAGGATTGGATGATCGATTCATTTAAAAATGATCACAACATTCACTTTACCAAAGACCCATATAAGTATTTGACATGTCCATGCGAACAACAAGACGCATGCTGGCAATACATCATCTACAACGGCAATCAAGACATTTTAAAGCAGTGGAAACATCGGTAACTCAAATACTCAGAAATACACGTAAGTTACCTCAACTATGGGGGGTGATAGTGCCTTTCCATGTTATCGCTGTTATAGCGCTGTTTACGGTGTCTATTCCCGCTTGGTGGTGGGTTGCATTACTTATAGGCTATGTCTGCCTAAAGATGATTGGTATTGCTGCTGGTTACCACAGATTATTTTGTCACAGAGGGTATAAAGTAAGCAGACATATTAAACTGATTACTCTGTATTTTGGCGTCTTAGCAGGACAAGGAAGTCCTATTGCATGGTGCTCCATACATCGAGGGTATCACCATCGCCATGCCGATACTCCAAAAGATTTGCACAGCCCAAGAGATGGATTTTGGCACAGCTACATGGCGTGGATGTTTAAACACGTAAACATTAGTGTTAGATCGACAATCGATCTGCAACGAGATCCAGATATGCTGTTTGCACACAAATATTACATATACATCATATGGATCACCCATTTACTTTTGGCAATGGTTAGTGTACAGTTGTGGGTGTTTTTACTGCTGCTGCCTTCCGTAATCACTTTGCATTTGTTTTTATTGCAAACAAGTGTTACTCATATACCGCAGATGGGGTATCGCAATTATGCAGTTAAAGATGATAGTATAAATTCGCCGTGGCTCTTTCCTTTAATACTAGGAGAGGCGTGGCATAACAACCATCACGGTGAAGGCCGCAATCCAAATTATGGAGGGCGTAGGTGGTGGGAGATCGATCCAACCTTCTGGTTCATACAACTTATTCGAACTGATAAACCTTAATCATGAAAAAACTAATTACCATTCTACTCTTAGCTGCTAGCTTTACCACATACGCAAAAGAAACCATTAAGATAGTCGTTCCATACACAGCAGGGGGAACATCAGACAAATTAGCACGTCAATTGCAGACTCATCTAACCAACGATGAATACACTTTTGTGGTTGAGAACAAACCAGGAGCTGGCGGAGCTCTTGGAGCAACTCTTGTAGCAAATGAAAAGAGTGAACCGACGCTACTGGTAAGTGGTCAAGCACTCGTCACTAATACACTACTTGGCAATGCAAAATACGATATCGAAAACGACTTCATTTTCTTGTCGTGTCTAATTACCGATCCAAGTGTTGTTATTGTGAAAGCAGATAGCCCGATCAAACGATTTCAAGATATTCGCTCAGCATCAGCAACCAGAACAATCCCATACGGCACATCAGGAACTGGTACGGTGCAGAGTATGGTGTCGCCACTAATCGCAGGAGGTGATAAGAACCAAATCGAGATTCCATTCAAGGGTGCTGCTGATGTTATGAATGCTCTTCTTGCCGATACAATCGTGTGGTATTTGGATAGTGTTACACTGGTTTCACCTCTCATCGACTCAGGTAAGTTTAGAATCCTAGCAGCGTCACAACCTCTTAAAAAGTATCCTGATGTCCCTACGTTCAAAGATGTCGGGGTTGATATTCATGGGTTCAAAAGTCGCCAACTATTTGTAGGTAATACGGCATTATCGACCAAGTTAAAGACATACATCGACAAAAAGCTCAATGAAGAACAGATGGCACAGATCTTTACTGGCATGGGTTATGAGTCGTGCATTGACACTAAAAAACCTAACGCACTGAAAACAGAAAAAGATATTATCAAGCGGTTGCTGAAATGATAAACAGCTCGCTGGGTTATTACAAAGCACACACAGCTAGTGGAGCTAAGGTATTCACTAGCAAGATGCAAGCGCTGTTGTATGCATCATCAGCGGGCAGGACTAATGTCACATACCATTACTATGATGAGGTATGGGATGCATCGTTAAAGATGTATAAGCACAATCCGAGCACCGTCTTGGAAGATATGTACAAGACTCGGGCTTGGCAGATACGAGAAACATACGATTACTTGATACTCAACTTTAGTGGTGGTGTTGACAGCACAACAATTCTCGAAACCTTCATAAAGAACAATATCAAGCTAGATGAAATCTACGTGAGATGGCCCAAACGTTTGGTAGATGCTAACAAGTATGTACCAGATATTAACGACAGACGTGCCACCAATATGTTGAGTGAATGGGATTTTTCCATTAAGCCTAAACTCGACTGGGTAAGAGAACATCATCCTGAGATAAAGATTGTTATTGATGATTGGATTGATACTGTAAAGCAAGTTAACATCACCGAAGATCTGCTGTATAAGCAGAACCATAACTTTGGAATGGCTAACTTTGGGTTTAGCGAGGTCGTATCGGAAAACGCTATTGCTAATGGAAATAAGGGAAAACGGGTAGCTAATATTTTTGGTATCGACAAGCCGATCCTAACATACGATCCAAACACAGATAAGTTCGCTACTTGCTTCCCTGATCTAACTATTATGGCTGCTGGCAACCAACACTCCCATAATAAACTAGAAGTAGATTCTAGGGTAAACTTTTACTACTCTGCTGATTATCCTGATCTAACGCTTGCAAGAGCACATGCTGTTGCATTCTATGTAAGACGCAATCCTCATCTAAAAAGGTTGATCGATCTAAACGTAAGGAAGACTGCGACTCATAATAAAAAGCTCGAAATGTTTTTTGAGTTTGATAAAGTGGTTAATTCAGTCTGTTATCCAAACTGGGACCAGAATACGTTCCAAGTAGCGAAACCAGACAACTTTAACAAAATATACCATCCGTGGTTTCACTATCTGTATACATCAGACGAGTTTAAACACATAAACAATAAACTAATATATAAACTCAACGATCTGTCTGACGGTATTAGCCCTCAATTCAAAACTGTAGATGCTAATGGTAGAATGGTAGGTCTTCAGATGATAACTACAAAATTGTTTACGCTCAACGTATAGGAAAAATATGTATTATAAAGACGACACAGAAGAAGTGTTTTTATTTGAAGAGCTTTCGAACGTACCAAACCTACCACAATCGCTCATCGACGAGGCTATGGCAATTGCTTTGGATGAAAACAACGCGGTCCCACAGACGGGAGAGCTGTATAAAGAGCTGAGTCCTAGTATTTGGTTCAGGGAAATCAAAGATCTCGACGGTAAGATAGTCAGAGGTCGACCAAATATTAAGTTTAAACTAAGTGATCAGTTTGATACGTGGGTATCAGAGAATGTATGTAAGGTTCATGATGGGTCTTACGTCAATGTCGCATATCAGAACAAAGAAGGTGACGGTACAACTGCTCCTATTCACACGGATATGAGTAGAGATTTTGTTTTAATCTACATTTTGGAAGCAAGCAACCCAGATCAGTATACAAAATTCTGGAGAGAACGTGGAATGCCTATCGAGCGAAGCAGAAGTACGTTCTTGAACGATTGGGACAATTGTGAGTTTTTAGGTGAGGCTTGTTTTAAACCCCGTACGTGGTATTTAATGAAAGCTACTGTGTTGCATAGCGTACATAATATTCAGGGAGACCGACGAGGTAGATTAGCTGTTCAAGTAAAGGTTGATGATCCCTTGACTCCGGGGTTTTTCATTAATAGATAAATAGCTACAATATTTACAAACGAGGCAACTATGTACAGACGCACAATTCAATGGATTAGACCAAGCACAGATGTGGCATGGCCATGGGAAGGGCTGAGCCAGATTGATGACTATAACGATTTAATTGCTACTGCGAGCGGTTTTATTGGCAAATTCAACTTAGTCAACACAGATACTGAGATTACCAACAATGTTGATTGGGAAACCAAAGCTGATTGGCAGGTAGTGGCTGACAGCCCAATCACAATCGCGCTGTTGAGCGCCCAGGATCCCCTTCTTACTGAGCGTGGTATTACTAAAAACATTACCGAAACTATCATAGAAGCGTAAGTACCCTGTGCTGGAACACCGGCACAGTATGAATTATAATGATACAGTCTAACGCAGACGTCGTGATCCTGTCTGAAGCCTCATTTGGAATGAGGACCGCTGGTGCATACCGTCTTGCAACAGAAATCAGATCAGCCAACTATAGCTGTCAAATAGTTGACTTCTTTTCACAACTACCAATTAATGATTTGCTTTCTGCTATTACAGCAAGTGTAGGAAAGTCTACAAAGGTTGTAGGTATAAGCACGACCTTTACACATGGGCTGAACCCATACCGTGATGCAGACACGAATGTGTACTTGAGAAGAGTGGACATAGTATTCAAACACATAAAAAAGATTAACAGCAGTACAAAGATCGTTGCAGGCGGTGCAAACGTACTAGCCTTATCTCATAACCTTGTTGACGTGCTGGCCACTGGATATGCTGATAGATCTATCGTTGAGTATTTAAAATGGTTGGATGGCAAGAATCCATTCTTCACATATTCAACAAACGCCAATAACAAAATGGTATTGGATGGCAATACACATAACTCCTCGTTTGATTTCAATTCAAGCGCAATCGAATACATTGCACATGATAACATTAGACATGGGGAAAGTCTAGTTCTCGAAATTGCAAGAGGATGTATTTTCAAATGCTCGTTTTGCAATTATCCGCTGAATGGGAAAAAGAAAAACGATTACGTAAAGCATAAACAGACCATCTACAATGAATTAATCAAAAATTACTACGAACGTGGTACTACAAGTTACATTATTGCGGATGATACACACAACGACACCTCAGTAAAGTTAGCAATGCTGGCTGATGTTAAGCAAAGTCTGCCATTCAACTTTGAGTACACAGCATACATTAGGTTGGAGCTGCTAAGAGCACATCCAGAACAGTATACCATGTTAAAGGATGCTGGTTTGGTTGGTGCGCTCTTCGGAATCGAATCTCTGAACTACGAAAGCAGTAAGGCTGTAGGCAAAGGATTGCGACCTGAGAAGATCGAGGACGAATTACACAGGTTTAAAACTCTAATGCCTCAATGCTCGACCGAGGGAAGTTTTATTGCTGGATTGCCATATGAAACCACAGACACTATTGCTGGATGGTCTGAACGGTTGTTATCACCTGATTATCCATTGGACAGCTTTGCCATATCTCCACTAACCATAGACATATCAGATAAAAAAACATTCAAAAGTGAGTTTGACCTTAACTGGCAAAAATACTACACAATGGATGACGGCGTGTGGCACAATGGAAATTTTGACAGAAAATGGGCAGCATCGTTCAGTAGTGATATAGCAACCAAATGCCAAACAACAAAAAGAAACCGAGTGGGTGGTTTTGCTACAACAATTATCAAGAATCTAGGCATACGTTTAGCTGATGATAGACGAATGCCAGAAAGCGATATGTTATCACTTAGAGTGCTCGATACTGTAAACAACTACCGCGATATTCTACTAGACAGATCCTACAATGAAAATTGAAATCATCGAAGACTGCAGTCCTTACTACATGAGGATTGTTCATGAAAATATGGAAGACATCATAGAGATTGGCCAGCGCATTGCTCAGGCCAACAAACAGTTCTTTGATGAAGAGGCATCAGCAAAGAAGGTTGGCCATATAAGACTGCCTCTTGCCGATGAATACCTTATCCATACACTGAGTCCGTTCAGCTTAGTAAAAACAAAAACACGCCATACGGGGATGTTGAGCGCTAAACCGAATAGTTACTACGTTGCACACAAAGATGGACTGTGTAATAGGTTCGGTATTAACTATTACCTAGAAGTAAATGACGATAAATGCAAGACCAACTGGTATGATGAGTCGGTCAGCCAGGGGTATGAGGTGTTTAACGACGGTCCGTTCACACGAGAACTGAAAGGTTTCGACCCAGATAAGTTTACTCCCGCCAAAACAGCTACATTTAAGCAGGGTGAGTGCATACTAATCAACGTCGACATCTACCATGACTTCGATAATAGGATGAGTGATAGCAATCGCAAGCTACTTTCACTCAGAACTATAAACGAAGGTGACGTGTACTATGAGACGGCCAGGCGTGCTCTATTTGGAATTTGATAAAATCCAGTAGTTCTTGGTAGTTTTTAGGTTTTGGAGTCGCCAAAAGCCCTGACTGGTCTAAGTCACACGATGTCAACACATCTTCGTAGTACAAATCCAGGTCAAAATTTATATCTGTTTCGCGAAGCTGCTCATTTATTGCATGTATGAAGCTGCAAATTCGTAAAATTATGTCAGCACTCAGTGGAATTGGCTGTTCGTAATCTGTAGAAACAGTTTTTTCCGTGTAGTGCCACTCATTCCTACACCACACGATGTACCGACTCGCCACTTGTTCGGCAAAATTGCGTCGTTGTAGTCGGATTTTAAACGTTGAATCTGATAACAGAAGGTTTTGTATATGTTGATCGTGCTTTGAAAACGTATGGATGTGGTCTTTGACGATGAATTTATGAGAAGTTGTGGCAGTTGCCATAAATTCATCCATTACTTTGCCAGTAGACCAGTGGGAAACGCCCGGCTGCCAGTTGCCTGTAGTCGGCTCCATGAAGAAAGGCACGTCCTCATTGCAGTGTTTTTGTATGTACTGCATCAGAGGAGTGCTTCCTGTCCTTGGGGCTGATAAGATTAGCACTGGAAACTTGGTAATATTCATGTCACTACACTGAAAATCAATATCTATAGGTAATAATCAGCCGGTGCCCACCGATTTTTTTAAGCGAGGTCCGCAAAATCTCCGTGTTTGCGCATCAGCGCCAGAATAGACTTCCTCTTAGACTCAATTGTGCACCACTGATGGACATATGGCCACGCATCATGCAGAGCGAACAAAAGAGCTGCTGCGTCCTTTTCCAGGTCGGTCAGCGACACAGGTGCTGTGAGCGGTATGTCGCCGTAAATGAGTGGCCTGTCATCGTTATTGTACGGGCCATGCAAGTAAGTCATATCACCTTTTGCGTTTATCCACGCCACAGGCTTTGCAAGGGCTTTGTCTTTGGTCATGCTCGCTCCTTAAGCATTGCATCTGCCATCATGTATGCCCATTCTGCGATAGCCGGGCGATTAGTATCATCGCCCCTTGTAAGCAAAGCCTGCATGCATTGCCCCGCAAAGTAATCGCGTAGCGTCATCCCGCTTTGTTGTTGCGAGTGTGGATGAGGGAAAGCTGATGGGTTACGGACAGCTTTCCGTACTGCTGCGTCCCGGTGGACACCTTCGTCTGTGTAATATGTCATGCTGCCTCCGCAAATTCAACTGCAGTTTCCAGAGCCTTCAGTTTGACGTTCTTATTGGCACCAAACCATGCAGACTGCAGACGGCTATCGGCAGAGCGGCCAATTTCGTGATCCGTCAGGTACGTCACAGCGTTGAATGCTTGCCACCACGAACCCTGAGCGAATGCAGCACCAGGTTGTGTGTCAATGATTTCGAGTGCACGAGAGGCGGACTTGGACAGTTGTTTGCGCTGAGGGCCCTTTTCCTTGTTATATGCAAGGACGGGGAAGATCTTGTTGAAGTACTCTGACAGCGATCCTTCTGTATAACGCTTGCTGCCAAGGAATGCTGCCATCTCTTTGTACTTGGCAAGTTTATCCGTTGCAATCCCCAGTTGCTCTTTTACCTGAGCGGGATCGAATGCAGTGCGGTGGCTTTTCTTGACCACACGGTCTGCTTTCTGCTCGAGTGACAGAGTCAGTGTGTTATTGCACACAACGCGGATAGGAGTAAACCGCACGTCGATGGATTGGCCAAACTTATGAGGGTTGGTGAACAGCAAGTATGAATCGACCTGGTCGCCCTTGAACAGCTCAAACGATTCCTTGATCTTAGCAAGCGCCCACACAACTTGCCCGTCACGCAAAGAGCCTGCAGTATGCATCTCCATATCACCTGCTGCACAGTACTCATGGAAGAACTCAAACGCTTCATGGTTCTGCACTGCATTCCAATCATTGGATACGACAGACAGGACGCTCTGATCGGTGCTACGAACAAGTGCGGACCATCCAACGTTCTTCTTGACGCCACCAATCTCTGCAAATGCAGGAACCTTCTCTACCGTCCAATCGAGGCCTGCCTTCTCAAGCATCTGAGCTGGCGACAAGTCTGCCGGAACGTGAACACCAAGACCGTGCCAAGGAGTTTCACCTGCATATGCCATTGTTTCTACCATGTGTGCCATAATAACATCCTATACGAGTTTGTTGAAAGAACGTTTATTGTATCAGAACTCTAAACAACAGGCAACCGTTATTTTCATAATTTTTTACAAAAAAAATTTCTATGGACGTGTCGGCCACATATAGCGTATATTTCCGCCCCCGTGTGGATTTCGGATTTTACTGATTTTGCGGGAAAAAAAATTCTGAGATCCGCGGGAAGAGAAACGCGGGAACTTTCGGGGGGCGTGCTGAGCTATCCTGAGCGGAAAGAAATTCATCTACAGCCATGCATAATATTTGGTTTAAAAACCCCTCTCCGGGGTGGGTATCCCTATAGCACCCATATGGCTATAACCCCCTACAGAATACACTTGTTTTTAGTGTTGTCCTGCAGGGGGTTCTGATGTACGCTTACTCATGAATGAATAGCTTGGTCAGTAGCACTTCTGTGTTCAGTCCAATCCATTCAACGACTTGCATGAGTGACTCCCATGTGTTAGAGAATGCTTCGAGTAGTGACACTATTGGTTTCAACATTGGTTGGTCCTTGTCGTTACTCCCCTGCAAGGTTGTCTGCAGGGGAGGTAACTAACTAGTATCACTTCTTGCCGAACACTCGTGACACGTAGTAGAAAGCGTTAGCAAACGTGATGTCAAGTTCACTTGCGATCTGCTTTGCGATAGCAGACTGGCTAGAAGTACCGTCATTCATGCGATCGTAGATCACTTTAGCGTTAGCTTTCTTCTCGTTGTTGTTTTTGTTCGCACGTCCTGATGGGGTAGTAGTAGGCACTTCTGTGACTTCCTTTGCTACTTTCAGTTCTGGCATATTGTTCAACACTCGTGCTACTTTCTCAGTAGCTTTCGTCACTGCCACTTCTGCCGAATATGACTCTTTTGTTTTCATTACTTGCTCAATCAGAGCCTTTGCCATCATGTCCGCTTCGAGTTCGTTGGACATTTCAGTGCCACCCAAACTAGTGATGATTGTGTTGGCACTAGCAAGTTTGTTTTCAGATTCGTTGAAGTACATCCCCAAATCGTTGACTGCTTTGGACACTGAACCGTCAACATCCAACCCCAACGACTCCATAATAGCCACAGGGTTGATTGCCACTTCGTTCGTAACACTTTTGGTTTCAACTTTCTTCGCCGTAGGTTTGCGAGTCTTTTTCGCAGGGGTTTTGTCGGTGGTCAAAGTTGCTGCCATTTGTGCGATTGCTGCTGTCATGATAAACTCCATTTAGGTTTTTGAATCACTGCTTACTGCAGTACGTCCTATTATCAACAGTTTCTAAACTTGGTCAACTGTTAATTTAATAAGCGTTGGTTTGTGAAGGGTATTGATCGAAGCTGTTGACATATTGATTGAAAGACTCTACAAAGCCAATCGGTTCAACAGAACGTGCAATCGATCCGTACCCTACTTTCGATCCCAAGACAACCACCTCAGGATGGATGTCGTTCAGAAACTCCTCATAATCGTCATGTGTGAATTCGGTCATGCTTTTCTCCAAACGGACAACAGTGTCCAACAATACCCTCCCAAAAGAGAAGGGCATTATTTGATCCTGTTGACTCTCAGTCGATATACACATCCACTTCTGCATCGATGTCGATCCGACCATCTGCTGTCGGTTTCTGAATGAACGCTTTTGTTTCCACTTTCACCTTAGCGACTTCTTCGTAAAGAGTAGTACTGAAGTCTGCCAACAGATCGGCAATGTAGTCCTTTACACTCTCTTTTGCCCCTTGAATACATCCTGCTACTTCTTGGAACGTTCCGTACTCAATAGTGCCAGCATCCGAAATCATGTCCAAATGTGCCTCTACTTGCGCACCGACAATTTGAACAGCGAGTGCGCGAATAGTGTCACGATCGTGTAGAACCTTCTGCAGGTTGTTGTTGTTGACGCTGGGGAAGGGGTGAGTAGTATTGATCATGTGATTCTCCTGTTAATGTGTGATGATTGTCTGATGGATTCTGAACTTGGTCAACGTAGGTTAGAAGTATCAGCCTTGTTTGTAAGCACAATATTGTTGTTGTTGACGGATGTGTTGTTGTATGGTAGTGAGTTGTTCGTGCATCCATTTTGCCTGATCGATATTCCGCATCGGAATCGTTTTGGTGATTGTCTGATACAACTGTCGTTCCATCCGTTGTAGACGTGCAATTGAATTGATTTGATCGATCGTCATAGAAACACTCCTGTGGTTGTTGCGTCTATCATCATGGTTTTTGAACTTCTGACAACATGGCTACAAAGTATCCATACGGAATTGAAGGACATTATTTACATGTTGACTGACCCTCAGATCTATGAGATGCTACTGACATGCGTTCGAACAGGCAATCTGGGGATGGACAGCGAGAGTGACTAATAATAGTTGCGGCCGAGTTTTGGGATCTTCCCACTCAGCAGCATACAGCAAAATAATAACCTTGTCAACTGTACGCTTGAATAACCTTACTGTTGACAAGCTTGCATGTTTTGATATACGATTGCTGTTGCTAAAACTATAGCTGTGTGGCTAGAAAGGGCTGTAGCTATTCTGTGTTCAATCTGAATGGGAAACAAAAGTGCTATGGGACTTCAGTGTCCAGGCTCGAACTGGAACCAAACGTGCTAGTGGCTACTCTGTGTTCAACTCCGGCTGGGACACAGAAGTGCTATGGGCTACTCTGTGTCCAGAACGTTTCTGGAACCAAAAGTGCTACTGTGGCTATCCTGTGCTACTCTGAGCGTGGCTGTGGGTACTTTTGTGTCCAAGCACATAAGCGGCCGATAGTGGCAGGAATATCCTGGAAAGCAACACTTTATCCCGATACCCTGCGGATTAGCAAGATTGTTTCTTTTATCCCGGCATTAGAGCAACAATGTGTCACGATACCCTGTTTAAAACCGTATTTAAATGTGAACAACGAAAACCCACATCATCCTATAGACGAGTGGGTAAAACGCTGGTAAAACGGATTCTAGTGGATGCAGGTAACGTGTATAGGTAACTGGCTTTCTGCTATGCCAGGTAAACGGGATCTCCCATCACTTTGCTTGGGAACCTTTATGATACTTGCTAGTCAAGTTGGCCATCCCTCTGTCTATCTCTTTCTGCATAAGGTAGTACTGTGCTGCCTTCTCATTGACCTTTACTACCCTATCCCTTACCTTAGTCTCCTTAGGGGTAATCAATCGCTCTTTATACACATTCTCTACTGTTTGTGCGCATTTAGCTTGTTTTGGCTGTGGCTCTTCTACCTGTTGTGCTACTGGCTTACGTACTGTAGTCTTCTTCTTACTTGCCGCCTTCTTTACCCATTGGACATGAGCGACGGCACTCGTCACTACAATGTATAGTACGAACCATTCAAATGATGTAAGAGCATTATTCATACGCCAATTATCTCCTGGTTCGCATGTGCATACAACAATTATTTTAATTAATTCCGCTCAGACATTAATTAATTAAATTATTCCATTGTCACACACAAATTAATTACTTTACCCGCCAATCCACACAGCAGGTGTATCGCCATCATCTTTCACCTCATGACACCCATAATACCATGCAGTATTGACATTTAATCGTAGCCTACACTCGGACATGCTACTGACTTCACTCACCCCACCTTCGTACCCATTGACGACAACCATACTGTCCTTTGGATACTCTTTGAGCTTATCAATCAATTGTTGTACATTCATTCTTCAACTCCGAAATGTTCTTTGATATCCGCTACAACTTGATTGATGGCAACCACACGACCAAATGAGTGGTCTTTGGCTCCTTCAGGCATCGCATCGAAGGACTCGGTGTCGCTTACTAACTCAAGTTGTTCAAACTAGAATTTGACTCATACTATTTCCTTATTATCTAGCGTCAGCGGCTAATTGATCTTCACACTGTTCCACATCCTGCAAGACACGCTTGAGTTCGTTGATGTTGAGTTCAAGCATAGCCTTTGTAGTTTTAAGAACAACACGATCAACACCTTTGGAGCTTTGCAGTCCATTAATGACTGCTACCAAATATTGTTCTTTGCCGGAGATTGTGTTACGCAGATTTTCTGCTACTGTTTGGATGTTCATTCTTCAACTCCGAAATGTCTTTTAATCTTAATGCCATGATCCGGATATGACAACGGGCTGTTTTTATCTGCGATTGTAGCACATTCCTGAACAAGCAACTCGGCGAACTTTTTAAAATCTTCTAGCTCACCAAACACCACCGCAAATTCTAAGCCTTTACCAAAATTGACGTTAGCTTGTTCAGCAAGTTGTAGAATTCGTTCGTTCATAGTTCCCCGCAATCGTAATTAGACTGAGAATCACTAACCCAATCAGAGTAATCTCTGGCAGCCATATAGTCCATATCTTTTTGAATTTCTTTATTGAGTAATAGAATTTCTTCAACAAACTTGGTCAACAACTCACTGATTTCTTTTGATATTTGTCCACGTAAAACCCGCTCAGACCATTCTGCACATGCCAACGCTCTATTCAAATCATCTACGGTAATTGTTTTGTTACGAAGTATACCTTTAGTTTCTTGAATCAGCTGCATAAGTCGCTTATCCATGATATTCTCCATATTGCATGTAATGTATAACTCTAGCAAGTTCTTTGATTCGTTCGTTCATTCGTCACCTCCTGTTACCCATCCGCAATCATCAAGACCACAGCTCGTACCGCTCCACTCCAGCCCGCATGTCGGACAATACTCTGGCAGATCATCAAGTTGGTCAACCTCTTCTATTACCATCAAATCATTCATTTGACCTCCACCAACTGTGCTGTATGCGTAACGCCAGACGGACCATGGTGCTCAATAATCTGATACCATTGCCCGGCAACCTTCTCCATCCATTGCATTGCACATGGACATACAGGATCACCATTGATCGGACCGAGACATCCACATGCCTGTGGCCATGGACGTGGCTTACTCAGCCATTGCTCGATTGCTGTCTGCTCCATTGACGCATTACGTGCTTTAACAAATTCATCATGAGCTTCCTTCGTGCCAATAGAGTATCCACCATCCCCTGCATGGATCTCAGCTCCGGCTTTGATTTGATCATTCATACTCGCTTATTCCATTTCTCTATAACTTCATCAACAGAATCACCAATCATCTGTGCACAGCATCCGCCATAGTGCTCTTGGCAAACAATCTTATAGCACCACTGTTCGTGTGGCACATCATATATGTCCACATAGTGTCGATGCCCGTCTTCTTCCTTCCAACCAAATCCTGCCGGATACATGATGTCTCGGTTGTTGACGTCGATTTTTGTTCCGCAGAATGGACATGGTTTAGCTTCGGTCATTTTACTTCTTCTTCAACAACTTGACAATCAGTCCACTGTGTATCGACGAAGTCCAAGGCTTCATTCTCAGTGTCGAAACATCCCAATGCCCTGCCCAGCCAACGCTCAGGACCAGTGCCATCCACATCACCACCCCATTCAACTTCTCTTACAACGAACTGAGACATTATTGAATTCCAAAATGTTGCTTGATCTTTGCCACAGAATCTGCTTTTGCCTTGAACCACTCGTCCGTATACGAATCATCTGGTCCGGCAACTTGAACGCACTCCTCAACAATCAACTCTGTGAACTTAGCCATCATTTCGTAATAGTTTTCATCACGTTTGTCAAACACTTGAAATGCTCGTGCGTAAAGTTTATAGATCTGATCATTCATTCCGGTACTCCACAACAGTTTGAACATCCTGCCACAATGCAGGAACGGGTAGCACACGATACTGCAGGATTGGATCAGTTACATCTTCCAATTCTCTCTTGGCCAGCATCAAAGGAATGTCATGCTCATTAGCATACTCCCTGATCTTTTCAGCAGTCGCACTGCTCTTACGAATGACATACCTAAATTCGATCATTATTCTACTCCAAAGTTGTCTGGCAGCCACACGCCACCATCAGATATCCATCCACCAACAGACTTCTTAGGCTCATCAGAGTCATATGTCCATCCGAGTGCCTTCATCATCTTATGCTTGACACGAAGGTTTGGCTGACGAAAACGTTCCGTTGCCGTGAACCCCATCATTGTACCAACCTCAGTGACAGCACCGCTCCTACAGATCCCTGCATGACAATGAACCATCACGTTCATCTGCTTCTCAAGTGCATGCTCAAGCAGCGAAATGATTTCCTTTGCCTGATCATCACTGATCTTGGTCTCATCTGGAAACCCGTCCGAGTCCTCTGCATCGAGGAATTCAAAACAATGCACTTGCTTGAACTGACGTTTTGATGGTTTGAACTCCGTTGCTGGGTCCTGAATGCGGATCAGCAAGCAATTATCCCCCAGATCACTATGGTGACCAAGGTGAATAGCACTCATGCTAACATTTTCAATCCATCGGATCATTGCGGTACTCCAAATCTGTCCAACATAACAGCTCCAATACTCTTACGACCTTCAAGCTCCATCAGGCCAGCAATCAATGCACATTCCCTGACCACGAGCTCTATCGTTCGCCTCTGAACATCAGTGACCTGTTCGTATTGTAATGATGTCCATGTGTGGCTGACAACATCATCCAATGCCTGACCAATGATCTGATCGACAAAAGGCTTATCACTGGCCTTGGGAAAGTCAATTGGATTGTTTGTGTTACTGTAGTGTATCATAGAATGATCTTGATGATGTAGTCATGCTTGATATTCTCTTCCAGAAACTTCATCCTGGCAACGGCTTTGTTCTCTGCAACAACCTCATAATGTTCCAGTCCTGGCCTCTGGTACGACTTGTACACGACATAATACGTTTTCATGTATTGCCATTCCTATCAAAGTACAACGGTCCGCACGGACCACCATAATCAACATACCCTGACCCATCAGCATAGTACACTGTCCTTGGCTGTGGTTCACTAGCAGTCAACACTTCTCCATGTGGATAGTGTATATCACCGAAGCTGTGATGGATCGTCTTTGTCACTTGTGCTGATGAGAACAACGCTTGACTTCTTCCATTGTATGCTGTAGCTCTTTGGCCCTTTATCACATGGAAACCATCAGATTCCCATTGTTCCCATGTCCTCAGCACCAGCTTGGTCGTCTTCATTTCACACCAAAGTAGTTGCCAATGTCCACAGCAGTGTATGGATCATCGTTGGCCAAAGCGATATCAATACATGCTCGCACGATCAGCTCAGCGAACTTCTCATCAAACACAGATGCCTCCCATACCTTCTCATCACGACGTTGAGGACCATACTGCTCAGCAGCATAGTCCAAAGCCTTTTGTGATAAACTCTTAATGTGCTCGTTCAACGTCCAATCCTTTCAGCAATCTCTCGCTTAAGCAAGTGAATGTACTCATTGTGCAATGAATGCTCAAACTGAGGGTATTCCTGCACAAACTCCATGGCCTTCTTGAGGTCTTGCTCGAGCTGCCGTGTTGTCTTTGACTTCCACCGTGCAATCTGCTCGTCTGTCAGGATTTTCATATGATCTTTCCAATTGCGCAATAGATCAACTGATCAATTTCGCTCTGATGGTCAACACCCAGTCGTCTTTTCAGCCACATTGCTGTAATAATGTGCTTGACCTGTTTGTCTAATGGGTCCTCTATTTCGAGCCCCCGGGCATCACACTCAGCGATCAGATCCTCATCTGAGACATCATCTTGCCAGTCCTCGTCAATGTATACTTCAACATACCGTCCCATGGTACTCCCTATCGTTTTGTTGCTGCATGGAATAGATGCAGCACCCATACAATTCCAGCAATGAACAGGCCAAGTACAATGTACAACACAATACTTTCACCACACATCATTCGCTCTCTTTCAATAGTTTCCTCAGTCTCTTGACCTCGGCCTGTAACCCTCGGCGCTCATAGTCAGACGCACCAAGCTCCTTTTGCATTTTACTCATTTGAGCAGCAAAGTCAACATCGAAATGCTGTAGCTTTTCCTCTGGCCAGATTATGAACTTGCCATTCTCCCAGTCAAACCCTAGCGATGCTGATTTGACATTGACCATAGGATGAGCGCCAATCGTAGCATATGGCATGCTGATTGCAATAGTTACGTCCGGATCCACATAATGGCCCGGACGGTGTGTTAGGTTGACAATCCTGTGAAGTTCACTTAGTTTCATGGAGCTTTTTCTCTTGCCACATCCAGATCGCTTCTCTAAGCTCATCCATCTGCCTTAGGCGAATGTCATCCATGATGTTCATCCCTATGAACTCAGACTGCATGTTCTGTCTTGTCATGTCCCACAACTTGTCGTAATGCTTTTGCAGGACATCAACTACAACATCATAGTCCTGCTCCATTACCGCACCATACCAGCATAATCAGCACGGACATACCAGTCGGGAGCAGAATCCAAGTTGTTATGCTCCTTGTTGTAGTCGACTGCTCGTTGACGAGCCTCCGCTTCGTTGTCATAATACTCAGTGTCCCAGTGCTTTGATCCCCATCCACGTTCATACTCTGTGAACTCCACTTTGAACATATCGCCCTGAGGCTTTTCGATCCTTGCCATTACATATATCCTTTGCCAAAAACTTTCGATCCGAATGGATGTTGATTGTCACCATCTTCGCGGTCAGCAATCACTTCCATCTCATACAGAGTGGGATAATGTCTGAGCAGACCTTTTGCTCGTTGACGGATTGCTTTCGGTACACGTGGCGTCTTCTTCGGATCAATCAGATCGTACAGGAAGTTCCCTGTGAACACAACAGCATTCGTTCTCTCGCGTGGCACAGTCATGGTTTTCTCCAAATGCGTTTGTACCATGGCAGTTCGTTGTACCCCTTGACACGCAGTCGATACCACTCCACATCCCATGTCAGGATCTGAATCTGTTTTCTTAGCATGTCCATATGCTCACCATGCTCACGTTTGATCGGCGCCTCGATCATCTCCCGTAGATCAGGGTCAATCGCAATGAAATCATCCTTACGAACACCATCCGTCACTTCAACAATGTGCTCAACAGGGACATCGATCCGTCTCATAGGCTGTAGAGCACTAGCGTGATCATCTGTCCACATCAGATGTGGAGCGTCCATACGATGGAAGCTGACGTAGTCTCTGTTATGGACAACCACTCTCTGCTCCTGAATGGTGTATAGTGTTGCTTCTCTCATCGCGATGCCAACCAACGTTGTACTGCATCCTCACTGCCCCAGCACGTTGCTGGAACATAGTTGTACAGATATTTGACAATGTCAGCAAGTGCAGCCTGGTTCATCATGTCGGCACAACTGACTGCTCCCTTGAGATCGTTGATTAGCACAGAGTACAGGAAGCTCCCTGGCTCGTACTTGTGCTTGACATAATTGTCAATCGCTCCCAGAGTGTGTTCTGGTACATTATCACGAAGGTTCATTGTTGTTCTCCTGTGAGCAGGATCTGCTCGATTGCTTTCATCTGTCGAGGGCTGATTTTCAGCCATTTGGTTGCACCTCGCTCTGAGCGAATCTGCATATTGAATCCATATGGGAAGTGCTTGTCATCGACTGGCAAATTAGCGACAGCGAACAGCTCAGCCTCGAGATAGTTACGTTCAGCGATTGTCAGAGACATGATGTGATCCTTAGATGAAGTCGTATGCTGTTTCGCTTTGGCCAGCCTTGCAGAATGACAAGGCCGCAGTGATATTATCACGCAGAGCATTGAACACAGCAACAGCAATCTTCGAGTCCTCTGTCTCCAGGAACAGTGTACCGTTGAAGAAATATGCGCGTTTGCTGGTCACTTGCTTGACGACTGCGAGAACGTTTGCTTCGTTGATCATATCATACTCCGTGTTGTGATGTGTCAATTATACATTCAGACGGATGCCATGTCAACGGCATACTGAGCATCGCGCTCGTCCAGAATGCGATTGAAGTCTTCCACGAGCACGCGCTCACGTACTTCGCCATACACCTTGAATGGCTCATCTACCTGGACAGTATGCTGAACCTTGCCACCATACTTGACACGGCTCTCCAACACTGTACCACTGTATGGGAACAGACCCAAGTACATGCCATTGATTCGTTTGCCTTCGAGATTCCAGCTCATGATGTGCTCCTGTTTGCGATGACTCAATTATCTGTTAGATTGCATTGGATGTCAACGGTCAAATCATAGAGATCGAACCGACTCGCAGACCAGCATCATTAGTTCTCAGAGACAGAGCAGCAACACGTGCTTCGAACACACGTTGTTCATTGTCATCAACGAATGAATCGTACTTGTACGGATTGTAACGGACAGGCTGACCGTCAGCAGCAATCGACAGAGCTGTCCGAGCAAGGCCATCATCCACAACATCAACCCATGTACCATACACGCCAGCATGGACGTTCTTCTTCTTTTCACGAAGAACACGAGCGCGGCCAGCTTGAGACACACGGAATTGTGGGTTGTTGACAAGAGCTTGCTCGCGATGAGCAATCACACGACCCTTATTCTCACCTTCCATGGCTTTCACACTGAACACACGCTTGTGCAGATTGAAATAGATGAAGACTTTCATGATGAGCTCCTAATTGCGATGTGTCAATTGTAACGGAGATCATCATCCATGTCAACGCTTATGAAGGGTCACTCTATACCGAAGCGATCCATCAGTTCCTCAACAGCATCTGATCCGAGGCCCATCCTTTCGGCTGCACTGATCACAGCAATTGCAACCAGCTCACCATATGCCTCTGCAAGCTCACCATTCGTTGGATAGTCGGTACGCGGAGGTGTTGTAACGATCTTCACTGCTTCTTCATGTAGTGTCTTATACGGCTCTTTCATTGGTGCTCCCAGTAATCATACAAAAACACGGCCATCTCTTCATCAACATCGACACATCCCACATCAGGATCCACCATGATAGCCATTTTCCTCAAACGCTCGCATTGGTATCGCCACCAACCACTAAGGATCCATGAATCTAGTGGTGAGATCTGAGCCTCCACTTCTTCACGGGTGAGGCAGCGAGCAAGTCCCCACCAACGCTTTCGTTTCATCTCCTCTGCAATGTGCTTTTCTCTACGTTCTTCCACCTTGGCCTTGTGATGTGCAAGGTACACATCACAAGCCTTGATCAACGCACTAGCGCGGAGTGATACTGAACTGGTCATGAGCGAAGTACCGTAATGATTGACTGCTTAAGGACATGCTCTGTAAAGTATGTGTCGTTTCCATTTATTTCCATGTTCAGGTAGTACGCTTCACCACGTGCTGCCTTCATGACATAATCATGTACGACTGGAGTGTCAGTGAGCTCATCACTCGTGAACGTACCATACTGGTTTACAATTCGGATCCTGACTTTCATGACCATAACCTCAATGTTTTCATAATAGGAGGCCACTCTTTACGAGGGGCAAACACAGCACCAACAACAGCATGGTCGAGGCGACTCTCCGTCATTATATAACGGTTCTCAACGTTAATCAACTCTCTGAACTCTTCCTCAGACACAACGCATGTGACCTTCTTGAAGCTGGTATCCAACCATTCCTGTGTCTCGGGCAGGTGCTGGTATTCCAAGTATCCGATCAAACCCGCATGAGCTGCGGTGTTTAGAGCATGACCTGTTGGAACCCAGTCCAATATGACGATGTACATTTTCATAGAAGAACAACCAACATCAACAACACACACAGCAAGATCAGACCAATGGAGTCAGCAATGTCCATCGTTAATGTGTATCTGAACTTCTCTTCCTCTTCTTCGTTCATAGGTCCCATTCGCAGTTGGCATACCAAATGGCTGATGGTATGCTTTTTGTTGTAGCGTAGTCATTGAGGAAGAACTCAAGGAATTCATGCTCAAGACCACACTCCTTTGCCCATGCCAGCGCATCCATGAGCTGGTCAATATCATCAAACGTTTTCGATTCCATTGAGCTTCCATGTGCCGTGCAGCTCATAGTGCCACACTTGGTTGATCACCAAATCACCGTCATTGAACGTGTAGTGTACACTGAACTCACGCGGCGTGTCAAGGACAACCTCATGACTGACCTTACTCAGCGTCAGTTCGCTAGGAGTAAGGTCTTGTGTTGCTTCATCGACAAGATCTGGACCGAGCAACGTCTTCAACTTCTCAACGTTGCCCTCAGCAAACGATCGCTGAATCTCCCAGAACTGAGCGGTAGGACTGAATGGCTGCTTAGGTGCAATGCCACGCTCCTTGTTGATATAATTTTTGATCATTTTGAAACCTTTGTAGAACAACCAGATTACCCCGACGAGGACAACAGCAGTCAGAGCAAACAAGAACACATCGATGATGAAGTGCCAGAAGCCGTAGTTGGACTTCTTTTCAGCAGCTTGAGTGTATCCACCAGGACCACTCTGGTCAAACGAGTTTGAAGGACCACCAGCCACAACAGCGGGAGCACTTGTACCTCCGCCCCCACCACCATTGTTGATCACCGTTGTGCCACCACCGTGACCATGACCGCCAGAGATTGCATTGCCAAGCAACGTACCTGCAACAGCACCACCCATAGAGCTCATGAACATACTGCCGTTTGTCACACCGCCACCACCGTAGTTGGGGACATTAGCGTTTCCATATGATGGTTGTGGTGAGCTGTATTGTGATGTACTACCCGTTGAAGCAACACCGCTGCTGACGGGAGGATTGACCTTCTGTGCAACAGGAGCAGTCACTTCGCTCTTACGAACACCCATAGCACTCTGTGTGCCACCGATTCCACCTGGACGGCTCGGTGCCGGAGCAACAGATGGTCGCGAAGGGGCAACGCTCGGTCGTGATACCGACACACTGCGACTCACTGATGCACCACCTCCGGAACGACCAATGCTTCCGGAATGGCTAGGGAACGAACTCACTACGGCAGCGGCAAGGACCACTGCAGAAATTAACTTACTCATACTGAACCTCTTTCTTAGGTGCAAACAATTTACTAAATTCACGCATCGTAACACGGAATGCGCTACGTTGTTCCTCATCAAACTGGAAGAGGTTGCGATCCATATATTGAAGAGTCTCCAACAGACCCTCCCCCATCTCAGTCTGGATGGTTTGAACGATTTCCAATGCTTTTTCAATGTTCATTTCACTTCTCCTGCACGGACAGCAACGATCGATGTTCCGCAGCAGTTGTGCACACGGATACCAACGAGACCACCTTGTTCGTAGTGCTCGAAATAATCACGACTGCCATTAACCAGCCACACACCCTTGATTCCAAGCGAGTTGTCCATGAACCCATCCTCTTCTGCAGGCTTGAATCCAGCATCGTTGCTAACGATACCATCAACCATACCATCGAACGATGATGGACGGCTGACCAATAGGGCAGCACGGTTCTTCTTGATGAAGGACTTGAATGTGGATTTAGTGATCTTTTTCATATCAGCTCCGTTTGCGTTTGTGATGATTCAATTATCATTGCATTCGATGGATCAGTCAACGGTCAATATTCGATTGAACCCATTCGGTCGTGAAATGTTTGATTGCGCTTCTTTGCATCGATGTAGAACACGCGTTTACGCTTGTACCGTTTGTTTTCTACATCGTTATCTGTGACGTACTGGTTTGTTTCCCAAGCGACGTACTTTTTGTACGCACTCTTCAACTCTTGAACCTCTTCTGGTGTATGCACGAGGTCCCAGTTTTTTGCATCACGACAGTCACGTAGCAAGTTCGTCCTCAGATAATAATCGAGCGTCATCTTGACAAGGTCACCCTCAACCAGTTTGTTGTCGATGTGCATGTAGTCGCCGACCATCCCGTTCCACAGCACGATCTCAGGATTACCATCGATCGTAGCAAGGAGCTCAATCAGTTCGTTTTTGCGCATGATCATTCAGCCAGTTTGGAACGCTCAGAGCACGTTGCCAAGAACTCGACAACAGCCTTCTTTGATGCATTAGTGCCGTTCATGTACCACTTGGTCTTCACTCGCTGCTGGAGCTCGATGGTACGTGGTTGGTCACTGCCGCGCAGGAAGTATGTGATGTGCTGATGATAGATCTCAGCATCCAACATCAGACGTTCAGCTTGCAAGCGACCGAGCGGTTGATCAGCAGCCTCACGTTCAGCTTGTGCTTTCTTCTCAGCTTCACGTTCCTGACGATTAAGTTCACGTTGAGCTTGATAGAATGCTTCTAATTGCACCTGCATCTCACGGATCTCACGGCCAAGATTGGCAAGTGCAGTCATCCCTTCTGCGAAGTTACACGTAGCTTGCATATCATCCTCGAGAACCTTTGTGTCACGGCCGCCAGAGCTGTGAGACATACTAACAGTCCACACACCTTCTTCTATTGAAGTTGCCCATCCGCGGTTGATATACAACGTCAGAGGATCACGGCTCCAGTATCCTTCGACACTGCAGTTGATTGAACCACAACCATTAGCACCGATGCGCATCAGGTCGTATTCGCCGATTTTGTATGCACTCATAATAAACTCCGTTTGTGTTTGCGATGACTCAATTATCTGTTAGATCGGATGATGAGTCAACAGGTCAAGTTCCGTATGTTCCCCATGATGGCATTGTTTGTTGAGCATCGATCGCTCTCAATCGTGTATACTGGTCATACACTTCCGCACCGAAGCGCAGTTTACCCACAACAGGATCATTGGATGCTGATGAGCACACCCAGCTCCAATACTCTTTTGCCAGATCGGTATGGCCTTGCTTGCGCAGAGTATCAGCAACGAATGCACATTCGCTATTGACGACAGCACGAGCAGGCTTGGCAAGCTGTTGGAGTTGTGCAGCGGAGATCAATTCACATGGATAAATCATGATAAACAAAAAAAGGGTTGCGATGACGTTATTATCACCACAACCCTTAACCCATGACAACGGGATTACTTACGTGCGTTTGCGCGAACCTCTTCGAAGTCGTATTGCTTGGTCATTACACCATCCCGATACACTTCTTCCAGAGCCTCGGTCCAAGGACCAATTGCTTTATCAGTCCAACCAGCCAAAGGGCGATGAACGCCAGACGTATACTCGCCACCACTCTTCCACAGAGTGACGCGGCCAGCTTTAGACTTCTTACCACTGTCTGTGACAGGATCCTTCTGAACATCAACCCATGCACCATCGATGCAAGCGGATGAGCACTTCATTGCGAACTTCTGAGTGTCACGGTCAACGCCTTGCAGCAGCGCTCCACCCATACCGAATGCAATGTTGTCAGCACTATACCCAAGAGCCATAAAGGCACCAAGAATGCTGCGAATAGTAAGTTCATTTACACCGTCTCCTTGAATCAATCGAACATTGTTAAGAACTTTAAATCCTTTAGCGTTTACCACACTTCCGAACTTGCTATCCAAGATTTGGATCAGTTGCACGTTAACTGCAACAGGGTCCCCACTATCTGGGCGGATAACAATAGTAGCACCACTATCAATAACTTGTTGGCGAAGTTCTTCTCCCCAAAGATTACTAGCGGCATTAAAAACATCATAGCTATCAGAAACAACAGCCACGATACTGCCAGGCTTGGCGAATTGATTGAGCATGTTAGCATAGGCTTTTACCTCGTTGTCTCGTCCCCAACTAGTAATTGTACTGTGCTCGGCTGCTGGAATGCTAAAACCAGCGATGCCAGCGTTGTAATACTCACGAGCAAACAAAATACCACTAATAGTGTCCGTGCCCATAAAGTTGACCAGGTGAGCCGCTCCACCGATTCCAGCACTCTCCATTGAAGATACACCACGAGCACCAAAATCGTGCAACTTAAAATCGATAAGGCTAGGATCACCAGTTTTCTCCAGGTAGTCGAGGATAATGGTCTTGATCTTGTAGCTCTGCGAAGCCACGGTAGTGCCATACCACACAGCACGAAGCAAAGCAGTCTCCAACCAAGTGGTCAGCCAGAAACATGCTGGGTCTGTGTTTTCGATCGTGGCGAGTACATTTCGCGTAGGGACCACGGAACCTTCAGGGACTGCACGGATGACGACCGGTAGGAAGCCATTGTGTTTGTCCAGAATGTATTCCCATCCGGCACGGTTGAATGGTTCACCGTGTGCAGTGAGGATCTCGTCTGCGAAGTCAATATCGCTTTGTGTGATAGGCTCAAGCAAATACTCCTTAATGAACGCCTGCAGACCGAAGAACACGGTCTGATCATAACGACCACCACGAGACTCAATGTAACTATAGACACCAGTAGTGCCTGCAGGGTATTGAGCGAACATGCTAGTCTTGTATGAGTCAGTGTTCAGAATGATGTTTTTTGCAATTTTCATGTTAATCTCCTTAACAAGTTAATAAAAAGTCCTAAGTCTATCTCAGAACTTGGTAGGGGGCACGTTGTATCGTGCCTCCATCTCGGTTGCTCGTCGCTTAGCTTCGAGCAGGAATTCAATATTCTCAGGGAATTTGGTGATCATGTCAACAAGATCTTCGTAAACACGGATACCTGTACGTTCACATACGATGTCCACATTACCCTTACGCCAGAACCCTTCTGGACAGCACACAACGACAGGCTTATCGCTGTTGGCCATCAGACCGAGCTCAAGCAATGTAATTGGTGACTTGGTGCCAGGGGCAAAGTAGAAGAAAATCACATCAGCAAGCTCCATGGAATCCAACTCCCACTCGACTTGCTCACTGAAATCTGGATCATCCTTCTCTTGCTTCCACGAAGCATCCCAATCGTCACGGCGAGGGTTGAGGAACATCACGTCTGGATGGTCAATCATCTTGACGACCTTCTCTTGCCACCGCTCTGCTGTGTCCATTTCAATCGAACCAGCAAGGAACACTGCAATTTTACCAGCTGTATTGTACGGTGCTGGTGCTTTCACTTCAATTGTCATATCATTGTCCTAGGGTTGTTTCATCAATTTGCTTGACCGGTTGAGCATCAAGCAAATCATACAGGTGTCGCAAGTATGTTACTGCCTCACCAATGTACCGTCTTTCGTATGCGTATTGTGTGCCAACCTGTTCTAGCTTGGTGATCAACATCGGAATACTATCTTTCATTGCACTCATGTTTCACTCCTTAAACGTGCCAACCTCTTGGATGACCTTCTGTGTCCTTTTTCCACTGCTCTCTTACCATATCATTCCATGCATTGACGCTCTTACCTTGCATCTCTACGATCCAATGTCCTCCACCTACCTTTACAAGGATAGGATACCAAAGGTGGTCCTCATATCGAATGCATGGACGATATGCCATATCAAGCTCCAACTGCCCACATGATCATGTCATAGTGGTCTTCAAAACACTCTTCTGATTTGACCTCTGCAATAGGCACCCAACGGGCTTTCTCAGCATCGTCACTTCCTTTGACCTTTGGCAATTCACCATCAGGCAATACAATCTTAAAGCAGTGCGTGATGATCCGGCCACGAGGACTACGATCAACAGCGTCAAAAACACGATTATCAACGATTGACCCACGCAACACAGGAGCAGGTACCTTGATCAGTGTTTCTTCCCGTAATTCACGGATTGCAGCATCCTCTACACTCTTGTCTGTGTTGGCGTTGACATATCCACCAGGAACTGCCCACAATCCTTTACCAGGCTCAGCACGACGTTTGATCATAAGAACGTGACCGGACTGAATCACTACAGCATCAGCGGTAGAGAAGATTGGAGGGTAGGGCAGCGAAGCGTACTGCTTCTTGTACGTTGCCACAAACTCACGTTCACGAATGATCTGACGATACTCTTCTGTGTGAGCAAAGTCGAGCAAGAAGTCGTAGGTGGTCTGTGGGATCACGCCTTTGAGAAAGTTGTAGTTGACATTCTCTTTGAAATATAGGTCACGGATGTTGACTGCGCTCAGAGGCTCAATCTCATCGACGTTTTCGTACTCCCACTGAGGGAACATATCGAGGTAAAATGATGAATCGTCTTTCTTGTGACCGATAACACCGATCTTACCACCAAGAGCACGATACTTGCTAACAATACCTTGAACACGAATGGCCCATGCTTGGTCATTATAGATCGTGTCGATGTTTTCCTCAACATGAATCTGTATGCTCAGACCAGCAGTTGCTGCTTTGATCATACCACGACGTTCGGCGCTCGTGAATGGGTTCTTGTACGTACGTGGCTGCTTTGCTGACCCAGTGATGATGATCAACTGTTCACATAGCGCAGTGGCACGCTTCACAATCTCGAGGTGAGCATTGTGGAATGGTTGGAAACGTCCAATAAGGACAAGGGTGTGATACTTTTTTGACATTCAAAGCTCCTTTGAATAAAATGTCGTACAGGTCTATCCCGTACAGTTGTATATAGCTTACTCTAAGCTCTCTTCTTCTTCATCGCCATCGATTAACTTGTACATCCATGTAAGCACTGCATTGAGCAGGTACAGGAATATCAACCATCCGGCAATCTTTTTGAAGTTCATTTTACACTCGCTGCAAGTTGTTTGTACCCGTCAATTGTAGGGTGAACTTTGTCTAAAGACAACAGGGGAATCGGCAGTACAATGTCCTTGTACTCTGCAGCAAGTTGACGGATATCTTCCTGGATCTCCACGTTATTAGCGGGTAAAATCCAGTAAATGCGCCGACCACCCACTCTTTCACGCAACTCTGTGAGCTCGCGTCGAGTGTGGATTTTCTTGTGATCATTAGAGCCAAGGCTGATAATAACAGCCTCAGCCTCGAACGACCGAGCACGGTAGAAGCTGTTGAAGTTGTGGCTGTTGACCCCAATCTTCACATACGACACACATTCAGGCCGGTGCTTTGCAATCCCGGTCGCAATGCTATCACCTAAAATCATACACTCGAGCATCAGCATGTCACCACTTCTGAGTAGGGGTTTGACCGATCATCGTAAACAGATCAGCACGTTCCTGTTGTTTTGCACCCATCTTGATTAGCTCTTGAGCCATCACATCGAATGCGTACCAGCCGTTATTGTCATGCACCAGCTCGACAAACAATGGTTCTTGTTCAGTTTTAGACATCTTATTTCCTTACATGAAAGACTGGATGATCCAGCCAAACAACAAAACAATCAACGGATTGACAATAGCAGTACCAATCACTTCACCAGCCTTTGTTGCTGTGCTTCTCGTAGTATCGTTAGCGGTCTTTTGAGCCAAATGATGTGTGAACATCCCCACGATCAATGTGAACCCAAGTGCAACAGGGATCGATAGCTCGGGCAAGCTGAACGTAGGAACAACAAACCAGCTCCACAGCACAGTCAACACCCAACCACGGACAAGAATTGCCAACCCTACTGTAGCGATGACAAATGCGATCCAACCCAAAATAATCATGATTCACTCCATTCAACAATTGTAACAGATCCTCCATTGCGACTGACAGCATTATCCATCGCTTCAAGGATCGTTAGTACTTTGCCTTTGTCTGCTCTGGCCAATCCACAGCCGATCAAAGGAAACCCGTAATGTGCATTAGGATATGCATGGTACAGTTTGCGTAGAATTAACTTCAATGCAACATACTCAAACACTTCCTTAGTTTCACCAGGTCTATTGTAATCATACTGTGTATATGCGTTTACGACAACAAATTCCTTATCAGTCCATGGAAGGACAGGAATAACAGTGGATGTATAATTCCCGAGCTTGTTGTAGTCACCTTTAACAGTCTGACAGTCCGCTTCATATGCAGCAGGGTACTTCTCACGAATCTGCTTCGCAAGGCCACTACCCATTGTGTTGAAGCAATTGCACCCTTGAACAATGATGTCAAACTCACCATCTTCTGCAAGTGCAATCAAATCACCCTTGATTGTTTTCATCCCACTCAATCCCTAGGTTAATCAGCACTTCACGCGCCATATCGATCCGACCGCTTCGATGTCCACCATAGAACGCATCATCGATGTTTCCACCTGCATAGTCATCAGCCATGAAGTCTTCATCATCATCCCATGCTTGTTGCAGAGCAATCTCTTTGAGCTCATCGATCAGTTGGTCAATTGTCATTTTCATCGATACGCTCCACAAGTACAGCCTTGGCCATGTCTTCACCGAATGACATATTCTCGCGGTGGATCTTGACCATTCCTCGGCGTGCAAGAGACTCACACACAATGAACCCGACCATTCCATTGACACGGTGCATCATCTGCTCTTCATTAGCACGAGGCAAACCCTCGCCTTGCGCAAGCATCTCTGCCATCAGCATCAGCTCAGCAAAGTGTTCATTGTCTTCTTCCTCACAGAGGCCCACGAGATAGTGAAGATCACCATCAGATAGGTTCTTCATAAAGTCACCAGGCGTCATGTATGCATTGCGTTGCATATCAGATGCCAGCATCTTCGTGACGGCCAACAGGTTGTTTGCCTTCATGATGTTCTCATAATTGATCGAGAACGTTCCTTGTTCATCCATTGAGCATACCTCCACCCGCATACAGCAGGATTATACCGACACAAAATAAAATTGAAACACCGAGCCATCGCTCGGATGTAGGATTGCCATCCAAAGCAGATGACAGCACGATTGCACCGCAACCGAGCAAGATCAAAAGAGTACCAATCATACGCCTAACCCCATGCCGGCCAAGATAAAGTCCTGAGCCTTTTTCAGAGCTTGGGCCTTCGTCGTACGTGGATCGTTGATGGCATTGCAGATCTCGAGCTTGCGAGGTTGCTTGCCACCACCAGCCATCACAACACCTTCCGCAAAGATACGGAAATTGTCAAGGTCCATCATCTCAAACGCTGAGTACAGCTCAGTAAGAGCAGTGTTGCCCAGTGTATCGTTCTTCAAACGAGATTGACTAGAGGATTGCGTATGCATGATTGTTCCTTAGTTGAGTTCAGGGATCATCGTGAGTGCAGCTTCCCACACTCGTTCCAGTTCGGAAGGGGAAAGGATTGCACTCCAGTCGTGGACATACTGATTGTACACCATATCGATGTCCATATCAGTTTCGATTACAGCGCGCTGGATCGAATCAATTGCTGCCATTGTCATAGAGTGCTCCTTGTGATTACTTTACCATCAGATGCGATGGACGGCCAAGGCGTGTATACACATCTTCTGCAACGCCTGCAGGCATGAAGTATTTCGCTTTGGTGACTTTATTGTCTTCCATCACCAAGCGTTTGACAACAGTGAAACCATCATCGTTGCGCAACATGCTCAGTGTGCCACGAACAGCACCAGCAGTTGTGTTGAGCATAGCAGCGAGCTGCTCATCAGTCATACCAATACCGGTACCGTACAATGCACCACGGATCTTTTGTTTCAGGGTCAATTTGGACATATTAAGCTTTCTGTGAAAAGTGTTTACGAGCGTTGTAATAGTACGTCTGTGCACCAAGCGGGGTCATTCCACACTCTTTCTGGATCGTCTCAATCACAACAGCTTTATTATCCCCGATCCTTTCGAAGATGACAATCGCTTTATCGAGTTTGCTTTCACCAGGCAAGCTCTTTGCTTTCTTTGCACCTGACACAGGCTTCTTGACGGATGCCTTTTTCTTCTTCTCAGGGAGGTCTTTGGCAGCAGCGCGTGCTTCTGCTTTAGCAGTGTATTCAGCGATGATCTTTGCTCGTGCTTTCTCAGTCATCACATCTTCTGGGAAACCAGGATAGCGTTCGCCAGACGGACGCTTAGGGTCGAGCAACCATTTGTTGTAGTGGTCGAGCTTACGGGAACCGTAATCTTGATCAGTGGCGTTTGTCATATAGACTCCATGTGTTAATGTGAGTCCACTATAACATGGTTTTGATTTTATGTCAACACGAAGTTGAATGCGATCGATATCTTAGGGGTGTCCCTGTCCCTTGCTTTGAACGAGTGGTCGAGGTACGAAGGGAACAAAATCAACCTATTCGTGACCACTGGAATAAGGTTGACTGTCTGACGTCCAGCCAGTATAATATTCTGGAATGGGCTATGCATGATCAGATCTTCACCTTCTGGAGTCTGAGGATAGTATACCCCTGAGAAAGCCGAGCGATCACCTAGGTGGTTGTGATGCTCCTGGTACTGACCTGACCGTGCTACATTGGCCCAGCTGTGTAGCACTTTAGCGTCTTTATTGAACAATGACTTGCTGTACACGCTTGCGTACCGTGTGACTACACTGATCAGTGGTCTGAGCGTCTGCAGCTCGTGCAGTCTACTGCTTTGTGCAAACGAAGTTAAAATATTGCAGTCCCATTCGGGCTGCTTCTCTGCGTTTGCAACTGCTTGTTCTGCGATAGCAGCGGCTGCCTTTGGGTCGTTGTACACATTGTCGTATATCAGGACTGGTGTTGCAAACAGGTTAATCATTTCTTCCAGCCGGAGATAACAAGGTGTGTACGTTTTGAACGTGAAGCGTTTACGACAGTGTGTGGAACGTCAGTGCGGTAAACGTATAACCGGCCAACCTCTGGCATCCGTTCAACTTCATCATTGGTAACGAAGAACACATCTGGGTTGGTAACGATGGGAACATGAAATCGATACTGAACGCCATGATCTGTATGTAACGTAAGATTGGTCTTTGGTGCTACGTGCATCAACCGAGCACGACCGATCTCTATACCAAACACACTCGACATAGTGTTGGCCATTGCCTTACAAACCTCGATCAGGTAATTGTCTTTAAACAAACCAATGTAATCGGTCCAGATGTGTTCCGAAGCACCTTGACGTTGAAGTTCAGGTGTGTACAAACTTCCCGCACCATAGGTAACCCCATACGAGTCTGTAATGCTTGCAGGACGACGTAAGTTGATTTGTTCAAGATTAGGATACATTCCACTAATCTGTCTCGATGCCTCGACCAAACGGTCTTCATCAAAATATCCTGCGGTCGGTTGAATGTATGCTAGGGTCATCTTATTGGTTCAGTTTGTCGAGTCCGTTCTTGATTCCGTGATACCACGCGGTACGATCAGAAGGGAACACATATGATTTTTGGTAAAGCTCATTGAATGCTTGAAGATCTCGTATATAGAATGTTGCCTTCACTTCCATAAACCCATTGAACCCTTCACCGTCCATATCAGGTGCAGTCGCTTCGTATTTGGTCACAGCACGTCTAAGCATCTCTGGCAGCAAGATCATGCTGACCAGCTGTGAATGACACATTGTAAATTCAAGTTTCATAACTTATCCATATGAGCCATGCTCTTTATCTGTAGTATGCAGGATGCATCCACATATTCCACACTTGACAGTGTAGTCGGTATAACTTTTGTTGTAGTAGTCGCCAGCATGATACTTTGATTCGACTTGGAAGTCACCATGCATGCACATTGTTTGCATTACAGCTCGTGCACCACGGATCTTTTCCCATAACTTCTTATTCTTTTCCTCATCCTTGGCGATTATCTTTTTGATCTTCTGAACCCCCTCCTTATCCAGATTGGCAAAAGGAGCGGGCTCGAAGTCACGGATAAATTCAGCAACTTCTTTCGGGTACATCAGTCGTGATCGCAATCTTCAATGTCAAAGCCGTTGCGGGTAGCAACAACGCGAACGTGGTCACCGAACATCGCTTCCATCACGTCTTCCATATCACTTGATTGAAGCAGGCTGGAGAACTTTTTAATCGATGTAGAATCGACACCAGTAAGATCCATCTTTGCGCGGCGCTCTTTGACATAGTCACCGTCGCCAGTGAAAATCCAATCACTCTCTGACCACACACCTTCATCTTCACCTTCATACTCACCCCAGCGAGTAATGTCTTCGAATTGATCGGTGTTGGTGTTTGTGAAGTATGGCTCTTGTACACTGAATTCACAAGTATACCCATCATTGAAGTATGGAGTGTATTGATTCCAGATCACAGCGGTGACGCTGGGGTTCTTATCAAAGAACTCTTTTGTCGTTTCCTTGAACAGCTCTTGTGCTGTTGCTTGAAACTTCTCGGTCAGTGCTCGCTGTTCTTCCAACAGCTTGTCAAATGCAGATTGCAGGTCGCTCATAATATTTCCTTTAAGTTACTCATCTTCACGTTTACCGTTACACACTCGGTTAGCTTCTTTGCGTGTAGCTTTGTTGTTTAACAAAATCAATCCACACCGACTGCAGCGCATCCATGTGAGGATCTTTCGATTGAAACTGTGCGGTGCACTCATATAAATCGATGTATTTTGGACCAAGAGCAATATGACGAACAGAAGGACCAGTGTTCTTCTTTTCTGTACCACTCATCCATGGTTGAACGGTCATATTGTTCAAGTATTGTTCCATAGTAGGAATGAATCCTAAGTCTTGTTGTATGTGGTCTTCTGCAACATCTCGTGGAGAATACTCTTTCCCGTCTGAGTTGATGCGCGTACGACCAAAAATTCGCTCGACAAGGAAGCACCCGAATGCGGAATGAAGTACTGCTCGGTGCCGGACGTCTGCGACCGCTGCTTTAGTACTGTCAATAAAATCGTCGATGTCGGCGTAGTCATCTGGCTTTCCTCCGTACTTTTTGACATGGATCTTACTATGGAGGAATGACTTCATTGCTCCACCACGTAAAACGACATATAGACAGAGAATACAATCCAAGGAATGATTGCAAGCCAAAACCAGCCACCAATCACGGCAATGAAACTAATTGCCCACCAGTCAGCGATCGATAAAGATCGCTCAAACATAAAGTTACGGATTTTGATTAAGATATTTTTCATTTCTTTGCCTTCTTAGCAACTTCCTCAGCCTTCTTGGCAGCTTGTTCCACACCCTCATCAACATATTGATCGAGCTTTTGGTTAATGATCGTCAGTACTTTACCACCAACATCCTTAACACGTGGATCCTCAGCAACCTTTTGTGCAGCATATGCACCAACCATTGTGTATGCAGTCTTCTCCGTTGGAATCAACACAGCAATGAAGCTGAGCACAACAACGGCCGGCACACCCCATTTAATTCCTTGCACCATACGCTTACGCGCTGCTGCAATCCGAGGCTTCAAGTTACCATCCTTGTCGAGGTTCCAACTATACTCGGAACCATCAAAAACCCACGTCAATGTACCGATCGTACAGATTATCGTAACAACACCTGTTACAACAATAGCCATACCGACCAATCCAGTGAAACCGTTCAGCAAACTAATGCCGTAAACCAACAATGCTAGATCCATGTCTTACTCCTTAAACGAATCTTCCAGTTTCTTTCTTAGTTGCTCACCAATACTTGGTTGTGTCTCAGCAACTTTCTCCAAGACGTCATTATCCTCGTCAAAGATGCGATTAATCAACTCAAACAAGTAAGTTCTTTCAATCGGTTTATCATCTTTGTTCAACAAATCGATAATTTGACGGAAGTATGCAGCATCGACACCAGTCAGTTGATCTTGCAACACCAGACGATCATTCAGATCGAGTTTGTTGATATCCCATGCAATCTTCAACATCTCACCAGCCGTGATTGTCCAACCACGCTTAATAAACTTCTTTAAACGGAACATCGAGCAAATTGGATATCTGCTACCAACGTACTTGAGTTCACGTGCTAGAGTCGATTATATTTCGTCTAAAATAAGTTCTAAACCCATCTCCAGTGTGAAACACTTTGTAGTGCGTCTACATTCAGTTCTACACCATGCTCCTGTGTGAACCAATTGGTAGTGTGCACAAAGTCATAGTTCTTGTGGATCTCTTGTGGATCTCCAACGAAACGCAGGATGATCTGAATCTGGTCAGACAACGTGATCGCGTTGGTAGTAATGGCAAGAGCAGTGTACTTGCCTGTGTTGCGAGAGGCCATTGCATCAAGATATGCGGCTGCACGTTGAGCACCGTCTTCGTACATTTCGAAGTACTCATACTTGTCCTGGTCCACCTCTTCACCAGCCACTCCCGCAGACTGTACTTTAATTTCCACGCGATCACGCGTTGATGGAACAGTGACAATCGGAGTCTTGGTCATCTCATTGTCGGAGGTAGACAGACGACTGATGTAGTAGTTGGCCAGGCGCGCAGCGACATCTGGGTTCTGAAAGTACACATCATAATCGTTTGGCAGATCACCAAGCAGCATCGAGGTGATTGCACCACCAGTGACGATGTAGTCTTTCTTAACCACATCACGCAACTCGATATCATCGATCGAGTTGAGCCATGCTTTCATTTTGTCACGAATGGTATGTTCAATCGTCTTGCGCTTGAATCCACGTTTCACTTGTTCCATTTTTAACCTCAGTTGTTGATCTCTGTACTATACAACCAAATATTCAAACCAGCAAGCGCAAATTCAATTGCTGCCAGACCATATGCTTGTTGCTCAAGTAGACGAGTACCCGCCATTAGACACAAACCAGCAGCGAGCATTGAAATCCCACCGGCATGTTTCGTAATCCATCCATAAAAACTTTTCATAATCTTACCAATCAGAAGAAGGAGAGGATCCTGAATCAGACGATGACCACGATGAGCTAGAGTCAGATGACGACCAGGATGAACTTGAATCAGAAGATGACCACGATGTTGGACGTGAACTCTCAGATGAGCTAGTGATGCTGTTGATCAACGCCAAGTTAAGAATGTCATCACTAGCACTTGTTGTATTACTTGTGGTGTACGAAGCAGGTACAGATCGAACTGTGGTGCTTTGTGTAGGTGTACTACGTCGAGCAACTTCACGCATACGTTGATAATCAGCTTCTCTAATCGCTGCCAGACGTTCACGCACAAGTACCGCTCTCCTTTCACGTTCTTTTCTAACTGAACGGAGATGATAGAGGAACCCACTCAAGAGAACCAAGAGTGGGACACCCGCTAGCAGAATGATAGCTAAGGTGTCGTCCATGATTACTTGCTCAAAGGTACGTTAGGGATAGCACCTGAACCCAGGACCAATGTGGTGCCCTTAAAGTTACGAATACCTTCTGCTTGGATCTTTGCAGCTTCGGCGTGCATCATGCGAGCTTGAGCATCCATGTACTGAATAGCACCAGCGTTAGCGTTCAAAGCTGCAATACGGCGTGCTTCTGCTTGAGCAGTTGCAACTTCAACTTCTTTTTGCTTCAACTCGTTCTTGCTGCGAACCAAGTCATTGGCGCTGGCAACAATAGCATCAGCAGGGACAATGTTACGAACCAACACCTGGCTAACGTTAATCATACCGTCCAGCTTTTCTTCTGCCAAAGTCTTGATGACGATGTCGCGAATATCAGCTTCCATTGCTTGTCGGTTATCACCCATGTCCAATGCTTCATATTTACGCGAAGCTTTGTAGATAGCGTTTCGTGTTGCGTTGAAAACATAGTTGTACATCAAGTACACATCACCGTTGTGAACAGCGTGGAAGCTTCGGTTCTTCGTGTTGTACAGGTCACTGACGTTGGCCTGGTTAATGTTGTACACAACGATCGCGTCAAAGTCCTTCATTGTGCTGTTATCCTTAGCCAAAGGAGTCATGTCCTCGACCTTAACGGTAACGTCCTTGATCGGGAACGTCAGCACCTCACCAACAATCGTCTGGTTGAACGAACCAGGCAACAGCTCTTGGCCACTCACTTGCTTATCGAAGCCGCGACGCAAGCCAACTTCACCAGTCTCGATCCGGGTGCATCCAGTTGCAAACACTGCAGCCAACACCAAACCAATAATCATACTAAAACGTTTCATGATATCCTCTTTAAAAAATTGAAACAACCAAACCAAGAATCACAAATGCGATTGCAGCACACATTGTACCGTAAGCAACCAACTTCGTCAACTGCCATTTTTCTTTACCTGTTAGCTCTCGGAAGGTAGAAATACCGATAGCGATCGATCCTGTCATCAACAGGAATATTAGAATTACACGGGCCATTTACCATCCTTTGCATCTACTTCAACAATTTCAGCGTCTTTTTTGAACACAATGTTTTTGTATCCACCATTATCTCTGCTCCAAAAGATTGGACCCTTTCTGTCAACATCTTCACCGAGATAATCAACATACTGTCCAATCTTTTTCGAATACCACATCAAAGAGTCAGAGCACCCTGTAATCTTCAATGCCTTCATGTAAACCTCCGGTAGATTGCCATGATAATATCGCTGCGGTACTGATGGATAGCATCAATCTGTTCTGTCGTTTCAGCAACAGGAATGTAACCATCAATAATCTTGGTGCATTCATCAACAACAGCTTGTGATGGCATACGCTTAGCAATCACCTTGCCATCCTCAATGCTCCAGTCAATGATATCACCTTGCTGCCAGCCAAGTGTCTTAATCATATCATCGGGCAGTGGAAGGATCATATCATCACCATCTACCTCTGGTGTTACTGTCCAAATTTGTTTCATACGAATCCCATAGTTGTACGTTTGGTTGTGATGTGCGGATCAAACGTTTGCTTGTTGAAGATATCAGCAATGTTCCACTTGTCCTTCGTTTCAGTCAACGTCACATTCATCTTCTTTGCAAGTTTTTCTGCTGCTTGTTGGTCGAGTAAGTCAAAAGTGACAATATCAAAGCAACGACCTGGACGAATCAGTGCAGGGTCAATGTCACGGATCGATGGCAAGTTGGTTGAGAAGATCAGTTTCTTGTTTCGTGTGGTCACCAAACCATCACCAACGTTCAAGAACTTGTGCATAGTCGTATTGCCTTCTGAACGAGCCTTCAAGAACATATCTGCATCCTCGATCACCATCAGGTTCTTATCACCTTCGATGAAGTTTGCAAACACATAGTCCTTGGACATAATGTTCTCATCATATGTCACGATTGCGCTCGATTGTGTATGCTGCATCAGGCCACGAATGAACGATGTCTTACCTGTGCCAGGAGGACCAATCAACAGCAAGATGGAGGCACTCGAAGCCATGTAACGCTCGTAGTACTGCTCAAGAGTTTCATCACCGAGGAAGGGATACATTTCAGCTACAGGATGACGATCAGCGCGCAGCGGAATTTGAATGGATGACCCATCCGAACCGTAAATCCATTCGATTTCAGTCAAAACTTCTTCGAACTGGTCACGGATCCAGTCAGTGACCCATTTGACATCGATATCCGAACCAAATGCCTCGATCTCAACATCACTAGAGCTAATGCTGTATGTGAAGAACAAACTCTTTTCACGGAAATTAACAATCCCGAAACGACCTTTCATCTGCGTCAATTGAACATCATTCAGCTCAAACAAGAATTCGTTCCACTTCTCACGTGTAGCAAGAACAGAGAAGTTATCAACAACAGTGTTGATACCGTCTTTCATCTGGCCTTGCAACAGGCTCGTGACGGTGTGGTCGTTCAAATCTGACAGACCGATAAAAAGGTTATTGTTGCTCATGTCTTGTTTTTTCAGTTCAGGAAAGTTTAATTCGTCTGGACCCCATGTCCAATATTTGTTTAACGCAACACGACTTGCTCTACGTCGTGGTCGCCGACGCGGTCGTCGTGTAATGTTTCGTAGTGAAGCCAACGCTCGATCTACTTCACTTTCAGCACTACTCATAGTGATCTCCGTTAAAATGGTGCATCTTCATATTCTACAATAACCTCCTCGCAAAAGCAACGATCGACGTTGATATAACGTGGAAACGGCCAATGGGGGTCTGGAACAATGATGGTGACTGTGGTGTCGGATACGAACTGAGAAATGACTCCAGTTATATCAAAATACTGGACAAGGTCGCCCAGTTTGAGTTGTGGTTTGCGCTTCATGCCTCCATGATAACGCAAACCTCATATTAGGTAAACATCTTACCGTTTGGCAACTCAATATGCTGATGGGTGTGTTGGAGAATAGCACCGAGCGCGCTACCAGCATCTCCTGGATGTGAAGGGACGTATATGTTCTTTGCATGCCTACGCAAGCGGTTAACAGCTAAAGTGTTGTATGCAACCCCTCCAGTGAAGACAAGGTTCTTACTACGGTCTTTAAACTTTAGGTAAATCCGCTCTAACGCACCTTCAAGAATATCCTGCGTAGTTGCAGCAATCCGAGCCTGTACATCTGGATGAGTCTCAAGCACTTCCGGACGGCGATGTAAGTTGCGAGTCGTCCGGAAGATGTGTCCATCCATATCGACCGTTTCATAAACGCTTTGATCATGCCTGATCCAGCTTTGTTTGCTCAGCTCCATAAACTTGTTTTCGTCCTGGAGTGGCGTCATTCCAACACGTGCAGTGTGATAGCTGTAAAACAAACCAAGAGAATCTGGATATGTCATCGTAAACAGAGGTGTCGGCTGGAGTCTGCCTTCCGAGGCAACATACACAGCCAGCGACTCATTCTCACCAATAGCATCAGCGACTAACACAACAGCATCATAGAACCCTGATGTATAGTAACCAGCCGCCGCATGTGATAAGTGGTGGTTGCCTTGAATTGGCTTCTTAGGTAACCGTGGACTCTTTGTCCGAATACGTGACCAATCACCGTAACGAATCTTTCTCCAAAGATCACGACGTTTA